TAGCGGGTGGGCATGGTCTTGAGAGCCTGCTTCACCGCTGCCTTGTCAAAGGCTCCACCGACACTGACCACGTTGGCAGTCGCCATCTTCAGATAGCCGTCCTGCAAGGCCAGATAGGGATCGGCCACGTTCGTGGTGTCGCCCTGAATCGCCAGTTCTTCCAAGTCGAGTGCGGCACGTTCCGCAATCAGGTCCACGATGGTCTGATGCAACCCACCCGCGCCGGTCTGCATCGGCACGTTGATGTTGCCCCGCTCGATGTTGTCTTCCAGCACATCGTACGGAATGTTGACTTCCGCGATGACTTCCTTGGTTTCCAACTGCACCTGTCCAAGGTCAGGCTTCGACCGGAGGTTATCGGGCAGTGGGGTGGCACTTACTGCGGGATGCAGAATGCGCGACCCGAAGCCGATCTTGTTGATCTTCATCTGGGGAGCGCCCATGGCAACCGTTCGGACAGCGGCCAGCAGCGTGGGCTGGTCAATCAGCGTCCGAATGAACCGGTCGGTCTGCTCCGGATTCAGTTTGCCTGCCGTTTCCAGATCACTCAGTGCGAGATCCGCTTTCCGAATGACTTCCTCGTTCGTCATGGACTCTCTCCTCGTTCAAAACGTTGTTGAAAGAACTAAACGGTTCCTACCGGCGACGACGGAGGAAGGCCGTATCGAAGTTACCCGTCCGTGGATCGTCGTCCCTCTTATCCACTCGCATCCGTGAATCCGTGCGCGGACGATCTGCGGGCACAGGGGGCGCACTCACCGTGGACTCCAACGTCTCGTTGAGAGTGTCAGCCTTCTTGACTACCTCGTCAAGCACTTTCTTCTGCTCACCTTGCTCCGTGGCAACCGCCTCGACCTTCGTGCTCAGTGACGTGATGGTGTCCTTGAGCCCAGTCAATGCGGCCAGCACTTCAGCCTTGTAGGTTTCATCCGGAGGCGGCTTCTGGTCGTCTTCCTCGTCAACCGGGGCCATCTCTGCGGGCGGGTGGTCCTTGACGCGCTTCTTCTTGTCGGCCTCGGACTCTTCCTTGATGGACTTGGCGGCGGGATTCTCAGCGGGTGTTTCTCCCGGCTTGACTTCACCCTTCTCCGCTTCCTCACACGAGCACTTCTGAACGATCTCTCGAATCACTTCGTCCAGCTTGAAGCATGCCGAAGGGAGAATGATCATCTGGTCCAGATACGCGGCGTAACTGCCCAGCACCGCTGAGGCATCTTCCTGTGGCGTCTCCGACTTGGACACCATGGTGACCTGTTCGTACAACGCCTCGGTCGCAAGGTTGAGATCAGGGAAGAAGCCCTGCTTCTCGATCATCTCGCCCATCCAGCCCGCTGGCATCTTCAGGCCAGACACGTTGACCAGCAACTGGTCACTCAGACGCACGATCTGAGTCTCCCCAGACTGGGCGGCTTGTGCGAACACGAGCGTTTCACCTTCGTCGGACTTCTGGACGCGCTCCGTAGTGAAACCGTGTGCCTTGATCGCGTCATGAATCTGCGTCCCAGCCGCGTCATCTTTCTGGGCAAAGACCACCAAGGCCGAAACATACGGTTTCCCGGTGCCATCCGACTTGAACACCTTCGTCAGATCAATGCCCATCTTACTCTCCTTGTCACGCTTCAGTACTCGGAAGGGAATGCGGGTGGCGGCTCGATCCACCAGCGAGATATACCGAACGTCGGCATCACGCAACTGCTTCAACTTCATTCGTGCCATGATTTTAACTCACAATGCGGACGTTATCGACAGAGGAAAAGCGGTGCCGATGGCCTGCCGCATCTTGGGTATGAGTGCCTGCCACGATGGAATGAAAATGCCCATTTATGGTATCGGTGATGCCACCCTTGAATTGCCCAAGCGCATCATACGTGACGAAGAATTTGTGCTGATGATCTTCGGACTTACTGGTCATCCCGGTCACAACCGGAGGTATCTCTACCTCGACTTCCATATCATGACGGGTGACCAGAGCTTCCATACTGAACCCGTTGATATCACCCTTCTTAATGGACTCCCACAGGCCCGTGTCAGGGATATGGACGCCAATCACCCATGAACTGGGAAGGAAGCGCGTATCATCGTCTTCAGCGACAAAGGATTCAACAACACTCGCTCCCTTCACCACTTTGTTCCCATGCATCAAGTCAATCTGCCCCATCTTACCGGAGCGAATGAATTGATGGGCCATCTTCCGAATCTCCACAGCCGTCATGTACTCACCCTGTGCATCAGGGCGATTCGGGGCATAAACTTCCCCCATCACTATCTGCAATTCCTCTGATTTGATAACAAGTTTTGATTCTTCTTTCACAGGTGCCTCCAGTTATTTCCGGTTGGAGATACCGCATGAGCAATAGTAGACCGGCTCACTCCAAATTTCTTGGCAAGGGTCCGATAGCTCATAATTTGTGTGAGGCTACGAGCCTCTAACACTTGCACCTCAGTTAGCTTAGCTGTTCCAATCTTTGATCCTATCAACTTGGTGCCGTGCCTAGCACGATCCTCAGACTGCTCAACACAGGTACCCCACACCAAATTATCCAGCTTGTTATTAGCTTTGTTTCCATCCAAATGACGACATTGTTTACCCGGTGGGCATGGACCAACAAACGCAGTCAACACTAAAGCATGAACAGCCACAGTCTTCCTATCAATAACAACTGTTCGATAGTGGTTCTGTGGCTGCACAGTTTGTTTCAACTCTCTACGCTGGTCCCAAGACAACAGTGGTCCTCGCCCGTTCAGTGGACGTGTAGACCACACACAACCGTCTGATGACACCCAGTATCCGGGTGCCACCGAGACGATCTGTTGTTCATCGGACTTCAGGACCAGCATGGTTCCCTCTTACGCGGGCGTCGGAGGTGGCGGCTGCTCCGCTGGGAGCGGGGTCGGCGTCGGAGGAGGCGTTGGTGCAATTGGTTGCTCGGGATGAGGCTGTTCACCCGGCTTACCGGGGCGTCCAGCATCCGGACGATCCCCCGGCTTTCCCGGCAGACCCACATCAGGCTTCGGCTTCTCAGGCTGCGGCATAGGTTCTCCTTAACACGGTATGATACTCCATCTTCTTCACTCCTGCGGCGGGTAACCCGAAGGTCTTTGTCCACTGCTTCGACAGGAGATAGATCTCCGACATGGGAAGATCAATGACCGCAACTTCCATCTCTTTGTCGTTATCGAGATTGCCATCTTCGGCATCGCGGCCAATCGCTGCGGCCCATGTATGATGTCCGTCCACCACATAGCCATCTCGGGACACCGTAATCTTCGATACCTTGGGGTTAAACTCCGGGTTCAACATCATGCCCGCAACTTTGGCCCCTTCCATCTCGGCTTGACTGGCCTTCAGCTTCCGAGCGAGCATCTTGCCATTGGGATCGGTCTTGACTCCACTCGCTTCTAAGTGATCCAGAAACGCTTGGGTCGCATCCACTTCCCCATGCTTCCGTGGGAGTTTGTCCGCTTCACTCCCCGGGACGGGGTTCTTGGACTTGAACTGCGGCATCTCAATACGAGGAATGCCGTGAGGAAATTCTTTGGTCTTGATTTTCTCCGAACAGAACAAGCTCACACCCTTCACGGTAATGGTGCAGGGATCGAAATTGGCCGCTTCTGACTTGTTCTTCTTCGCTTCTATCGCCATCTCCCCGAGCTTCTTGAGGAGGGTATGCACATGCTTGGTGTCTTGAATCTCAACGTTCTCACCCTTCAACACCAGAGCCACGGCTTCTTCGGCGTTATGGACCTTGTGGACAGGCTTCTTCGCTTGTCGGGCTAGCTCAATCTGCATCTGCTTCTGGGAGGGAGACAAGCTCGTAGAAAGGGCCACTCCTTTTCCACTCCGCTTCTTACGGGCGGCATCCATCGCTAAGTCACGTTCTTTACCACTGAGCGCCTTGCCACTCCCACTCCCGCCACTCCCACAATTCGACGCAAAATGTCCCGTATGGCCTGAACCCGTATCATGGCACTTGTTGTATTTGAGAACCGCCGCAAAATCGATCTTCTGTTCTTTCTCTTGGCGTTCCTTGCGTCTCTTGAAACGGCGGGTGTCTCGTGAGGAGTGAGGGCCGGGGGTCTGATGTTCCTTGTTGATGGACTCGTTGTAGCCGATGCTGAAGGTACACACGGCATACGGATCGTAACCCCCACCCTTCGCCTTGACGTGCTGAATACAGCGGTGCCATTTATCCGAATGGATATGGCCTTCGCCTTTCGCCGCCGTCAGACTCGTGAGTCCTGTAGTGAGGGGCATGAGCTTAGGATCGTTTGCCGAGAGCTTTGAATTCTGTCCTTCGTTGCTGTTTGACGAACTGTCTGGCCGCTTCAGCCCGTTGCTTCAACGGTACCTTGCTAATAGCTCGATTCAACGGAGTTTTTGCAGACGACTGAAACACGGCTTGAGCCGATGCCCGTCGTCCCGCGTTACTCAGACTAATCGCCGCAGGATTCACCGCTGGTTTGTAAGGAGAACTGGGGCCACGTCTGGGTTTGAGGGGATGCCCGAACGCATCCTCAGTCGGTGATCCTTCGGTGCCACCTCGGCGCATGTTCATGCCGCCAGAGCCAGCCGAGAAGCGACCGGTTTGAGGATCGTGGTGAGGGTTGTACTTCAGAACGTGGTCATAGACCGGAGGGGAGGGAGATTCTTCGTCAGGATGGCGAAGATTGTAGCGTGACACCAGTCCTGTAAAATGCAACGGCATACCGACTCCCTCACTCGTGCAATTGATTGCACAGAAGATGCAGGTATTTTACAGGACTATACAGAATGCAACAACTATTTTCTGGGGGGTGCAAGAAGTTGCTGGGCGCGATCCGGATCCACGTTGTGCTCGGTCACCAGATGTTGATAGGCTATCGCATTCAGCACCGTGGGATTCGCGGTCAGTGCCGCAATCGGTGGGATATCCTGACGATGAGTGTGGACAAAGGGCTTGGGAATAATCTTCATGACAGATACGCTTTCGCTTGCGCCACCATCATCTCATCCAATAGGTCCAGTGCCCATGTGCCTGTCGTTTCTCCAAACAGCCATTCACCGATGGTCTTCCCCTTGTATCTGAAGGGTAATTCCACCAGAGCCGAAAGCGCCCCCACCGACTTGTCTTGAAGAAGATGGATGATCAATAGACGATCTTCCGGAGCAAAAGACGCCATGACGTCAATCAACGAACCTTCGATTTCCGTCAAGGCAAACTTCCGGAGGCCATCCCATTCCAGTTCATCGGGGAGGAATCCCAACCGGGCATAGTAGGGAGCATTGCCTGCCACCCCTACCGCAATGGACGTCGCTGAGGACTTAATGCCCATCTCGATCAGGGACGAGAACAGGTTCTTCATGAACGCAAGCTCGGCCTTCGGTGTCCCTGCAATCAATTGCGCCTGTGACAGGTAGTAGATGCCCGTAAAAGGGTCCAGAATGGCTCCCAGCTTGAATTCCACCCCCCGGGGGTCCGCGCCACGGACATTGAAGCCAATCGTCCCTGCGTCAAACGTGATGGGATTGGAGCCCACCCCCTTCCCCTTGGTCATGACTTCGCGAGGAGGCATGTTGGAGAGTTTGGACAGCAACTCCACAGGGGTCATGCCGATATGGGCATTCCACAGATCGACTTGTTCCTGTGTCGCCTCAACACCCAGTTCCTTCAGGTCCGCTTGAGTCACCGGCTGAAAGGCTTCCGTGCCCGCTGGGATCGTAGGCACCGTCTCCTTGACTTCGCCAATGCTCGTCTGGATGGCTCGACAGATCGTCCGACAGTGAGGATGGTAGGGTGGAATGTGCAGGCCCCTCTCCGTCAACTCGGCTGGGGTCATCGCCGCAAATTCGGCCAGTGCTTGCTTGGTTTGTTTCGGCCACGGTTGCACCACCCGTAAGTCTTCAGGATTCTGGACGTTCAACACTTCGATGACCTTCCGGCGAGCATCCGGCACGCTAAAGATCTTCCCGTCCACCAACCGACAAAACTTGCTGGTCCGTCCATCAAGGACCGCTGTGAGCTTGTAGCGGGCCATGCCTAACACTTCGGCCTCAGCGGTAAACCCCCATGTGGCCAGCCGACTGGAATTCAGACTGGCAATCATGCGTAGCTGCTCATCCCCTTGCTTGTCGAAGGACACGAAGGGAGTAACATAGCGCCCTGTCGGATCAGCTTTCTTCACCCGTTGAAAAGCATGTTTGCTAAAAGCGTATAACAATCCTTCATTTGGCTCGTGAAATTCTTTCGATACAATAATTTCACGATCCTGTGCCGTAATATCTACCGCTTCCACAACGATAGAATCCTGATACTCAATCCAATCATCCGCAAGCATTTGTGCCTGTGTTTGAGTCAGCGGTTTACCAATTTCTATACCAACGTGTGGCACCACCCGCGCTACACCCAAACTTAACAAGCCAGTCATCGTAAATCCAGCACGCCCAATAGCTCTCTCATGAGGCTGATATTCTCCGGCTTCACTCACGGCTCGCAAACGAGTCCCATCAGGCAATAAAAACGATGTTTCTCGTGGATTAGTTGTTGTTGGAAGAATTTTTTTCAACTGCGCCAAACGATTCGCCGCAAATTGACCTTCTTCATTTCGTGGATGTTTAGCCTCATCCCATTTCTTCGCTTCTTTCACCAGTTGCCGATGCAGGGCACGTACTAACGCTTGTCCAGCGGGCGTCATCTGACCTATCTGGGTGCCCTTCGCCAGCTTCCCGCTCTTTTCAAGATAGGTCTTGAATAAGGTGAGTCCAATTCCGTGGCGTTGATACGCCCGAGCGAGATACACTCCGGAGGCCCCAAATTCATCATCCGCATACCCAATTGCCTTGTCCCCCACAAATGCACCTACGGTATAACTCACCGTAGGTAAGCCTTGGGCTTGCACCTCCTCCGGAGTCAAGGGCACCAGATTCCCGTGGGCATCACGGACCCACTCTTCACCACTATTCAACCAACGCTGTGCAAAGACATTCAGGGCCTCGTAGGCTTCCGAGTCCCGGCCCAAATCAATCCCGGCCATCATCGGAGAGGTGCCGAGTCTCTTGGCTTCCTGTTCATACTCTTCGTAGAGACGTTCTCGTTCTGCGTCCGAAGCGGCTACTGTTCGCTTGTTGTAAACTCTCGGTTCAGCTTGCAATCGGATCTCGACCGTCTGACCATTCACCTCACGAGTCTCAAGCAGTGTCTGGAAATCTTCACGGTGAATGAAGTCCAGTTCCCCAGCTTCATACCGCTCGTAGGCGTTCGATTCGATGTACCCGGTGTTGTGATACTTCAGGAATTCGTCTTCAGACACCGTATGGGCTTGTCCCCGTTGAATAGCGGCTTTCGCAAACTGTCCGTCGTCATCCCGGGGGTGTTGGCTTTCGTCCCATTTTTGTGCAGTTAATTGCACGGGCACATAGACCACTCGCACGTCACTCTTGGCCGTCTTGCTCTCGTAGACGGTGCTCCACCCCTTCCCGTCGAAGTGTTCAATCTTCTTGATCGCTCCTTCTTTTCCTACGGTTGCAATGGACTTAATCCACTCCACAGGAATATCTTGTTCAAATCGGTACGACCCCTCATCATCTTCTTCGTCTTCCAGCGCATACTTGTCCCAATGCTCAACTGGAATCTCGACTTTGACAATGGCATAGCTGCCTTCGTAGAATCCCCGACTTGGCCCAACCGTAATTTTCTCAGCCCCGTGATACAGGCCGTAGTAGTGGGCACGACGTTCACTGGTCGTGACAAAGATAGACTTCGGGCGGTCCCCACGCACATCCACATTTTTTGAAGCTAGTAACCCGTGCGCTTTGATGCTTTCAATCGTGGTCGTAGTGGTGCCGTGGAACGATTCACTGAACTGACCCTGTTCATCTCGGGGATGCTTGCTTGCGTCCCACTTCTGCCCCATCGCCTTCCGCACGATGCCATACTTCTTGTCGTAGGCATGCATATAGGCAAGAGCTTCTTCCGTTCCAATCATCAACCGGTAGATCGGCACCGTCGCTTCGGGGACGTCCACGGCAAATGCCGCCATCGTCCCCCAGTGGTGATGCCCGTCCAGCACACGGTCTTCATCGGACACAAGAAGCGGTGGAAACCCTCGGTCATCCTCTCCCCGATCAAACCGATCCAGCATCTCCCCCACTTGCTTCGCGGACACTTCTTTCTGGGTGGGCTTCAGCGTGAGAGGGTCCACCGACTCTTCCACAATCTTGACGCCTGCCTCCTCCATCTCTTGGAGGAACTGGGCTCGATGCTTCCGGGGAATCTGTGGCATTTCATCCCGGGCAATGCCAAGTCCTTCACCACCGAAGATCCGCATCCCCTCCACATGCACATGCGTGAGGTTCGGGGGATCCAGACCTTCCGGCACCTTCCGTGCTTCATCTAGGAAAGCACGGACATCCTCACGGGCGATGTTGACCTTCTCCCCATTGAGCACCGATTTGACGGCATCACTCGGAGCAAAGAGAGTGGTCGCAAACTCACCACCGTGAGACGTGCCAGACGGTTGCCGCCGACGCTTCCCCTCATCCCACTGTTTCTTCTGAGCCATCCCGAAGGGAATGGTTTCTTTCACCCCAGATTGATGACTGATGGTGATGCCTTGCACCACAAACGATCCATGCAGAAACAGGTCGTGATACTTCTCTGCGGCCTCCGGTTTACAGTACGCCAGTGTGCAGTGTGGTTTGTAAACCGGGAAGGACTTCTCCTTGAAGTCGGCGTGCTTGCCGATCTCCGCTTCGATAGCTCTCAGGTCTGGACTAATAATCTGCGCGACCACGGGCACGGCTCCGTCACTGTGCTCGCTAACGGGGAACAGTTCCACAGGCCCAATGTAGGCTTCGAACGATGTCTGAGCCGCAAGGAACGACCGGAGAGCATCGAGATCGTCATTCAACAGGCCATACCGCACAGTAATATGGTTGGGGTCCACGTCCTTGCCTGCGGCCATCAAATCATTGTCTGCGATCTCAGCCCGGGCGGCATTGAGGGTAGCAGCGGCAGAACTATGTGGTGAAATCGCAATCTGGGTATTGCCGTACTCGTGCTCTTGTTTCTGGGCCACCATTTTCGCCCGAGAGCGAATACGGGCATTCACCTGTACAATCACTTCGCCTTCGTCTACACCCGTCACTAACCCGGTCGGTTTCAAGGCGAGGGCTTTATCTTCTTCATACAACACAATCTTGAAGACATTTTCCCCGAACAGGGACACGTACTCCGGATTCGTAGAAAACGACGCTGGACCATCTCCCACTGTGTCCCGATTGGTGCCCCGATAGAGCACCGTTCCCGTAGGGGGCCGAAGATGTGCTAAGGCTCCACCCGGGCCTGTTTGATCCAAGATGGGACGCATAGCTTCCCGGTGTTCCGGTTGCATATTGGAATGATGATGTTGCCATGTTTGCAGCGTGACCTGCTCATCGGCGGTTAGCCCTCTTCCTCCTCCTGTGAACTGTCCCTCGGCATCTCGGGGGTGCTGAGACTCATCCCATGCGTGCTTGACCGTAGACAGATAGCCATGTCTCTTGGCATGTGCAATAGACTCTTCGTCCATCGAGACAGGAATATTGGCAACTCCGTGGTCACGAAGCCACGCATACCGATGCCGTCCGTTGGTAAAGCCGACTTTGCCGTTCGCATTGATCGTGACTTCGGAAGACTCAATCGAATCGTGCTCCGCGATGAAGTCTCCGAAGCGGGTATACCGATCATGGATGGCGTTCGGGCCTCCACCCTCACTGAGATAGAACCCTGTCTCTCGTTGGAAGGCGGTATCAAACGCGGCGGTATCAATCGATACCAGCTTCTCTCCGGACAGGGCGGCTCGTCTGGGCTTAACCACCTCAATGTCACGACCGTTGACCGTGACAGAGGCTTTCTCGGTGAATTTGCCCCCCTTTCCACGGGGGTGCTTCGTCCAATCCCACTTGGCAATTGATTGCACAGATGAGCGGAGGATAGCTCCGTACACGGTCAGTCCTTGACCAACTTGATCCACATATAGCCACGGAATTCCAGCTTCAACGTCCGGAAGAACGTCGCGGGTGTCGAGTGTCGCCACATGAAGTCAATGTCCTTCTTGAGACGGGGAGACAGGGGCTCTCGTTCTTTCACGTCCACCTGTCCATTGACCACTCGGATCTCAGCCACCACTCGTTCCGTATCAGGGATGGAATCCCACAATTCCGCATGCATAACACTTTACCTCGTCAATAGTTTACCATGAAAGTGGCAATTTGTCAATACATGAGACTCTGCTGAGCCCATAGAGTCCGTAATCCCTCAGACGTCTTCATGGCCTCTTTCAAGTTATTGATACGCCCTAAGAACGCCTCACGCTCGGAGCGATTCATCCCCGGGTGCCGATCCATCAGGGCCTTCCAGTCGGTCTTCTCCAAGGCTACACTGATGTTCGTGCGCTGCTCATCCGTGATTTTACCGTCACTTCGCCACTCTTGCACAAGCTCTGACCGGAAGGTAAACCCATCTGGCGTAGCTGACGCGGGCATGCTATAGCCGTTGTCAATCATGATCACGCGATCATGACCATCGAACAGGATGTTATTGCCGTGACGATCCATCGTACCAAGGGCATAATCCAAGACAGCGGCTCTCGCCCCGTCTTCGTCACTGAGCCTGCCGTTTCTGTGGCCCGTCTTCCAGTGCTGAAGCGAACCGCCGTGGGGATGAGGAGCCTCGGGATTCCTCGGGCCACCTCCACCTCCACCTCCACCACTCTCATAGCCGTTGTCTTGCTTCCACGAGTCAAACGACTTCACCATGCTGTCCATGGCGCTTTGGATCAACTGGTTTTCGGTGTCTTGGTGTTCTTCCATCCAGTCGTCACGGTCGAGATGGTCTTTGGCCTTGTCCTCGTCTACCTCACCCAGTTCTTGATAGCCTTCTTTCAACTTCTCACGAATGATCTCGCGAACTTTGGCTCTTTCGTCTGACGTCAACTCCCCGTCAACATTGACCTCGGCTTCGTCCAACACCTCAATCGGATCAAGGACGCCTGCATTCACTTGTCGCTGGAAGGAGACTTGTGACCCCATCGGAAGCTTGGGGTGTTCCCGAAGCATCGAGTCCGATCCATAGGGACTGGTATCGGGGAAATTTTCGACTTCCTCATTCCAAATTTCCGCTAATTCCTCAGCCCGTTTTCCAATGTTATCGGCGTGGTCCTGCTGGTCTTCGTTCCACTTCTCTGCCATTTGCTCGCCAGCCCGTTCAAAGGCATCGTCTTGCACCTTTTCTCGGGCTTCGTCTTCGTATTCACCGTACATCGCCCGTAGTTCATCGTCATCCCAGATGACTTCATCATCATCGTCATCGGGACTGACCTGACCAATATCTACACCTTCGACGTTCTCACGGAGCACCGTTTCAGGGACCGGGTTATCCGCCCCGAACAGTTGGTCCCCGACCTGAAATGCGAAGGCTTCCCGGCCCGCCAGTGGGAATTTCCTGTTGACGACGTAATCACTGATATCGCTGTTGGCGAAGCCTCCTCCACCACGTCTGCCCCAGTTCTCCCCGATTTCTGGTTTGTAGATGGCGACCGTGCCATCTTCCATCGTGACTTTGAACGTGGTGTTCGACGTGCCGCCAAACTTCTTGGCGTCACTGACACTGCCACTTTCCAATTCTTTTAACTCGGGAGTGGGATTCCGGACGTCGGCTGATGAAGGAGAAGAAACCCGTCTCTCTGCGGTCGCTAATGAGGCTTCGGCGCGAGGCATCCCGATAGCCCGGGGCTGATTTGCAAACCCTTCCCCATGCGGAGCATCCAAAATGTCCACATACCGGGCTTCTCCCATGTTACGTTCCATGCCCGGTGACTCAGATCGAATTCCCCAATTTCCAATATTGGTGCCACCTGCTCCTGCACTCACCCCCTTCACCCACCGGCCACCTGTGTGGGTACCCTTGGGGCCACGGGGTTGATTCCGGTTCCACTTGAGCACCACCTGAAACGGCGGTTGACGCTTCTTGAGAAGCGCCTTGACCTGTGCAATCAATTGCCGCGTGACCTTGATGCTCATGATGGTCCTAATTTTACTTGGGTTTCTTCAGAAACACCACGGACGTCTCACCCTCTTCTTCGGGCAACGGATCGTCCGGTAAATCATCCGTCCACGACGTGTCCAAGGGCTTTCCTGACGCCCGTTCCTGTGCGAGATGTTCTCGCAACGCCTTGCGGTGCTGTTCTTCAAGATCCGATGATTGAGTCATAGCTATGCGCTCCCTCGCGTTCCATCACTGATACTGACACTTTTGCCACTCTTCGACGGTTATACAGCCCGTCGTCTCGTAGCTTCTTACTGATAACTGCCGTAGCGTGCTGGTGTGCCTCGGCTTCGCCGCCCCACTGTGGCACAGACACCATTCGAAGAATCGTCTTCCCATCCCGTTTCATCCACGTCCAGCCCTTGATCCCATTATCCACCAGTGTCTGATGGACATGCTCACGAGTAGTTGGTGTAACCCCACCTTCAAATGACAACTCGACCGCTGGTTGACAGTCTTCGCCTTCACACTTGTTCAGAATCAACACGGCATCCTGATTGAACAACTTAGCCGTCCGTGCCACGAGCTTGCGGGCCTCACCGTTCCCTCGGTAGTAGATCTGCCACATGGACTCTGATCCACCTTCCCAACCGCCCACCCCGGGCTTCACCGAGACACGCGACACCCCGGGCAGAGCCTCTAGTTGGGCGTGAAACTCCCGCATGTGCTGGAAAACTTCTTTGTTAGCTTGATGTCCCGGCTCTCCGGCAGGCCGCTGGCTGGTCATCGCCACCCGGGTAAACTGACCCTCTTGGTCCCGGGGGTGCTTTTGCTCGTCCCATTTTACCACAGGTTCTGACAACACGGTAAAAAAGGCCGAACTACCGTTGTCAAACAGCACTCGCGCCATCGTGGCCTGCTCCGGGGGGACCGGATGCCACTTGTTGTCTAGGTAGACAACGGTTCCCGACTTCCCGTTAATCGTGATGGGCTCGGGGATCATGCGCGTGCCCGCTGTTGCTTCCCGTACCAGTAGTGCATAGCCTGTGTCAGCTTCACCCACGGAGACAACGGCTGGGGCGCTTGATCGGGAAGATGCCACGAGCTTGGGTAGGTAATATACCGCGTCACTTCCGCAATCGTTTCGTTAATGGCTATCTCGTAGGTGCCTCTGCCTCTGATCGCAATCGCTTCTTTCGCCCAATACGACTTGGCATACTGGCTATGCCCATTCTCGTTCACCATACGTTCGGAAATGCCGGAGAAGATTTCGCCATCGGACATCTGAGCGAGGACCGCAGACGCCGGGAATTCCCTCACCATCTCAACCCAGTATTCGGGCTTCAACTTTCTCATCCAATTCGTTGCGGCTCCTTTATCAAACCGTTCATGAAACCAATCGGTATACTTGTCACTATCGTGCGGGTCAATCGCTTTGGTAAGGTACCGTTGAAACTCCGCATCCGCTTCTTTTTTCAACGTGTGATAAATGGCGTGCGAGATCTCATGGGCCACGATGCCCTTCACCCCGGGTGCATTACCATAGTGGATATTGCCCGCGTTTAGTTCAATCCGTCCCGTGCTCGGCGTGTAATGACCCGCCTCGGTGAAGCGTTTCTCCCCTACAATAAATTCTTCTGCGTCCTTATACACCACATCGATAATCGACGGATCAATCTTCAGGTGCTTGGCCACCTGTGTGGCGAGGTTCGTCACCACTTCCTTCGCCATCGCTGGTTGCTGGGCCTTCAGGTCGATTTCCGCCTGATTCATGGCCTTCGCGGCGGCTGTGCGCTTGTCGAGAGAGACATAGTATTCCGGAGAGGTATACAGCTTGGTTTCCAGTGCGGCCATGGCGTCCATATCCGCGCCCGTGTCCGCGAGATCCAATAGCTGCTTATCAAAGCCTTCGATATACTTGCGGTGCTCCTCTTTGGCGTCCATGTAGAGATCGGTCACCTCCATGAGGGTGTCATTGAGCTTGACCCACTTGGCACGTTCAGGGCCACCTCCTCCTTCCAGCTTCAGTTCAGTGAGGTTGCTCTCGATTCGTCGCTTGATCTCTCCACTGGATGCGAACTGCCCTTCCTTGTCACGGGGATGCTTGGCTTCTTCCCACTTCGTGATACGTGGATCGTTCGGATCAAACGTCCCTCGATTACCGATGGCTGATTTGATCTGCTTTGGATCGAAGACCACATAGATGTTTCCCTCCCACGGGAAGGGAGTATAGTATTTCTCGTCTGAGAAATTTCGGAAAATCACCCCATCATGGCCCTTCGCCCGGGCGAGTCGGATAGCCCATCCCCGCACTTGATCGACATGAATAGGCATCCCTTTTTCTTTTTCTTTGATGCCTCTCCTAATTTCTGGGTCTTCTGAATCCACAATCAGCGGGTTCTCCATCTTGAGGAAAACAGGAATAGCTCTGGGCCGCTCATCACGACGCCCAGACATATAATCCCCAACCACAGCCTTGTCCGCAAAATAGATCCCGTCTTTCCGTGGAGATTCTTCAAACGCTTCAAAATCTTCCCTCGTCACGGTGCCGTGATACACCACTTCCGGACGTCCTTGCTCATCCACCACCTTCGAATTACCAAACCACGCCTTAAATGCAGCAGTTCCTGTCTGTGACCAGCGACCTTTCTCATCACGAAGTTGACTAGGATCAAACTTTAGGGCCTTGGTCTTCGCTTCGTCTTCTGCAATCAATTGCAAAGCTTCGGCCTGCACCTGTGCCGTAGCCGATAGCTCCAAGTATTGGAGCATATTGTTCGTAACTTGCTTCAGGAAAGTATCGAACGTACCAATACCAACGAAACTCGGCTTCCCCTTCTTGACCGTGCTGGCACCAAACACCGCACACGAGAGGAGCATGTACTGAATCCACTCACGGTTCTCGGTGCCCACCTCGGTCATGTCGAGATCGGGCACCAGACGGCGAGCTTCATTCCAGTTGTGATCGAGACAGGCTTGGGTAATCTTGGCGTACAGCGGGGCAGACTGCTGCTGCCATGACCGTTGGAGACGACGGGCAAAGGCCCGCTCCAACAGCAGATAAGTCCGAAGGTCTATCGTCTTCGCCATTAGCCCACGGGTGGGGGTTTGGTGGGTTCCTGTTTGCCTTCGTCCAGTTCACCCTTGGGGGGTGTGGACGTAGACTCCACCAGACGGAAGTCATCCGCTTGGAACGTGGCTTCGCCGTTTGGATTCGCCACCACCAAACCCCGCTGCTCTAGTGGCTGGTAGCCCTTCTCATGGGCCTCTACGACCAACAGCCCGCCTTGGGTGGGGCTATTCGGGGGGATCTGGAAGTGATAGCCGTTCGGACGTCCGTGGGCTCCGACAGGGCCGTAACCAATGACCGTCAGGCCATCATCCAGCCGTAGCTGGGCATTGACGTTCTTGGGGGTGAAGTAGAGGTACAGTTCATTCATTTGTTCTTCTCCCGAATTTCCCACAGCGCCCACCACAACAACAAAACAAGACCAACAATTGCCCCAATACCGTAGATCATGGTCGTGTCGCTGCAATGATCGTGGACAAGTCCGCGTCATCGGAACCGAACATATGGATCGCTAACAGGCTGTTGAACGCTCGGGCATCATCGGGGTGCAGCGTCTCAATCTCTTGGTTGATCTCTGCGGCCCGCTCAGCCGTCAGTTCCTGCTTGATGGCTAAGGACGGCAAGAGGCCCTGATACGCGGCGTAGTCCTGCACCAGTGTCAGCAACTCGGACGCGGCCTTGCGCTCTCGTGGCTTGGCCTTGATGGTCTGCCCCGGTTTGGGCTTGGGATGCATCTCGTCTCCCGGCTTGAGGACCACATGCGTCTCCTCTTTCTCCGGCTCTGGGGGCGGCTCGGGCTTCACCCCCGGCTTCACTTCGGCCATGGCCGCTGGGAGCTTCCCTGAGTCCATCTCGTCAGCCGTAGGCGTATTCTTCAGCGGCACGTTGCCCGGTCCCACACCCTGTGCCGGGACTTCCGCCATCTCCAAGGCCATGTTGCCCACCGTGTTCATTTCCTTCAGGAAACTCTCACGAGTCGCGACCGTCATCGATAGCTCAAGGCCCTTCAACTGGGTCGTCACATCCTTCAGGGTGATCGGCTTCGACTTGTACTTGAGCGTCTTGAGTTTCAGTTCTTTGATGATGGTCTTGTTCATCACCTCATCAAATTCAGTGCGCTCGGGAAGAAACACCTGAGCCTCGGCCACCATATAACTGGTCTGGGCTGTGGCAAAGTTATAATCAACGGCCTTGCCGAGAAACAGGGGCGGCAGACGAAACCCGATCCGGACGTGCTCCTCCGTCGATTCATCGTACTGGGTGAACATCGCATCTTGCGACTGGGCCGAACCAAACCGTTCGACCTTGACGTCCACCTTGCCTGCGGCATCAAGTGAACCACTGGATGATTGGACTTCAACGACTACTGCACGGTTCTTGTTCTTGTTCAGGCCGGAGAGATACATCCGTAACTGGTCGCTCGTGTCCTTGATCAGCGTGCCACCTTGAATGAACACAATCGCGGGTGGCAGTCCACCGGCATCCAAGAATTGCAGGTTCTGTTCCTCAGCGGCTCGGGAGCCCACCACGGACGGTAACTGATTGATCCACCGGGGCAAGAAGTACGGGGTAGTCACATCCGGATTGATGCCGAAGATTAGTAGCTCGGACCCTCGCTTCTCCGGGGGTACTTTCAGGTCATCTGACTCCCAATCCCCGGTATCTCGGTTCACTTCTCGCGACGTGCCAAACTCCCGGTAGTACACTTGCTGCTTCAGGGCCACCGTCTGGGCGAATCGTCGCTCTCGCTCCCACAACGTCAACTCAACTTCCTTGCCATCCCGCTCAATCTTCTTCTTCACTTGGATGGGCATATCCAACTTCACCATCCGGATGTGCGCCGTCTCCACGCTCCGCAGACCCACCACGTCACCTTTGATGTTCCGAAGGACTTCCACGAACCCATACCCCACCGACTCCATCTGACGCCGGAGGCGACGACGGATAGACGTCATGGAGACATTAGGATAAGGCTCATCGAAAAAGGCTTTGGCGATCTTCTCTTCTTCCTTGTCGATATCTTTATCCTCATCCACCGGGACAAACTCATGCCCGGTACCATCGATGTTCACTTCCATCGCTTCGATGCACTGGTTGAGGATGTTGTTGGTCTGGACCAAATTGAGGAGGATGTTCGGTTCGAACGGCGGCATCAGGAACAGATTGTTCTGCTGCCCCACCGAGAAGTACAGGCTGGACCACTCGTCTTCTAATTCAACCGCCGAGTGTGCCATGACCAACCACGTTTCATTCTTGATGACTTTCTGAATGAACGTGATCTTCGACTCGGGCCGCTCGGGTTTGGTGGTGCCACCGTCAAGCAGTTTCAGCATACCGTTCCTTGACAAAGGAGGAGTCTGGCAGGTTCTGAATGGTGACCAGTGTACGGATCTTTGCACTCAATTGCAAACAAATTTTCAAGGGTCAACAAAGGAAAAGGCCGGAATCTACTCCCGGCCTTTCCTGACAAACTCACTCTCATGGATGGAAACATTCGCAGGAGATGGTTCGCGCCATTCTATCGGGACTCTCTGAGAACTGCGGCTCGTTCACACTCAGCGGTACCCTCGTATTACTCGACTCACTGCCTGAACACGGTACGTTCTCGTGGAACGGTTCATTCGAAGAAGACGATACTCTCAAGGGGACCGACTCACTCAGGCCGTTCGTGACTCTCCTCGTTCTCTTGGATCACTCGTCACGGTTCGCTACGAGCCAGCGGTTCTCTCCCTGTGTACGGCTCGCTATGCAGCTATGGTACTCGCATGATGCGCGGCTCGCTCTTGGCAAGCGGTTCTCTCGTGGATTTCGACTCACTCACCTTACTCGGTGCCACACTTGCTTCTGGATTCACTCTCATCCTTCGGAACACCTCAAGACCGCTGGTTTCACTCGGACACTACAAGACGTTCATCATTCGTGGTTCCACCACTCTTCATCTCACGGTGCAGACGACCCCTCTCGGTTCGCTACCCACACTCGGAACACTCTCCACTACAGGCTCACTCTCCATTCAACGGTGCGCTCCACCTTCTAGGTTCGTTCCACATCTAACGGTACGCTTCTGCCTTCTCGACTCGCACCCGAAGTCCGATCCCCTCTGAGATACGGGCTCGCTCAGGACACTCGATACAGTCTTACAACGCGGCTCACTCGCATCCCACGATACGTTCGTCGCTTGTTGGCTCGTTCTCGCTTCTCGATGCCCTCTGATAACCTGACTCGTTCTCGTCCCTCGATACTCACGTTGGCGGTGACTCGCTCCCACCAGATGGTACGCTCCACTGGATGTGGCTCACTCAATCACATCGATACTGTTCTTGATCCCGGTTCGTCCGACAATCGGCACCCTCTCCTCACGCGACTCGTTCATGGTGCTCGGTACTGTCTGGCTCTGTGACTCATTCAGAGAGCACGGTACTCACCTTGACGTAGATTCGCTCCCTACCTTCGATACCTTCGTTGACAGTGACTCACTCCCGACCCTCGGTGCTCTTCTTTGACACGGCTCGCTCACCAGTCTCGATACCCTCTTAGTCATAGGACTCGCGCAGTCATCACGAGACGTTCTTCAAGAGTCGGCTCACTCTAGTGCTGCGATGCTATCCTCGTAGTTGGTTCGTTCGTCATCTGCGGTACACACGGAGTATACGACTCGTTCATCAGGTACGGCACGTTCCAAATACGTGACTCGCTCTCATCTATCGGTTCTATCCCTTTCGTGGGCTCGCTTCGACATCTCGGTACTTAGCTTGTGTTTCGGCTCGCTCCCTGCATCCGGTTCACTCACCGGTCTGGCTCACTCCATGTCTACGAGACAATCTCTATGGTCGGTTCACTCTACTCTCTCGTGACGATCTACTCCGGGTTCACTCATACGAGAGGATAACCTCTTGTGGGTCGGCTCACTCGGCGGGGTCGGTACATCTCAGGCGGGATGGTTCGCTCCACTCATTCGGTGCCTGCATGTAACACGGCTCACTCCAACAATACGTTGCGCTCAGTTAACGTGGTTCGTTCCCTCAATACGGTACGCTCTCACTGCTAACGACTCACACCAGTGACTTGAGACTATCGAGATCTCCGGTTCGCTGCCCAGTTGGTACACTCGATTCTTCGGCTCACTCGCCATTTACGACACGTTCTTCTGCGGAGGATCACTCGCAATCCGAGATACTTTCTGGTACTTCGGTTCGTGCAGGAATCACGGTACGTTCTGGTAAATAAACTCACTCACAACCCACGGCACCCTCTTCGTGTGAGGTTCACTCGTTCATCCCGGCACTCTCCTCAAGGCGGGTTCACTCCTCGTATAGGACGCTCTCGCTGTCCTTGGTTCCCGTAACCCCTCATCTTCCTTGGTTCGTTCGCATGTCCCGGTACGATTCTTTACTCACGACTCGTTCATCTGGTTCGGTACGCTCCGAGTTGGAAACTCACTCCGCTATCATGGCACTCTTAACCTCAGCGGCTCGCTCACGGATCACGATACGTTTTCGGTGGGTGGCTCGTTCGTTCGTTCCGGTGCTCTCATGGCCATTGACTCGCTCAACGCCATCGATACGCTCGATCTGGCTGGCTCACTCTCATCTCCTCCCGGTACTCTTCCGGTCTACGGCTCACTCAGTCGTCTCGATACGATCTCGCTAGTTGGCTCACTCAACCCACTCGATACGGTCGAAACTCCCGGTTACTTCTTTTTCACATCACCAAAAGGCCACAGAGGTACCTGAATCATGTGCGCGTGGCCCAGATGTTCCAACACGTAGGGCTTCGGCGGCATCTCCCCATACCGATGGTAGAACGCCACCGTATGCCAGTGGGAGAGGAAAATCTTGACCGCGTATCGCTGCGCTCGGAGGTGGATACGTGCCTGCGGCAACAGACCTTCCTCGTATGCGGCCTTGGTCTTGGTGTCCCGTCGCCAGTTCTTCTGGGTGAGAGCCGCTGCGGCCTGATCCGCGAAGTCGTGGTTGGCGTTCTTGGCTTCTTCCTGTGCCTTGCGGGCCACATAGAGCTTGCCGTAGAAATCATCCTTGTGGGACTGCTGCTTGGTGAAGCTCTCCCCGATGATCCAGCACAGACGCTTCAGGGCTCCGTTCCACGGGCGCTTCTGGCCTTCCTTCCACTGCACCGTGGGATCGAGTCCTGCAAACCGCCAGATGTGGCCCACCGTAGCAATCTGCTGCCGCTGGCACTCAGGGCCATGAGGCTCCTTCTCCGTGCATGCCTTCTTCACCTTGGCATCGTAGAACGGGGATCCGACCTTCACCTGTTGACAGCGCCACGGCTCCATGTCGATATGCGCCAACAGACCGGCTGAGATGACCGGGCCGATGCCTACGATGGATTCCGCCCACTTCCCCACCGGGTGACTCTTGCTGTACGTCCCAAGAGCACTCTTGATGTTGCGCTCCAACGTCGCCGTGTTCTCCGAGAACCACCCCAACAAGGCATTGGGTTCTCCGGCCTCTGCCAGCGTACGCCCCTGATGATCCGCCCGAATGCGGTCCCGCTGCATGATGTAATAGGCGTCCACGAGAAACCGGGCTTCCGTCGCCGTCAGCGTGGCTGCGGCCTTCTTCAAATCACGATTCAATCGTTGAATCGGTTCCAACTGTTCGTCGTCCATCTCTCCTCCTTGAGAATACCGAATCTCTACTCTACCACAGGATCTACGTCGTTCGGCCACGGTGTCGTCCCGTAGGGCTCCACCCGCTCCACATACTCTATCGGCTCACGCTTCGGCTTCCGTGGCACCCGTGAGGTTTTTTCCTTTCGCTTCATCCCTCTTCTCTCCTCCCCATTGCTGGGTAAACAAGTCTTCATGAATCTCGCCATACATTCTCGCGGCTTCGGTCAACGTCCGTCGTGTGGGCTCGGCATGATTGGTGAGTGTCGAGTGTCCATGGACGTTCTTCGATTCCACCGAGATCTTGACGACATAGTTCTTGGATTCAAACTGTCGCTCAATTTTCATTGCTCCTCCCACACCCCACCAAAAGGTAACAGGAACACGTCTTTCTGAGCATCAGTGTAACTGCCGGACATATCTTTCCACGTCCACCCAAATTCCTCCGACCAGTATTTGGGCTGGCCCCGAAGATCAACCTCTTTCAGGCTTCGGATCTTCCACACGGGCGTTCTCCTTGCACTTGATTGCAGGCAGGATCAACCGTCTTGTATGCGCGTACTGAACGGTCTGGGTCTTCGGAGGATTACCGAGTGTCAACCGACCAGTATGAGCGTATTGAATAGTCTGCTGGCTCATGAGACATCATCCACAGCGGCTTGGAGGCGATTTTGTTTCTGGTTCAATTCCACTTCTTCTGCCAGACTGGACACTCGTGCTTCCAGAAACATATCCGGAAGAGCATCCTTCACCGTATCTAACAGCACATTCAGCTTCTGTACTCGCTGTTCAATCTGCTGAAGCCGTTCGATCTCCGTGACGAAGCTCTCTAGCAGTTTGTAGGCCGCGTAGATGTCCTTGCCGTAGATCGTGCCGCTTGTCCACAAGGGGCCGTCAGTCCCCGGCGGTAACTGCACCGGCTCGCCCTTCCCCTCGGCCAAAATAGCCTTCGCCCGTCTCAGATCGTCTTCAATCGTGTCGTAGTATGGCATGGTTCTGTTCTCTCTCGGCACAGAGCAATATACTCCGGCACCCACGGACCAAAATGATTCGTCTGGTAGTTCAACCACAAGGCTTCATGGAACGTATAGACCGTAAACTTTTGCACACGCATCAGTTGATAATACTCGGCTCGGTCAATACCCCACCAAATCTTCGTACCGTTCAGGAGTCCCGACTGATACACACGGTCTTCGATATCATCTTCCACCCATGCATGAGCATAGGGTTTCCCCTGCTCTAGCTGCCCTTCAGGAATGAGACAGATCCCATGCACAATGGATTGTCGCATCGCTAGTGCATGATTCGTTCGATAGACATGATCTTGCTGGTCTAACACGTCATCAAAACACGTACCCGTGGGGTGGACAGTCATCGGCACTCCATTGACTACGGCATCATATCTTCAGGTTGAACTATTTGTCAAGCGGTCTTTTGAACTTTTTCAACTCGCCCCAGTTCTTACCCACCTTCGCATCCGCCACGAAGGTCAGTTGTGGGGACCACCCCACCTTGTGGAAGGGTAGCTGCTCCATCTGGTCCAGCATTTGGGGCACCAAGACGTCTACCTTGTCTTCAGGGACATAATTCAGGATGGAATCATGACAGGCCCCCCAACACGGGGCTGTGGCCGCTAGGCCGCTCCTGTGCTCCAAGGCAATGGTCCAGAGCCCCATGTCCGTCAGACAGCCCTGTACGGGGCTATTGATGGCCTGACGCTCGGCCTTGGACGCCACATCACGGTTCGGGCTCTTGATGAGGGGGAGATGCCGGATGCGCCCCAGAGGAGTCCTGACGTGTTTGTGGAGCTTCGCAAACTGGACCGACGATTTGTGGTAATCAATCAGCCGGGGGTACTTCTTGAAGAACCCTGTGCGAAAAGTATGGGCTTCATCCCACGTCAACTCTACTCCGTAGTTCGACCGGGCATAGGCCACGAAGCCATCTTCATACATCCCGAACACCAGACCGAAGTTACCTGCCTTGCCTAACTGCCGTGTCTCTTCGAAAGTGTGGTAATCGGTCTTCTCTAACGCCATCAGGCTCTCATACGTGTAGCCTGCAAATGGAGCCGCTGTATCCGCATGAATGTCCCGGCCCGATTTGAACACGTTGATCATGCCCGTTTCATTGGCAATACAGGCAATCACCCGTAGCTCGCCCTGTCCGTAGTCTCGCTCCACCACCACGTACCCCGGAGGGGCTGGGAAGCACCGTCGTATACGCTGCGCCCACGTCGTATGTTTGGGTACCGTCTGAAATGCAGGGGCCTTGCACGAGAGACGACCAGTACGAGCACCCCCTTCACCTTCCTCTTGGTTCCCGACAAAGAGGTAATAGGTAGGATGCAACCGTCCGTCTGACCGTAGATGCTCCAAGAACCCGATCACATACGTGTTGTAGGTCTTCATCACGCTGCTATCGGTCTTGATAATCTGAATGAAGTCCTTGGCCTTGGGATCATCCGCAAACATTTCCAGATGCTCCATCGCCGTGCTCGGACGCTGAATGCCGTCCTTATCTGGCTTTGGCGTGAACATCTTGGGCTTCAGGTTGAGGCCCATCGGACTGAACATGAAGTCCACCAGCATCGATGCCTTGGTGAGGTTCATGGCCTCGGGGCGACCTTGGGTGAGGCTGGCGTAGCCGTGCTTGATGACGATACGCCCGCCCATAATCTTGCTGGCTTCTTGCACCAGACGGGCGTGCTCCTTCTCTAGGTCCAGCTTCAACTCCTGATAGGCATCCATGTCCACCAAAATGCCCCCCTGCTCAATCTGTTCAAAGGCTCGGGCGGCTGGGTGCAGGATGTTGACGTAGAAACTGGTCAACCGTGTGTCCTGCAATAGCTCCTGCTTCATCGCCTCGGCTACTTGGAGATCGGCATCCACGTCGCCACCCGCGTAGGGCAGTAGTTGATCTGGTGGAACGCGATCCATCCGGCTCTTATCGACTTCCCGATCAAACTGGTCGGAGTTGTGCGAACACATTCCCTCTGCAATAAACGTGTGCGTGGTGGTTGTGATGGCTAGTACTTCCTGCTTGCCCACCAACTCCTTGCTCACCACCACGTCCTCGTCATCACGATTTCGTGTCGGAAGTGGCGTCTTCACCCACTTGCGTTGCGACACCAATCGCACGGGACGTGTCAACTGCAACAACTCAAATCCGTCCCAACTAAACAGCGTCACGGACGGAGTTTTGATTTCCTGACTACCCGCTGAGAACTTCAGCCCCCAATGTGCAGCCAGCGTGAGGCTCCTCGTGAGCACCTTCCCCTTCTTCTGTGCCCACCCAATCTTGTAGCTGGTCCCGGTCGGAGTCTTCGAACGTGACCCCCACCCTTCACCATCCAAAATCCCCGACATCCACCCTGAATCAAAACTCTCATCGAACTGTCGCATAGGAAACGTCTTCAACCGCATCCCCACGGCAATTTCTTCTGTCTGAATCCACTCAATCTTGCCGCCGTAAACATCACGAACATGCAAAAACTGGTGGTTGTCACTCACCGTCAACGAGCGACCTGACTTCATCGTCAAACGATAGCACCGCTTCTCCAATGCTTGAATGGCAGTCACTTTCGCCACGTCAAGCTGCCTTCGGCGCTTGAACTGCGATTCTTCTTCGAACCCCACCAGTTCGTCGTTCACCTGAATTTCTTCGGCCTTCACCCATTGCATGTCGGCTGTCAGGAGCCGAGTTTCTGGCGTCACGCAGTATCCGGCAAGGGCGGGGACGTAGATTTTTGTATGCACGTCCAAGGCATTGCTTCGATTCTCGTCCAGCAAGCTGCCCACAATGGTCGTGTCAAACACAAAGTTGGTGCAATTGAATGCACCGCGCTTCCACAGCCAGTGAAGGTCATACTTGAAGTTGGCTCCTTTCAGACGGATGTAGGGACACCGCAACAAGAATTCAACCTGCTCACGGAAGGCCGGATCAGAAAGTCTCTGGCTCTCGTGCATCCGATCTATGAACCGAACGACGTCCGCTTGGCCTTTCTGATGGGTGGCTTGCATCGAGACAATGTAGGCTCCGGGGAACGGCGGATTGAACACCGGTTCCGCATACGGATCGAGCCCCAGCGTTTCCAAGTCTTTCGACAGATCCACGGGTTGCCCCGTGGCTGTGTGTTGTCGCTCGATAGCTGTGCAGAGGTCGGAGAAGTCTTGGACATAACGATACTGGCCGTACACCGGAGTCCACTTGCCCGTCAGACAGTAGCGGAGGGCCAGTGTGACATCTGTCAACAGGTCCACGTAGTAGCCGTGGTCAATTTCCCCGATCTCGGGACTGTACGACACCAGCACCGGTATTCCACCTCGCATCTGGGGACGAGTCCGGTAGGACGTGGTGGTGCGATTCTTCGCGATCAGTTTTTCTTCTTGGAGCTTCTTCAGTGCATCAGTACCCAGTGCGAGGATGGTCGTGGTACCTTCCGGCACGGTGTAATCGTTCACCACCTTCACAGACACTTCGGGGACCGGACGTAACACCTGAGACAGGTGGTGGAACACCTTGGCCGAAGGGGTCTTCGACCACACGGTGAGAAGCATGCTTACTCCTTCGCGGATGACCCATCATACTCCACTTTCGTCCACTTTTCGGCTTCGTAACGGAAGATACCCTTGATCGCCGGGGCGAATTCCAGCATCCGATCCTTGACCGTGGTCCCGGCAAACCCGGTCTTCTGTCCGCACTCTTTCAACGTGGTCATGTGCAGGACAAACAAGAAATTCTCCTTCTCACGGATAACCACATACAGCCGGAGCGTCCGTTCAATGGTCACCCAGAACCCTAGCTCGGTCGTGCTCATGACGTCGGACTCGACGTCAATCCGCTGGTCCACTCGCCACGGTCCCATGAATAGCGGGTGCATCTCGGAGGCCACCAGACGGCCCTTGACGAGATGCAGCGTCACGCCCAGTGTGTCGGCGGCAAAATACGGGAGGTTCATGACGGCTCCTTCACCGACTTCACAGAGAGCGTCAACTTCTCTTCATCCTTGGTGATGACCACACCCTGACAGATCGGTTGGCCACAAAACAATCCCACGAATTCCCAGTGGCTATCGCTCCGGCCTGTACAGACCCACTCCACGTCCAAAGGGATAGCAGGGAAAAGGACATTCTTGCGAATGTCCCCCAGTGCAATTGATTGCAGGTATTTCAACTCTTCAATCCCTGCGGGCGACTCAGCCTTGAGCGTATCACGGTGCGTCATTACGCCTTCTCCGCGATGATCAGGTTCGTGCCCGTCATCACCGTGGCCTTCCACGCGATGCCCGTGCCGAACAGGAAGGCCCCCACCACACGCTCCACCGGGACGCCTGCGGCTTCGAAGTGAATCGAGCCGTAGCTTTGACCCATCTTCAGTTGGAGGCCGGAATCTTCCAGCTTCTTCAGTTCCGCTGTCGGGTTGTCCGTCCACTCCGCACGGATGGAAATCGAACCCGTCTTGTAGAGCCGTGCGGCGAGCTTCACATGATCCGTCAGTGCCACCGTGTAGTAAACGCTCCCCGGGCTCGTGCCGTGAACCTTCTGTCCTACGGCCTTGGCGTTCTTCAGGTCAATCACCGCGTCCACGGGTGTAGCAGAGAAGGTATCCGATCCCCAAGACGCCCCTGTGGGGCTCCCAGCGGGCTCCAACTTGACGTAGGCACCCGCCGCCGACAGGCTGTCAGCCACCGTCTTGGCGTCCCCTGCGGGGAAGGTACCGAGGTTCACCGGAGCATGCAACGACGCTTCAACGGTTTGCTTCGCGTCCTTCAACTTCATCGCCGTCGCTGTCATCACCGCCTTGATGACAGGGATCTTTTTTTCCAGACCCGCAAAGCCCGTCAGCAACACATACATCGCCGTTGTGGCCTTCGTGATGGGTGTCTTTGCCGTAGCAACCGGCGAGCCGTGATCCGCATGAATCTTGTTGATCCAGTCGTAGATGAGCACCTTGTTGGAGGCGACCACGTTGACGTCCCCCATGTGCTTCATCAACGACGTCGTTCCGCACGTCAGCTTGACATGCGAAATGGACTTGCCGCCGACGTATGCCCGCACGCCATACAGGGACACTTCGAACGTCACCCCTGTCCCCAGAAGGGCCTTGACCTTTTCGGTGATGGGATGGATCGGCCCGAACACCGTGCTAAAAAAGACCAACTGAGCGTCTGTGCTTACCGTGAATGCCATGCTGCCCACTCCTTGAGCGAAACTGAACTAGAGACAGTGTAGCACACTGCCCCCGGTTTGTCAAAACATTACTTCTTCTTGCCCTTCCAGAGGCTCCGGCTGGATGCCATCGGTTCGAAGGTCTTCGTGGCCTTCGTGAAGCCGTCCAGAAGCGTTCTGCGGGGCTTCTCCTTGGCCTTGGCCGTTCCCCTCGGGGGATAGAAGTCAAACGTGTGCGTGTCATCTGACGGCTTGCTGGACGTCATCTTGAGCACCCCACCGGACTTCGTAGGAGTCACCGTGGTGACATGGTAGTGCTTCATCAGGAACTGGACTTGCTCTCGCGACTCGACGGCTCTCTTGCAGTAGTGCTTCCGGACGTATTGTATCGCATCCGTCTCGCCCAGTGCCTCAGCCACAATCGCAGAGAGCACCGTGCCTGTCCGACCGTGCCCACCGATACAGCCGACGTGGACGGACTTGCCATCCTGCAATTGACTGCACAACCACGTCACCATCTTCTTAAACCGTGACACGTTTGAGGGGACACCCATATCGTTGATGCTGTACTGCACCTCGACTCGGGCTTGCTTCTCCCACGGATCCGACTGCCGCCCGCCCATGTCCCCCTTCTGAAGGACCACGTAGACGTCCAGATCACTCTTCACCGGGCTGAAGGCCGCTCCTCCGTAGAGCTTGCCCTTGCCCACCTTCAGCACCGGGTGTGACTCGTAACACCTGACGGCGAGGTTGGTGCCCTTGAAGGCACCTTCCATCTTGCTATCCCACGTCGCCATTACTTTTCCAACCTTTCATAGGTGGTAACCGTTTGATTCGGATACACTTGCCACGAACCAGTCACCTTGACCTTCTTGCCGTGGACGTGGGTCAGCGTGGGTGTCGGAGGGGGAGGAGGCGTCACCGGAACGGCCTTCTTCACCGTCGCCTTCGACTTCACCGCCGCCTTCACGTACTTCGACGGATTGTCCTTCTTCTCTTTCTCGGGCCGCAAATCGCTTACCAGTTGCCAGTCCACATGGCCCTTGATCGTGGGGTTGCCGTTGGCATCCAGCGGGCAATGCGTCTTGATCAACTCCACAGCGGCAATCGCCTCGGGCGTCTTCTTGACGTGCATCGTATTGGACTCCAACATCAGGTCCAACATCTGACCAGACCGTTGCACGTCGAGTACCGTCATCAAGGCTGATGCATTTTGGTTCGCGTAGATCTTCACCTCAGTCTTGTTGAAGATGGGTCCACCGTTGTGTGCCAGCGTATAGCCCGTGTCAACCAACATCTCCATCGAGGTGACGCCCGTAAGCATCGCTGTCGCCGCATCCGTCACATGGCCCCACTTCGGCCCGCCATAGCTCTCGACTTCGCCACACCACCCGTCAGCCTTGTGGAACCCGTACGACAGGGCCTTCATGTAGGTCACAATCGGAACCATGGGGGGCGCATGCATGTACTTGTGCATGGCCGTTTCTTCGCCACCCTGAGAGGTAATCGCGTTCAGGAATACCCGCATTTCAGGTCCGAATTCATCTTCGACCTTCGTCCAGAACATCGGGGACGGCGCACCGTGCGACTTCAGGTGGCGCATTTCACGCACGGTGATGCAGAGGATGTAATGCAGCATCCGCTCACCTTGCGTCATGCACACGTCCGTGTAGTTCGTCATGATGGTTTGCGCCCACTCCGGCAAGGGCTCATTCACCGTGAAGAGCCCTCGGACGATACTCGCGCAGTGGTTCAGCGTGTAGAACAACACCGCATCGTTTTCAGGCGACTCGTATCCGTCGCCTATTTTCGTCTTGTACTTCAACGTGGCATCCGCGAACACGCCAGTCGGCAGAGCCGAGAAGTCATGCGTGCGAGCTTGATATGCCGCGTTGAAGTAAGCCAGTGTGTTCTTCGGACGGTGCTTCATGAGACTCAATCACTCCTTGATTGACTAACAGAACCAGTCTACCACGACAGTCAGGAATTTGTCAAACGCTGTAGTCGCCAGACGCCTTCTGCTTGAGAACCGTCGTCTGCCCGTTCTTCAGGCTCAGAGGCATCCGCGTCAGGTTCGTCTTCCAGAACCGCAACCACGCCATCCTGCGGGCTCGCTTGACCTTCCGCCGTAGGGGAGGGGTGATCGTGAACCGCTTGACGTAGAGGTACTGTTCGGGCGTCTCCACAGCGTGGGAGTAGTAGTTCGCTCGCACAAACTCCACCGGCTTCTTGATGCCGAAGGACTTCGCCAGAACCGCCAGAAACAGCCCTGTACGCCCCTTGCCGCCCATGCAGCCCACGTAGACAGGTTCCCCGGCCAGAATCAGGTCCAGCGCCTTGCTGAGGCCCCTGTAGAGGGTTTTCCGGTCTGGGGTCTGAAAGTCCACCGTGGGGATATCGACGGCGCATGCCGCCTTGATCTCCTTGGCCATCTTGACCCCTTGCATGGTCTTCGGGCACTCCGCAAACGGACCCCCCGTCACCACGAAATACTGCCACCGATTCAACGCGATCTTCAACGTGCCGAGAGCCATGTAGGAACCTCACTCCTTGAGAAATGAACGGACTTCAGTATACCACCAACACCGCGATTTGTCACGCGGAGAGATTCAGAGCCGATGCCGTTGTGTCTTCAATCGCCCGGGACACTTGCCCCGCCCAACCACACGCCTTGCACCCCTCGCCGTCACAGTCATCGTGTTCTTCCAGCATCCGGGTGGAGCCTCGTCCGATCTCCACGAGATCGAAGTACTGCATATCCAACAGGACATCATCCTTGATCACGAACAACCACTGCGAGTATCGACGGTTACATCCTCGGATCGACGTGAACGCCACTTCATCCAGAATCCGATACAATTCATCGGCAGAGATCTGTTCGGCCTCCAAGACACGGAGGACTTTCGCGGAGATCTGCATGATTACCGTCGCTCTCCTTTCGGATGTTCGACACGAGAGATTCGAATGGACTTGGGCGCGTGGAAGGCCAGTCGATTGCCCCCCACACCCGTTTGCACCTTCACGTTCGGCAAAAGCTCCACAGCCTTCTCTTCACTCACCATAATCTCTTGGCCTTGGTCAATGGTCACGACCACAATGTTCGGGGCCACCAGAGCCTTGACTTGAAGGAGATGCCCGCCGATATCGATTCGACTGCCAACCCCCACACCGATTGATAGAGCCATGTTACGACACTCCCTTCAGGACTTGCAACGCCATCGGGATAGACAGCATGGACTTCGCTTGCGGCACGTAGGTGCCGATGGACACCACGGAGGCCCCTTCGGCTTGCTTCCACGACAACACTCGGGAAATTGCGGGGTCCGTCAGATCCACCCCGTCGAGAATCAGTTCCTTGTCCGACAGCACCAGCGACCGGAGATCCGCCCCCGGCGTAATCCGAGCGAACGAGAGATGGTACTTCGACTCGGAAATCACCACGAGTCGGCTGAACAGATCATGCTCCTTTGGCAGGGCCGCATGCAGCAGGTTGAGTAGCCGTTCGATAGGCGAGAAAGCGTCCACGAGACTCAGGAACCGGGCCTCTTCTGCGCTGGGCACCAGATCCAGATACAGCTTGCTCACGTAGGTAAGCGTCAGCAATACCTTCTTCGCCGCTTCCTCGGGATTCATCATCGTGTCCCCGAGATACAGGAGAGCTTCCGGCATCGGAGTCGTAGGCACGTCGAAGATAATCGGCACAACCCCCAACGTCTGGGTCACCAGTGCGTTGAAATCCTTGATCACGCCGTTGGTTTGGCCGCTTACAATCGGCACCGCTTCCATCCAGATCCGCCCCGTGGCACCGTCGAGCGTCACCACGTCCGCATCCTTGAAGGATTCCAGCGTGGCTCCGACACCCACGACACAGGCTCGATCCATCCCTCGGGCCACGACTGCCGCATGACTGGTCATGCCCCCCACCATCGTGATGATGCCCTTGGCCTTCTTCATGCCCGCGATATCTTCGGGAGTCGTTTCGTGCGTCACGAGGATGCAGGGCTCCTTGCAATTGATTGCATCTTCCTTGCTGAAGACCGGCTTGCCCGACACGATTCCCGAGCATCCCGGGATGCCCGTGAAGGACGCGGGCTTCGTAAACTTGGGGTCAATCGACGCCAGTTGCGCGAGATCGAACTGTCTGGCCGATACGCGACTCACCGCCGTCTTCGCATCAATCAGCCCTTGCTTCTCCATATCCACGGCAATCTTGACTGCCGCTGGGGCGCTCCGCTTGCCACTCCGCACTTGCAGGAGGTAGAGCACCCCGTCTTGCACGGTGAATTCGATATCTAGCATATCCTTCTTCAGGTTTTCCAACTCGATTACGGTCTTGAGCAACGTATCGTGGACCGTCGAATTCCACTCAGCCATCGCAGCAAGAGGCTTCGGAGTCCGAATTCCGGCCACGATATCTTCGCCTTGCGCGTTCGGCAGGAATTCACCAGTCACCAGCATGCCGCCCGTATCCGGGTTCCGCGTGAAGAGCACGCCTGAGCCCGAATTGTCGTTCAGGTTGCCGAACACCATCGCTTGCACGGTGCAGGCGGTTCCCCACGCTCTGTCGTAACCGAAGTCCTTGCGGTAGATGTCGGCACGTTCGTTGTCCCATGACTTGAACACAGCCTCGATTGCACCAAGCAACTGAGCCTTCGCATCCGGAAATTCGTTGCCCGTGCGAGTCGAGTAGGTGTCCAGCGCCACCTTCAGGCTGGACTCCAACGACTCACGACGGATGCCTTCCACGACCGACCCATACATCGTGACCAGACGGTGGAAACTGTCTGCGAAGCACTTCGGCCCCAGACGGTTGACCCACTCCGGCATGTTAGAGCCGTCGATCCCCACGTTTAGGATCGTGTCCATCATGCCCGGGCAGGACACGCGAGCCCCGCTCCGAACGGATAGCAACGGCATGTAGCCGAAGTGCGCTTCCAGCTTCGCGAGATACGCGGGGAGGGCCTTGGCAATGAGCTTCATCGTGCTCTTGGGCTTCTTGTCGTACTCAGCCCATACGGACGTCGGAATAACAAACCCGGGCGGCACAGACACGCCTTGATTGGAGAGCCACAGGAGGCCCGCCCCCTTGCCGCCCAACTCTTCGACTGAGCCGGTCGCTGTCTCGTTTTCGATTCCGAAGGGAAAGAATTGCATCTTGGGACTCCACTCCATTGGGCGACTTGCTTACTCTCCAAGTGTAGCGCACCGATTCTGCTTTGTCAACTAGCCTCGCCGGTTGGCGGGTGGAAAGTGTGGCTACGAACCACCACTGTATCAGGGCCGACACCCGTTTGTCAAGGGGTCTTTTTCTCCCCCATTTTCAGGATCTGGGCGTACGGCTTCTTGACCGGAGGGGGAATCTCGTTCCACAGGAACCGATCCCCACCCTCGGGGAGCTTGGGCTCCTCGGGCTTCTCGTCTTCCTTTTTGATGATTCTCAGGGCCATCAGTGTGCTCCTTCACTACTTCCGCCGCCAATGTACTCCATATGGACTTCGTAGACTTCCACCGGCTTCAGTGTAGCATCTCCGGTCTGGTAGGTATAGCCCTTCCTGACCTTCGTCACCCGGAACCGTGCGCCACTGCCCAACAGGATCTCGCTTTCCATCCGATAATCCTTGCTGTCGAGATCTCTGGCGTTCACGGTGGGTTTTTGTGTATAATCTGATATCGTGTAATCCTCGGGCTTCGTTGTGCCGTCAGCGGTCCACTCCGGATGTTCGAACACAGAGGGGTCTTGCACCCGGGGAAAATCATGCCTCACCCGTCGTGCTGCCTCAACCGGGGCGACCTTCGTGCCCTTCGGGAGGGTGATGTAGAATCGCACGGCTGTCCCCACTTCATCCTGATGATCCACCAGTGAATTGGGTTTCCCACCATATCGGTGATAGATACTCTCCCACTTCCCAAGTGCAGGATAGCTACGGGCTCGATTGCCTGCATCTCCGAGCATCGTGGATGTGAATCCTTTTTCTTCCCAGATTTCCTGTTCCAATGCCGCGAGATCTTCTGCCGACACCCCGGGCAGATAGGCTCCCCGCTCCACCACCATCGCCTCATCCAGCACCACGCCACGGTTCGCAATCAGGTCATCAATCCTGTCGGCCTTCTCGGTCACCTCGGCCAGACGTTCTGGATCGGGCACTGGTCCCTTCACCACCCAATGTGCTTGGAGATACCCCGGTCCACCCGGCGTGTCCTTCGGGATGTTCTCAAAGCTCCACGAGTAGCGAAACTCAGGGCCTTCTGGGGGGATCATCTTCTGCACCGCTTCACCGCTTGGTGCAGCTTGCACCTTCGCATACTCTTCGGGCGTCAGCGGACGGATACGCCCCTCCGTTGTGGGGGGCTTGCCTCGACGGAAGTCGTTGATCTGTCGGTAGGTAAACCCCGCATAGCTACTCAGAACATTAGCGTCCTCATAGGTCAGCGTTTCTTTGGCCCATTTCGCTCCCGGCCCCTTCTCATGCCACTGATAGCCTTCCTCACTGGTGAATTTACGTCCCACCACGGGCTCTGTGGGTGTGCCTTCTCCTACCCAGTGCTCTGTGCCTCCACTGCCCTTGACCCATCTACCACCTTGAGAAGTGCCCTTCGGACCACGGGGCTGGTTGATATCGAATTTCTTCGCGCCACTTCTCGTCGGAATCGCCACGTAAATTCGGTCTGTCTTCCGCACCACCTTCACCGGATCCAGATCTTCTAACGGAGATTCCCAATCCGCATACTGTTGTTTGGGGGCACCGGGAGCACCCGGAATTCTCTGTTGCGATCCTCGTGGCCCTAGCACCTCTAACACATCCTCTAATCGGTACTGACGAATCTCCTGAATCAATTCAGGGGGAACCGTCTCTGTGCTAGACATCTCCGTGCTGATAGCATGGGGCCACGATCCGGGTGGACCAAACACACGTTTACCAGCAGGTTTGAAGTATTGATTCGCCTCTGGCTTAAACACAATCACCGTGATTGTATCCGCCGACGCATCAGATGACAAAGCGGCATAGCTGATCGCCACTTTCTCACTGGTGGACGCAAAGGCTTTTCCAGCCACCACACCGCTATCTGTATCGATATCACTGAGCGGCTTCAGACCCTCTTTCAGAATCTTCTCAGCAAACTCATCCGACGTGCCATGATACAGAGCAAACTGACCTTCCTTGTCCCGTGGATGCTTGGCTTCATCAAATTTGTGTGCAATTGATTGCACAATTTTCAGCTTGGATTTCTCTTTGACAGAATACCCAGTCTGGTGGGGAGCCTCAGCATGTGATTGGCCAATTTCAACCGTGAGATCAGCCATGATCTTCCCACTTTCCAGTAGTGGGATTGAAGTAACCAATAGGTTCTAGATGCACCACTTGACCATACAGTTGTGGGATCGGAGTGCCTTCAGCGACACGTTTGTCACTGTGCATCGAACCAAAATACTTGACCTCAGTCTTCACCACACGAAACCGTCCTGCCACGATAGCTTCCGAGTACACATGTCCAAACTCTTTAGCATTACCGTCTTCATAGCCTCTTTGCTTCGGATCCGTAGGCCACTTCCCATATGCCACCATCCGTGTGCCTTTCGGAAACACAAACACCGTTGGAGGCCCTTCTTGATGCTCATGTGCCCCACGAGTTGCATAACCTGTCTCTGGTTTACCTGCTGACGCCAGTAACGGCAAATCCATTGTGTCTCCCGGCTGGAAATCCGTAAAAGACACATTTTGAAACGCATGATACAACGGCTCTTCGGAGCCAGTGGCATCGTTATAAATTTCTTCGAGCATCCGTTGTGCAATGGGATCTGATTCTTTCCACCCTAGATCACGGTATCCTTCAATTCCCATCTCACGGGCTGCGGCTCCGGTAATCGCACTGCTTCCACTATGTGACCCACCCCATAGTCCAATGTTTTTCATCCGTAAAATCTGGTGGGTTATTGCTGGGGGCTCATAATCACTACTCTCAGGAAGGTCTTCCCATCCATACGGTTGTTCACCAGTAGATGATCGATTCCACCCTCCCTCATGTTTCAGCCATGTATTTTTGTTCGATGCTTGAAACCCACCTACCTTCGCAAATCGTCCACCTTCTGACGTACCAGAAGGTTCTCGGACGTACTCTCGCTTTCTCACCAGAGCTTCAATGGCCGCGATCTTCTTATTACCCCTGAACGTCCACTTCCCAGACGGCTCCTGATCCATGTACTGCGTAATGTACGGGTAGGCTGAGGCATCGGCTTGGTAGAAGGCCAGTTGCAGAGTCACAAAGTCAGCGATGTTCATGCCGACTTTTTTGGCCTTCTCTTGGAGCTTGGCAACCACCTCGGCTTCCTTGGCCTTGAAGCCTTCATAGCCTCTGAACAAAGGTCCAATCAGGTCATGATTCATCAACTCCGTGGCGAGTGTTATGTCCTTCTCACTGAAGCCTTCCTTCCGTAGCACGTCTTGGAGAATGGGTGTCGTGTATTCGTGTTGCTGTTCTTTCCCGCCTCCTTCTTCAATCGCCTCAGCTTTGCCGATGTCATGCAGAGGAATGGCTGATTCCATCAATCGGCCTACATCGCTCCCGAATCGTTCGGAGATACCAGCCAACTCCTCATCCGTCAGTTGCTTTTCCCACTCTCGCCCCACGTCTCCTGTATGAGCTTCGATGCTGCCCATCTCCGTGCCTGTGTCACGGGGGTAGTTATGGGCGACGGCTGAGTAGATGGCTTTCATATGAGCCATACGACCCATGACTCGTGCCCACCGTCCTTGCTTGTCTCGTGGCTGGCTGGGATCCCACTTCAGGCCAAGATCTTGTCGCGTCCACGGGCCATGATGACGGGCTCGTATCTGGTTCCGGATCGCTTCCGTGCTGGTATAAGAGGCTTCCAGTTGAGCGTTGAGAAGCGCATAGTATTTCTCTTTGGCAAGGATCACACCAGTCGTCGGGTCAACCACCGTGCCATTGGCCCGTTCAATCCACGCATGATCGAACGTCTTGCCTTCGGCATTGGTGACCTTGCCGTGAACAATCTTATCTGTCTGGGATCCGTGACGAGCATTCCATCGGTTCACATTGGCGAAGCACAGGCCCGGTTCCCCGGCTTCGCACGTCTCCACCGTGGAGGCACCTTTCGCAAACCGTCCAGCCTTGTCTCGTGGTTGCGTGGGATCAAACTTCAGCGCCCAGACGTACTCCCGCTTCACTACGAAGCGTTCGGCGTAGTCCTGCTGAAGGGAACTTCGGAGCATTAGAAAATCTTTGCGGTGACCGCTACGGCATTGGTCCGTGTCGTCATCTTCAACCGCACAAACTTGGCGACGATGCTGGGGATTTCCAATCGAGACACATTCCCTGATCCCAATGTGGACAATCCCGGCCCCGTCTTGACATAGAAAGCTTCGGCATCCGTGTCTGCGGCTTCGACGTCAATCTGGAAGGCCCCCGGAGAGGCTGAGAACTGCACCTCAACGGAAATACAATTGGGCATGTTCGCTTGGCGCTTCAGGTAGATCGCCTGACTCTTGGACTGGGTAGGCAACGTCAGCGTTTCATTGCTCCACACCTCCGAAGGCTTCCCGGGCGTCTGGGTGATGGGCGTGGCGGATCCATACAAAGGCATGACGACTCCTTACGAATTCGCCGCTGTCAAGCTGGCGTTGATTTTGTCAATGTCCATGGGAACCTCTTGAAATCCCACAGGCTTCTTCTTCTTGAAGCGAAGAACACTCGCGTAGGGTGGTTTCTTTTTCTTGAGAAGTTTTTTCTTGGCCATATCAATCCACGATAGAGACAGGATGCACCACCCGATAATTCAAGCCTTCTTGCACAGCCGTGATGACCAATGAATACTCGACGCTCGCATGAAGCATCATCGTATCCGATTCAATCACCCACTCATAGTCCCCTTCGCTGGCCGGAACATAGACCATTGGCACATTGGTAAACGCGGGCACTGGCACGTTTCTGCTGTCGTGCAATGTAGCTTTGACCGTCGCTTCATTCAGGAACAGTCCGGTTTGGAGAGCTTTCAAACCGTGCATCGTGACAACTTGATCATTACCTCGTTTCAACGTGACTCTAGTCATGAACCGTCTCCAAGCAACATACGTGCAAGCCATCACTTGTCACCAACACCCGAGTTTTCAAGTCATACCCCAGCATCGGCACGCTCGGCGGGTGAACTGGGAGGCTTAGCTGCGTCACACGAAGACTAGCAGATGTCACAGCCATCTCGGTGCCAATTGTAACACTCGCTGCCAGATAACGCACCCGGATTCCACTGACCAGACAAGTGGTGGGTGGAAGCACTCTCCCCACAGATGGGGGAAAGACTCGGGTAGTCGGCTGGATGCCCCCGACAATGATGATCCCGATCTCGGGTTCAACAGTCGGAGGATAGAGAACATCGGTCGAGTCAATAAATCCGGCAATGAACCCTGTGCGAATTGCGGGAGCAAAAATCTGCGTGGTAGAAGCCACGGGCACCACTTGCACCGTGACCGAGATGGACGGCGCAAATAATTGCGCGGTAGAACTGATCGTGATCCCGCTGACAAAGAGCGTGACGGTAGGTGGGTAGACCTGAACCGTCGAGACAATTCGCACCCCGGTAATGAACGTCAGAGGAGACACAGACGGAGCGAACCGCTGTGACGTAGATGGAATCGTTGCCGTAATAACTCGGAGACTGACGCTTGGCGGATAGACTTGGGTGGTAGTGCTTACCGTTATGCCACTGATCAGACGCGATATAAACGGGGCGAAAATCTGAAGTGATGAACTAATTATTCCGGTAATGAGCGATCCGGCTCCAACCAATGCGGGCGGGAATATCTGAGCCGTAGTAGACCGATAAACCCCTCCAACAGAGGCCAACGTCGTAATCAGCGGAGGATTGCAATTGATTGCACTCGGGCGGGTCGGGCCTCCAATCGTGATCGCTCCGGTAGTGATGGTGGGCGCAAATCTCTGAAGTGTCGAACCAATGTTCGGGACACCTAAGACCCCTGCCAACAACACAGTAGGATCGAACAGTTGCGTACTTTTCACCCACACGGGCATCGTGACTGTGGCGGCTCCTACAGCCACGAATGGGGCAAAGACTTGCTGGGTGGTCGCTCGTGTAGCAGTAGTAACGTTCAGAGCCACGGACAGCGGAAAGACTCCGCTGCTACTCCCTATCGTTGCTCCTGAAACCAGCGGGATAACAAACGGGGCGTAGACTTGGCTCGTGCTGGGGCGTGTCCCTCCGATGATCGTTGCTACCCCCACCGCAACTGCGGGTGGGTAGACTGCAATTGCGGTCGGACAGTGACTAGCGGTGACCGTGGCCACTCCCGGGGTGAGGCTGGGCGCGTTGACCACACTGGTCAACGGTCTGGTGCCTGTCGTAACGCTCAGAGCCGTAGACGGGGGAAAAGCTCCGCTCGTGACCCCTATGGTCGCTCCGGCAACGTGTGGGGCTGTCCGTGGGGCAAACGTCTGGGAAGTGGCTCCTATCGTCGGGAGGAGAACCGTGACAGTCCCCGGAGCCACTGTGGGAGCGTACCGGGCTCCTGTCGCCGCAACGGTACTGCCGCCTATCGTGATTGCCCCTGCCGCGACCGTCAGTGCAAACAATTGCACCGTCGAGGCACGAATGCCCGTCGCAATTGAGATCGCCCCCACCCCAATTGAGGCCGCGAACATCTGTACAGTGCTAGGCCGATGGGCTCCGGTAACTGTGACTGGGCCAGACGCTATCGTGGGAGCGTATAGCTGGATAGTTGTGGGTCGTGTCGCTCCTGTGACCGTGACCGGTCCTGTCGTGACCGTGTGGGCGTAAAGAAGATTCGTGCTCGGGATGAACGCCTGAGCAATCGCATCGATCTGTGGAACAAAAGCCGGTCCAAACGCTGAAGGCTCAAACGCATTCCCAGTATAGACAGGAACCGTGGGGGCAAAAAGTTGTGCTGTCGAACCAATCAACGCGCCCGTGATGTTCTGCGCGACAATCTCAACCGAAAGATTTCCTAGACGAATATAATCAGCGTTATCGTAAGCAGTGTAATGGCCTCCATGTCCCGGCTGACCCGTATAGGCAACACTACTACTCGATTGATCCGTGCCAATCTGCGTAAACGCACCAGCACCAACTTTCTTATACGCACGGAGCGTCGTACCTTCAACTTCTAATCGCAGCCAGTTCCCAACCGCAACGGACGCTCCCGTCGTTTGCAGAACAACAAAGTTGCCACTATCGATACGTCCAATAGTGATGGAGCCACCCCACCCATCACCCCAATACAACACCAACCCATAAAACGAAGCGTAGTCCGTTCCGGATCCACGAAGGAAAATAAATTGGTTGTACCCTGCGGTTGCTGACCCTGCCCCTATTTTGATTTCAATAAACTGATCTTGATCAAACGCATTGACGCTAGGATTCCAGCGCATGGCTTGAATGCCGCCAAACGCCACAGGCGTCGATTGCCCACTGAGATTCTTCAGGGCTCCATTAATTGATTGCCACGGCGGATCAGGCAGCGGGTTCGCATCCGGCTTGGTGCTGAAGTCATACTCGACTTGTCCTCCACCCCCTCCACCTGTGGCTAACGCCACAATCGGAGCCCGCACCACCAATCCAGAAGCAATGAACGCCCCAGCAATTCCTTCTATCGGTATTCCGACTGCGGCTCGGAACGTCAACACCGTGCCTGCGATAGCGGCACCATACGTCGGTTGAGGCGTCCACGTCGGCGTCAGACTCGTCATCGCTGAGCCCGTCGCATTGACGCGATAGGCGGCTGATGCACCGAACGACGTACCGGCCACACCGATGTCGGACTGGGCAATCGTACTGGTGGGCAGGGTGACACTGACCCACGACGGTGGAGAGCCGATGTACTGACCAAGGCCAGTCACCAACAGATCGCCTGCATCGAGTGTGGCAATCGTGCCCACCGCTACGGGCACATCGGACCCAGAATAGTTGCTCAGCCCCGACTGTGCAATGAGCGGATCTGCGGTACGATCCACCCCAGCAAATCCCAGCACAATCAACGTGGAGTAGTTGTCCGTGCCGGGGTGCGAAAAATTCATCGACGCACTGACCGTAGGGTTCCAAGCGTAAAACGCCTTGACCTGAACGGCTGCTGCATCGTTGTTTTGTATGGTGCCACCAACGTAGGTGTTACTCTCACTGTCACTGACGTTGTAGGCGGGGCCGCTAATGTAACGGACAGCGATCAGGACAATCAGATCCGCCCCGGTCATATTCAGACCGGTAATGAACGACCCGTCATTGCCCGAAGCTTTTGCAGAAGCAACTAAGGTGATATCAGCCGAAGGAGGGAGATCTCCAACAAGAGGGGCGTAAAGAACCGCCGTCGAAGCGATGGTTGCTAAAGAAGGCTGAGGAGGCTCAACATCATCATAGGCTCTAAACGAATCGAACACTTCCAACAACGTAGTACCGACATCAGCGTACAAGCCCGAAATGCCTGTCGTGTACGTGGTGTCCGTTGCTGATACGACGGAAACCCCATTCTTATAGCCAACCAATGACGATCCAATCGCCTCAAACCGAAGAACATCCCCCGGAACAAACGTAGAATTCAGCGATTGTAGTTGGGTGAACGCCCCTCCGGTTTGTCTGTAAATGCGAACAATCGTGCCATCCGCTATCTGTAGAAGATAAGAATTGAGTGCGCCGGGGGTTCGACGCAAAAATAGACCAAGACGCTTACCTGCCCCTGAGTTTCCTTGTTGGACTACCACCTGTGCGGCCTGTGTCGGCCCTAACGTCGTGGTATTGTGATAAATCGCTCCTGATCCTGATACCGTATTTGAAGCACTCGCGCCTGTGCCACTGGCCGCAATTTGCAGAAGCGTCGTGCCAGTATTGAATTCATTGACCCACGTTCCGCCCGCATCTGGGGCATGCGCCGTCAGATCCGTACCCGACGTGCCCATGAACTGGTCATAGATTTTTTGGTACCACGTCAGGGCAACACTAGGTTCACAAAGAAGGACTGTCGAAAGAATAGTATTACCCGTGACCAATTGAGTATTCACAACAATCGGAACACGGACTACGGTGGTCGAAGCAATCATCACACCCGTAACGGCTTGGTTCCCGGGCGTGAAATCGCTCGACAGAACGGTCGTGCCTGTAGATGCTGTGCCTGCACGCAAACGAATGTTCGTGGTGGTCATGCCACCAGCACCCGTGCGCTTCCACGCGACCTGTATAAACAGATACTGACTGGTGAAAGTGATCGCACCGGGGTTGAACGTCAACGTGCCATTGACATCGGACGTACTGACATTTGTGCAGACCGACGCTGATTGTTGTGCGCTTGTGATCTCCGTCGCACCACTGCCGTCAGCATTCGCTTTAATAAGACGAAAAACGATCTGACCGTCTGCTGCACCTCCTTGGGTGGGAGATTGCACAGCAAATGTAAACGTCCAGTTGCCTGATGCAAATGTGCCGGTCAGGATGGGAGTACGAAAGGCATCCTTGAGAGTGGTATCGAGCGTGCCATCAGGAACCGTCGAACCGACAAAAGTGGTTGACGCTCGTTCGTTAAGCGCCTGTAATTCAGAATTGAGCGTGGCACCCGTGCCCACCACCCATCCAGAATTGGATGTGGTGGGAATTTGAGCAGTCTCCGAAAGTTGCTGCCATCCATTCGCGTCAGCGGCATTGACGAGATACCACTTAATGGTTGCCACAATGCCTCAGAGCTTTAATTCAAGATCAGATGTGGAATCGCTGTGGGCTATATAGAAGCGTGTGATCGGACTGCGGAATCCTTGCAACCAATAACCCAACCGTCGATACCACGGCAATTGATGCCACCAGACTTCATCCCACAACTGGGCGAGGCGATTTTCTAAGAGCAACACCCGTTGATCCAGTGGAAGCCCTGTCGGAGGGGCTGGGATCGGATGACGCTCTCGCATTACGGGTCATTTTCCTTTACAAAATTTCGAACTGAATGCAGAGGTTGATATAGGCCGCGCCAGACCAGTCCCCCCCAACCTTTTGAACGAGGATGTATGGCGCACCCGAATACCAAACTTGCGCGATTGCAGTAACACCACCGGAGTAGTCGGAACAGTGGGGTCGCACGAAGCCATCGGCACCAAGTCGTCCAGTAAGTCCCGCAGGAATCAAGAGGATGACATGTGGAACAGCCGTTCCGGTCATAGTCCCTTGGACGATCACGTTCCATAGCAACGTCTTACCAATCAACGTATAGTGGTTAACAGTAGGAGCCTCAGTGACCGTGTAGATCCCGCCGCTGATGCTGGCGAAATTCGCTGGGTCGAAGGGAACGTCGGTCCACTCGCCCATTGCAACAGGACGCCCGCGCTCAACAAGACCTTCTGCGACGTACACACGACCCGAACGATTAATTTGAAGGGGCGAGACAATCGTACCCCACGCATCATTCAATGCGTGCAGTTGAAACCACTGACCGTTCACCGTGAACTGCCAATTCTTCGCATCAGTCGGTGCGTCAGTCTCAACGAAGTTGAACACGGGATACGCTGAACGAAACGTCACCTGATCCGTGAATTCTTGTGTGGCCGTGAACGTGTTCTGTACATCTTTCTTTGCGAGATTCGTTACCAGAATTCCACTGTCTTTGATAACCTTACCAGTCGTATCAGAGTACGACGCCACGCGATCAACCACCGCACTGCCGGGACCGGTCACGTTGCCAGTCGCGGTCAAGATCCCCGCCCCCGACATGCTCAGTCCAGAACCGAGCACAATGACCTCAGCGGGACCACTGGCCGCACTATTACGTCCGATAAGGCGACTCGGGCTCAGCGAGGGCATCCGTGCGAACGGCAAAGTCCCTGTCGTAAGTTGCGCGGCATCGAGCGCTAATTCGTCAGCGCCACCGTCCTGATGCGTCGTCGCGTGCGCGGTTGGTGTCACCGTGCCAAGAGCTTTCCATCCCGTATTCCCCATGCCTGTCTCTTTCACATAGAGACTCGTACCAGCAGTCCCATCTTCTCGGAGATAGATACTGCCTACGGGGGCGGCTTCTTTCCCTTCAGGGTTATCGACTCCTGTCACCACCCAACTGTTTTTGTTGAGCACCAATACATTGGTAGGCATCAGCCGACCTCCAAACGGATCGTACAGAACGTGGCATGCACACCCGCTGAGACAATTGCTTGGGCTTTGTAAGTCTGTCCAGCCACCAAGGTGACCGCAATCGTCTGATGCTGATTGGTGCCCGTGTAATCATCAGCAGTCGCCGTACACGCCACACCAGTGCCCGCGACGACGGATGATATGGCATTAATCAGGCGAGGCGTGATACTGACACTGGCATCAGCAGTTTTGCAGTCAGCCACGATACGGGCAGTGGCCAACACGGCTGCACTGAGGGTGGGGACAGTAAAGGCGGGCTCCGCGTTGACCAAATCGTAGGTTGCTGCGGCCAAGGGCAGACTGGCGGCTCTTGAGCCCCCCAGACTGACGGAGAGCCACGTCGGGAGAAGAACGGCGGCAACCCATGCCGACCCGTCCCACGTCAGCAACTGCCCCACCACGGTCCCCGGAGCCACCCATGTGGCTCCGTAGGCTGAATCGCCGGTATCACGCATCAGGAGCCCGCCGTGGCTCCCCCCCGTGAATTTATGGCCGTCGTTCCAATGGGACGCCTGTACCAACGAGGCGTCGGCGCTATCCCCCTTGGCACTGACGAACGTATGTTTCAGTACATTCGCCATTCACGACACTCCCTGCAATCAATTGCAACTTACAGTGCGAACCACCCGCTGGCATGCACGGTGACGTTGATGTTGCCAGTATTCGGAGTAACGGGCATTCCGGTCATGCCGGTGTCGTAGAACGCCAACAGAGGGTCTGCTGTGGGGGTGGTGGGGGTGTCGTTCCAGAGGATGATGTTCTCGGACACATCGCCGGTCACAGCCGTCCATACGAAATCGGCGGTATCGAACACCCCGTCTACAATCGTGGGGGATGTTAATTGAGGAGAGACAGCTACCTTCGCTGCCGCTGGCACTTGTGCATCGGCATACGTGTTGTGGGTGGCTGAATAGGTGTAGTCGGCTCCATCGATCAAGGTGGCCTTGATGATGTCTGTGCTGAGGTTGTGTTCCTTATTGAGAAGCGCCTGTTTGCCCTTGGGATACAGAACGTTTGCCGTATAGCTACCCTCTTTTCTACAGGTGGGGATCCACCTTTAACTGCGGAAGGATTATTAGCTGATCCGCAGGCGTACCGTCCTGCCGATCACCAGCTTCTAAACGTGCGTGTGGACGGACTTCAGAGGCGGGGCCGAACCCATTGAGGAGGAATTGCTTCCACAGGGTGTGGATATATTCTGTGTACGGCCCTTCGTGGACCGGATGCCCTTCCGTACGAATCTTGATTTCCCAGTACAGCCGTCCATGTTCATCTGTGGCGGCTTTGACGTTCATCTCGGAGGCCCCACCAAACATTTTCAATCCAAATCGAGCACAGTTCTCTTTGACGGTTTGAAACGGAGGCTTCTTCGTGCCGTCTGGATACACACGATACTCCCAGAGGGACCATCTCTGGTTTTTACTGTTGGGATCCACTGGGCTTCTCTGCGAGGATGTTATCCTCTGCGGCCTTCACGGCGGTTGGGGCGTCCTTGGCTTCGAAGAAGTGCATCTTCAACGGATGTTGTCGGTGTGCGGGGTCAACCCAACACAGATAGCAAATCGGATACGCCGTCATCAACTCGGACTCAGCATCCCGGGCCACTCCCACAAACGGATGATTCGCTGCGACCGCTCCACAGCCTGAACACAGTTGCTCGTCAGCCATCATGCCTCCCCTAGACACACGACGACCAAGAGTACACCGTACCCTTGGTCGTCGCAACTACTTTCTTGACCTGTTTTCTAGCTCACGGCCTCTCGCCTACAGCGGCCAGCGCGAGGACTTCTGTGCATCCCGTGCTTCACAGCCCACCCGCATTAGGGCTCCACACCGGGGACAAACCCGGATACCTTGCTGTATACTCTTTATCAGCTTCATTGCCATCGAAGGCTCCACCGATACAGACCAACAAGGGCCTTACCCAAAACCATTTAATATCCACATACCAACATTTTTTTCTAGTCTTACTTCATTGTCTATCACATTGTCGTCACTCCGTGCAATCAATTGCACCTGTTCACTGACTACTCACTAAGCTCGATAGTCCCTGCAAGGCCATCATCATCTTCATGAATTCTTCGGGGTCTTTGGGCTGAAGGACCACGGTGCCAATCTCCATGTCCTCAATCTCATAAAGCTCTTTGACCGGCACCAGTTCTCCATCATCAATGATGAAGTCTGTGGCCTTACCGTCCATCCGACCCTCCGGGTTCATGCCCCACATGATACCACTGACACACCCCACACTGGTACACCACTAAGCGATCTTTGTCCCGGCCCCCCGGAGATCGCAGAAGTGCCCGTAGATGGGCCTTCGCTGCCCCCTCAGACTTCCATTGCTGCTTGCGCCAGCAATAGCTCGGACGGAGCCCAATCAGTCGCGCTACCTCACCCAGTCTCATGGCTCACTCCATTGACCTGTGTTACTTCAGGGCCAGTTCCACGGTTCCGATCCACGAGTCCCCGTCCGGTACAGATGTTCCTTCATCCACCGCTCCGGCATCTGCATTGGCGTTTTGTTCCAATTCCGTTGCTTGTGGCGTGTCCACACCGTCATCAGAATCAGGACCAGCACCCCGCTGGCCCCGATGAGGAGGATGTTGTCCATGTCCCTCATGATACCAATTCCTTGACGCACTCGGGGCATACTGCGTGACCGTGGAGCATCTTGACGTCCTCGGAGGCCACTTCACAAAAGATGCAGGCGGCTTTGACCGTCTCCGACCCGTCGTCTACCCAGTCGGTATTCGGGGCCAGAAAGTCTTCCATGAGCTTCGACTCGACCGGCTCAAGGTCACCCACGTCGCCGGGATTCGGGCCGTAGGAAGCCGTCAGGGGGCCGTCTGTAACCGTCACAGACACCGCGCCCGTGGCTTTGGCCAAGGACTCGGCCAACTCGTTGATCGTCGTGTGTGTAGCCGGGGAGATGGTCAGGGTGGGGCCTGTGGTCATGTCCACCACGGGAGTGTCCAGCAGGTACTCGCTGAAGGGCTCCGACTTCACCGGAGCGACTGAGGCTTGCGCCTCAGCCTTCTCAGCCGCTGCCAGCCACTCCGTCTTGAAGCCCCACCGCTCCGCGCAATCGGGGCCGAAGCCCACCAGCGCCGACCGGTCTTCCTTGCCGTAGCCGACGCTCTTGCCGCAGAAGCAGCAATGCCCCGTCAGCTTGCCGTGGTCCTTGGCGACTCGCACAGGGTTGCTCGCCAACTCCGTCAGGAGCGCCGTCAGAGCCGTCAGGAAGGAACCGTAGGCCGCATGCGCGGGGGTGAAGGTGCCTTCGGGGCTCACGCGACCGTAGAACGTGCGGTTGGGGTAGGTGCCTTCGCCCGAGATGGAGATGAACCCGGGGGACTTCGACTTCGCGCCGTTCAGCGAGAGGATGACTTTCGTCCCGTCGATCATCAGGCGAATCTTGGGGAACTTGAGGACCGTCACCTTGGCGAAGAGAGCCACGACGCCCGCGAAGCCGCCCACGTTGACCGCTGTCGGGGCCGCGAGAAGAGCCGAGAACACCGGGGCCTCCGCACGGGCGATCAGCTTCTCGATCCACGGCGCTTGCTTGACGGTCAGCGAGCCGTACTTCTTGAACGACCGAATCAGGTCGGACGCGAATTTCGCGTCATTGGCTTTCGTGAGCTTCGGAATCAGGGTTTCCAGCTTGGCGACGGATTCGGTCAGGGTCATCATGTGTGGGCTCACTCCTTGAGCGGTTGACGTAAGACCAGTATGACAGGTTGCCGGGGGTTTGTCAAGGGCCTATTTTTAGGCCGTTTCCCTTTTTAACCTTTTTCCTCACAAACAGGATCTGGTCATTCGTATGGATCACACACACACCCTTCGTGGCTAATTCGTAGAGATTCTGAAGATTGCGCTCGATATGCTGTCGCCGCCGCCCGTGCATCGGTACATCATTCAGGGCCTTGCGGGTGTTCTCGATGAGATACTCCGTATGCGCTGCGATCCGTTCAGGGGTCCACCGTATTCTCACGGTCACTTTCATGATTAGACTCCTACTTCTTTTCGATATCACGGTGCTCGACAGATACTCCAAGCTCCCGGCCCAGACGTTCGGCCAGAAACACGCTGCGATGATGGCCCCCCGTACAGCCGATATAAACAACCTCAGACCCAGACTTCTCGACTCGCTCTTTCAGGTCACAGTACTTCTGAAGAAAGTCAGGCGTCTTCATGATGTCTTTCTGGACTTCCAGATCCGTCCCACGCATGTAGCGGAGCGTCTTATCGTGGTAGGGATTCTTGAATTTTTGACGGACATCAATCACCGTCACGCCTTCGATGACGTTGGGTCCACCCCCTTCATGACGGAATCCGAAACTGATGATCTTCTTCAACATAGGCACTCCTTTGCCTTATTTTCCGCCGACCATATAGCCTACGACAAAGGCACAGACGGCAATAAACCAAGCATACCACGCGGGTACATATCCTGCCAGAGGGTTTTTCATACCTGATTGTTCAATTTCGTCTGCGACATGCCGTAACATCGCCACGACGTACAGCGTTAACGACAGAGGCAGTTGTGCAGACATCCCATTTCCCTTCTCGACTCCGAGCACCAGCACAACCACGCCTTCGGCCTTGGCCGTCTCCCGCACATAGGTGGCCAGATCATCGTACTTCCCCGGTCCTATCATGGCGTCAACTCCACCAGTGTGCCTTCTTGTAGTTCGAACGCCACCAATCGAATGGTCTTGCCGTAAAAGCTAGCCTGCATTTGCAGTTGACCGATGATTTCAGGCCGGTCAATCTTTTCACGCTTCAGGGACACCAACGGGATATATCCTGCGGGCACCAGTGCCTGTTTCAAACCGATTTGACCGGAGCCTAGCTCGTCTTCTCCGATCCATGCGTAGAGGGTCACTTAGCCTCCTGATCACGATGGATATCGTTCTGACTACCTACTCGCGCCGTGTACCACCGCACACTTCGCTGGATACTTGCGGCCAGTGCCGTGAGACGACGTTGCTCCTCGGGTGACTCCGACAGCAGGAGATCGATCTTGACCTGTTCCAATCGAGCCTTCAATTCTTCGGCACGCTGAAGGAAATTGAGTTTCGACATCGCACTCCTTGCAATTGATTGCAGTCTGATTCAGACGTTCGCGACGATCAACCACTCCTCACCAGACTTGTAGTTCGCACACTGAATCTCGCCGTTCTCAGCCGTGGTGACCTCTTCTTGCGTCCACGTCTTGTCACGATGTTCGAAAGAGGCTGGGAATTCTCCAAGCGTCCACCCGAGTGCCGTGGCATTCACCACCATCTCCCGCAGATTCTTTACCACCACCTCCCGCAGATTCTCATTTGACATTGTGCCCTCCCCATCGGATCGTAGCAGAAGCTCCGAGCGTCGTGGGGCTCAACGTCGGATACACGGTGACCTTCCGTGTCTTGGGTCGTGTCCCGATATACGCCATCAGGATGCCCGATCCCAGTGCAATCAAACCGATTTGTGCCACCGTGACGCCCGGGCCGCATCCCCCATAGTCCACGCTATAGGTGCTCACGCAATACGTGTCACCCAGAATGTGATACTGCTCACCGTGGGGAAGGAGCATCAAGGCCCCAATCAACCCGGTAATCGCGCCTGTCGCCGTGAGCTTCGGGCTCAGTGTCTCCCCTGTCCTCACTCGTATTTTCTGCGTCTTCGGATTCTTCTCGACGACGGCTCGCTCTGCTTGACAGGCCACAGCCTGCTCCACCGAATCCATCATATTCCACTGTTCGACCGACACGTCCTGTGGACGATGACACCCGTAGTGCGCGTCCTGTGCCCACGTCGGCGTACTGCTCATCACCAAACTCACGATCACGATCCACGCAGTCTTCTTCACCTGTCACTCCTTTACAGCTTGTTTTCCGGTCGGACCTCGACGCCTCGATTGCGTCTCATCCACGCCACCACGGCGTCAGTCAACGTCCGCTCGCACTCGTCGCACAAATCGTAGTTTGGTGACAATGACTTCGTGGGGCAGGGGAGTCTGACGCTCATGCGGCCTCACAGTGCTCGCACCGGTTACAGGCGAGCATCGCGCCCGTGCGACGGACTTCGGTGCCCATGCCCCGTAGGGCGTAGCCTCGGTCAGTAATCGGGAAGGTCACCAGACGACCCCCGTCCTTGCCTTCGTAGCGTTGGAGGGTGCCGCCGCACTCACAGAGTTTCTTCATGGTCCGATTGTCTCACACTTTGTCGGATTTGTCAATTGCTCTCAATCGAGCATTGGCTTCCTCGATGCTCAGCATCTTGACGTCCACGTCTTGCGCCTTCCACACGTCGCCGTCTGGAAAGGTAAAACAATGATCCTCTAACAGGCCCCGACCGTCCAACCACTCTACGAGCAACTGAATCTTGCCGGTCAGTTCCGTGACGACGTGTCGAAGCGCCTCGGCCTCCATCACGGGATCAGGCGGAGACAGTTCAGGCGGTAGCTGGTGGTGTCGTTCGGTCATGATTTTCCTCCTGCTGATTGCATGAGTCCAAAGGACATGATCCCGAGCACTAATTGGCTCATGGGCGTCATCAGTTCCGGATGCAGGGCTCTCAAGGTGTCGAAGCCGCTATACAGGAAGTACAACGTCATGACGATGAGAAACACGTTCAGCACGGTCTTGATTATCTCAGTCATACGCCACATCCGCTGCCACGACACGCAAAGCTTCCCACTGTTCCTCGGTGACGCCGATCTCGCGGGCCTTCAGCAACAGGGCATCCGTGGCCTTCCGTGCCGCGTAGCGAGCAATCCAATAGCCGCGTCCCTTCGCCCCCAGCGTGGACATCGCTTCCACCGGAGGCACGGTCACCATGTACTCCCCGGTCTGGCGGTAGTATTCTTTGACGCCCTCAACCACGGCATCCCGATACAAATCGTCCACAGGCTCCTCCTCATCGCTCTCGGGTTCAGGTTCACCCCACGGATCGTAGGGTTCGTCTAGTCGGTAGTCCACGCTCACTCCTTGAGAAAATTGACTCCCCTATCGTAGCACAACCACAAGTTTTGTCAAGCGTGGAGATCGAGCCCCGTTCAGGTAGTGAATCGTCTGACAGTCTTCGCACTCACACATGATGCCTCTGTAGGGCGATCATCGTGCGGTATTCTTCTGCCGTCGTGGCCCCGAGCACTCGTTCGACGGTGCTGGTCCCGTCTGGCCACAGAATGATGAGGGGCTTCTGTGCCGACCGTGTATAGCGAATCGTGGCCCACGTCCCCGAGCCCTCTCGCTGAGGCGTCGTCTGGGCCGGGGTGATGATCATCACGTCCGACTCTCGCACAATGTCTTGGTTGCGAATCAGGAACGGCTTCGCGGGCATCACCAGATCCGGTTCTACCGTGGATCGGTGCTTCATCTGCCCGAAGGCCGTGAGCCCGGGCCAGCCTATCGTGAAGTACTTCAGCGCGGATGCCATCTCGTGGAACTGAGCATCGGCCCCAATGCACATGCCGTGCGTGGCCTCGGTCGCTCCCACCGACTTCAGATCCCCCAAGAGCATGTGGACCTGTAGGACTTGCTCATTTGTCATCCCCTGTCGTGTCCCCGAGAAGCCAATTTTCATAACAGGTGTCCCTTCACTTTCCGTTCTCGTGGACCGTATTTGCCTTTGAGTTTCGTGGCGAACATCTCCGGTTCGCTCTCGTGATCTTTCTTTCGGCCCAGTGACTCCCATTGATCCAACGGCAAATGCTCCACGGGATACTTCAGTAACTCTGAGGGGTAGAACGGCCAGTGGCTCCACATCCACGGCACATCATACGTCACCACCTCAGAGGGGAAGTACTGTTCGGGGTCAGGCTTTTTGATCCGGCCTCGACTGCGAATTTTTTCAGGCGAGACACCGCGATGATACTTCTCGTGGAGGCTCATGTCAGGGGTGTCCTTCGTCAGGCTCGTTCACGCCATCCTCGGCTCGCTTCAGTGCGCCTTCAGCCACGAGCAATTGATCTTTCAACTCCGTGACCCGCTGATTAAGCAACTGCTTGTTCAGTGCCTCGGCCCTCGACTTCTCTTCCTTCGCCGGTTTGATCGGAAGCCCCGCGAATGCCGCCAGACTTTTCATGATCAATCGCCACTCAGCATCCGTGATCCGAAGATTCACAATGCCGGTGATCGTCACCTCTGCCATGTTAGGACGCCTTTCGAAATTTGAGGAGGTTTTTCTTCTGTCGGGTGAACCGCTTGAATCGCCGCAGTCGCCGGAGGACTTTCACCGTCTGATCATCGATCTTGAGCCCGAAGTAGGCATACACGATCTCGGCTACCACCCACGAAAAACTCTTGTCTTCGTTCTCTGCGATCTCTTGCAGATTTTTCATGACTTCTTCGTGCATGCAGGCTCGCCCGATGATCCGTTGCACACCCCGTGTCTTCGGTTGTTGACGACCACTCATCTACCTGTTCTCCTTTGCAATCAATTGCACGCTCACCACGCCTTCAACCACAGAATATCGGCTTGAGGCCCCTCGGGAATAGGCCACTGACAGACCGCACACGCTACCTGCCTCTCCTCGCCCTCCACAAAGGCCGCAGAGACAGGAATCCGCTCGCCGTCATGACAGGACCAACACACCGTCGTTCGCCTCACTGGCGTCGTCCGTGCGCGTCTAGTGACGCCCAGTACTCTTCGGCCAGTCGTTCGTCTTCTACGCATTGCTTCGCTTCTTCTTCTGCTGCCAGTCGGTCAGCCTCATAGGCCGCTACTTCTGCCGCCTTGAATTCGGGCTTAATGGCCCCCTCGTCATCGAAATGTTCGCAACCGTCGTCTGCCCACGCCCCACAGATGGGACACTTCCAGTTGCCCTGTGCCGGTCCACAGCTTCCACAGTGGGTATCGCCGCAGTAACACATTATTTATTCCCCTTTCGACGGCAAACTCGACACCGACGCCATCCACGAGCTTTCCAGATATAAGTGCTCTCTTCGGTCCACGGATGTCCATTTTTGCAAGTTTCCGGTCCAGACCCATGGGCTCTCATGTGGTCAGACTGGGTTAGTGGTTCGGTGTGCCACGGATTTGCACACCACTCGTGGTGACAAACACCATGATGTAACACCAGATCATCAGAAAATTGACTTCTCAGAACACGATACAGGACTCGATATACATAGTCTCGTGTCCCGGCTTCCTTGTTTCCACAGACTGGACGCCCATTCGTGCCATGTTCACCGTGCCATCGCCAACACGAGCCCTCTAGCGTTAATTGCCCTGCAAATTCATCGGGTAAATTCGCAACAAATGGAGCATTTGCAGCCAGAGCTTTTTTTTGTCTCTCCCTCTGCCGTCTCGCTTGTTGCGCCCCGATATGCATTATGCACTCTCCCGGGTGTAGTTGTAGATCTGATCCTCGATAGAGACGATCTCCGTGGCGTCAGCCGGGGGATCGGCAAACCGCTCGCTGTTCTCCCGGCAGTCGCCTGCGAAGTCATCACGGTGCCAGTGCTCACAACACCCACACTCCACAAAACGGGTGGAGCGTGGATCCGTGGGGATGCCTGCACCGACGAAGAGGCCCACACCGATGATGGGGAGCATTATGCCTCCTCCTCTTCCTCAACGCCGTTCGTCTCCACGTCTGCACACTCGACTTCCGGATACTCTGCTTGGATCTTGTCCCCCAGTACCTTGCCCCATGCGTAAGCCGCATCTTCACTGGGGGCTTGCAGGATGACGTACATCATCACTTTATATGTCGTCATCACAGGCTCGCTTCCCGTGCCGCCAGCCGTGTCGCTTTTGCAGCCTCGACGTGGGCTTTGCCTGCGTCAGTCGGACGATAGACCAGCGCACCGTTCTCTAGCACTCGCTTGGCGAGTCCACGCTTGACCAGCGTATCGAGCAAACGCTCTGTCTCACGGGGCGTGCTCCAAATCCAGCCACACCCGAAACCGATAGCGTGCCAGCGTCTGTTCTCCACCAGTGCGCGGAGTATGCTTTCTTGGTTCTTGCCCAGCTTCCTCATCACAGGCTCCCTTCTGCCGCCTTGCGGGCCGCTTCACGTTCCGTCATCTTGACGTTGAGGATCTTGATCGCGTTCAGGACGTGCTTGTCACGGCTCGTCAGGCCCTCACCGTAGAGCGTTTCGAATTCCGCGATCTTCTCCGCACTCGCATGGACGGAGAGCCCTGCGTTCTCGACGTAGCCTGTGGCCTCGTCAATGAACAGGACGCGAATGTCCGTGTAGGTGCTGGCCTTCGGCTTGTTCCACACGTCCCCACGCTTGGGGTTGGTGGTTTGCGAAACGACGCGAGAGCCGAAGCCGCGCTTCGTCTCGATCCAGTAGCGGATTTTGCAGCGGAGGCGAAAGCCGTAGGGGTAGTCGTTGACGACGTAAGCGGTGTCGGGCGAATCGTGTGGGCCGGTCAGAACGGGCATGTGTGTCACTCCTTGACGTGTGAGAAACGAGTGTAGCAGGGAGGAGGGGAGTTTGTCAATCCCCTTCCCCCTGTTTATTTTCAGGCCGCTATCGCGACTTCCTTCACCAGCGTGGGGCGCTTGCCGAAGGCGAAGCTCACATCGTCCTTGCTGGCTTCGAAGGTGGCGGTCACCGTCAGGAGGTTGCCCTTGTCCGCAACGGCCTTGCCGGGGACCGTCAGCCACACCCGCGAGCCGTTATCCAGCTTCAGGAGCATCTTCAGGGTGGACCCGTAGAAGCCGTCCACGGTCTTCGTGGAGAGGACTTCGCCAGTCACGGTCACGCGACCCGTGGGGGCCGGTCCCTTGACCTCAGCGGCCTCTGTAGCCTTCTTGGAGGCCATCTCGACGTCGCGGGCGAGGGACTTGAGAACTGCCTCGACTTGCCGCACGCTGAGGCTCCCGTAGGTGTTCAGCTTGCCGATCACGTCGTGGACGAAGGTGTTCTTCGCGTGGACGTCAGCCTTGGCCGTCTCGATGGCCGCTGCGAACGCGGGGGTCGCCTCAAGGAAGGCCACGCGCTTCTTCCAGATCTTCATCTTCGCGTGACCCGCCTCGGCCTTCGACTTCAGGACGGCCAACTTCCACGCCATCTTGTTGGCGAAGTCCAGACGCTCCGTGCAGTCGCTCCCGAAGACCACCACGGTGTCCGTGGGGAGGTGGCGAGTCGCCGTAATCCAGCGGACGCGCCCGTTACCGCAATGCACGCAACGACGGATCTTCTTACGCCAGTCCACGCCGAACGTGCGCTCCATGTCAGCTTCCCAGAATTTGACGTCGGCTTCGAACGACTCGATGTCTTGGCCCCAATACGCGGGGCGCTTGTTGTCGAGGTAGTCCACGACCTCGTAGTGCGAGGGGTCGAAATTCGTGGGGTTGTGGACGGTGGGGGTGGGCATGTGCGCTACTCCTTAGCTGCCGGTTTCCTGACTGACAAGACCAGTATACACCCTATCTGGGGGGTTTGTCAAACTGCACACGGTTGCACTCAGCCTTGCACCACCAGCGGAATCACGATGTAGTGCGTGATGGGATTGTAGGCTCCGTTTGAAAACTTGATCCGCGCCCCACCCGCCACGTACGCATAGGCGTCTTCTGCCGTATCGAACAAACCTTGCGCGATGTAAATGGGGGCTGGGGTCATCGCCACCGTGTGGTCATACACGAGAATCGTGTAGCCCTTGCCTTCGTGTAATAATTTTTCCATGTCGTTATTGTTTCACAACCAGTTGAGTTTGTCAACTGCATTCAATTGCAGGCGTCCAGTGCCGTGGTCCAGTTCTGGGCCACCTTGATCAAACTCCGTTGATTGGTCTTCTGCTTCTCCACGGCTGCTTGCATCTTGGCCTCATCCATGTATTTCAGCACCTGACGCTGCACGAGCGCCACCAGCACATTCGGAGGAAGGGCATCCAACTCCCACGAGAACTGGCCGTATTTCTCGACGTACGCTTTGTAGCGGCCATCTGCCTTCTTGGCTGGGTTTGGAGGGGGCTTGTAGCGTTCAATCTGCTTCATCGTCAACGCAATGCGCTTCACGAACACCACGTCTTCCCCGAGATGATGGTGAGTAAACATGGCGAGTCGATCCTTGATGTCTCGCGTCATATCGATTCCCGATGGATCGTGGTCCCCCAGATGCAGAATGATCGTGCGCTGTCCGGAGACTTGACGCCGCTTGATAATCCGTTGCGCGGCTCCCCACATTTCCGATTGGGACGTATACCCTCGGCAACTGAAATAGGGGACAGCCAGACGAGGACAACACGCTTCCAGCACCCCCGCCAACGCATCTTTCTCGATCCAGACTTCCACGCGATGAGGTTGGGTTTTCCAGACGTCTTCTCGATACCCGGCTGCGGCCATCTCGATGCCTGCGGCGGGATCCGAAAAATGCCGATAGCTCATGAGGTTCCGCGTCCGGTCCACAATCGCGGTCCAGTCCAGTAACCCTGCCAATCGGGCATCATTCACAATGGTTTTGAGTCGATTGTAGTTTTTCTCCGAATTCGCCCACAGGTCTTTGGCCACGAACTGGTAGTACAACTGCCGGAGCGTCAGATCAAACCCTTGGGCCTGATAGGCGGTCACAATCTGATCCGCGATCTGAATGATCTTCTGCGTCTCCTCCGAGAACGCAATCTCTTTGTAAGGGATCTTAGGCATGTTCGTCAGCCGCACAGTTGACACAAATCACGGTTTCCACGCCGTCGTTCTCCTTCAGCGTGCCGGGGGCTTGATGCTCGGGACACGCCTCCGCCAGACACTCCCGGCAGGACGGCCACGAGGTGTACTGCGGGGACTCCTTCAGGCAGTACGTCCCGGGAGAGGCAATCACCTCACACGTTGTCGCAAACTTGATCATCGCCATTAGTTGGCCTCGATCACGAGATCCACGACGTCGAAGTGGCTGCGCTCGGCGCGGGCCTCGATGCTGGCGCGTGTCTTCCGGCGAAAGCTCGCACAATCGAGCCCGTCGAAGTAATAACCCCTGTCATCGTGCTTCAGGAGGTAGGTCAGCGTACGACCGTTGCGGAGCGTCTTGCGAGCGACCGTGATAGAAGGCATAAGGAATTGTCTCACACAACACTAGGATTTGTCAATCAGACCTTTTCTACCTTGCCGTTCATGACGAAGAACATCCCCTCGGACTTCTCGTGGGTGACCACTTCGAACGGCACCGTGGCTCCTCGGGCCGCTGTTGCCAGTGCGACCTTCTTGCTGCCTGCATGCGTGGAGCCGAAGCTGCCACCCATCTCGTTGTGGGCCGTCCAGTACCACGTCGAGCGAACCTTGCGGAGCGTAATCTTGACGATCATCGGGCCTCCACAATCGTCGCTGAGCCGTCCACGGTCCAGTCTGGGTGTCCGTCACGATCTTTGTATCCCGGCCAGCCGGTGAGCACTCTGAGGCCCTTGTTCAGGGCGTGCTTCCGAGACACCGCACGGAGTCCGTGCTTCGCCTCGTGGATGTGCCACGTCTCCGTGGGCTTGTGGTAGGCTTCGAACTTGAGCGAGAGGGTAAAGAGCATGGAGTGATTATCTCACCCCACGCTGTGGTTTGTCAAGTTACCCCTCTCGGTGATCGGGATTCGCACACCGCTTGCAGCGTGGTGCTGCCTCTGGAATCCACTCGTCCCGTCGAGCGTCATACGGAAACTCGGGGATCTTGATGTGGCACGCCGTGAGATCATCGGCGTGCAGCGACACTGTGTGGACCTTGGACCACCGCTGTCCATTCGCCTCGATGGGCTCGTTGAGACGCCACTGAATAAAGTGGCGAGTGATCACAGTTCCCTCCATCGCGCTTCGACAGCTTCTCTATCCTGCTCTCGCACCTCACGGTGCAAGGCGACTTCCTCTGTCCGCGTCATCTTGCGGGGATTGAATTCCAGCCAGCAATCAGGGCCGTCGTAGACGTCCCACCAGCGTTGGCCATCCGTGTCCTTCGTCTCGCGTATCGTCAGCTTTCCCATGCAGGGTGCCCCTCCTTGGGCGGGTCGGTGTTCGATGCTCCCTAGATCGTATCACACCGTTTCGGATTTGTCAACTCCCTCTAGGACTTGACAAATTTTTTTACCTGTGATACGATCATGTCAATGCCAACACCCTTTCAGTTCAACGACGGCGGGCGGGCCGCTGCCGGATATCGTGGCAAAGCGAAAGGCGACTGTGGGGCGCGTGCCCTTGCCATTGTTGCCCAGATTCCCTATGTCGAAGCCTGTGCGCTCGTCAACGAGTATGCCGAACAGGAACGGCCTCGGGGCACAAACAAACGCTCCAACGCCCAGACCGGCGTGTGGGTGGACACGATGAAGAAAATCCTACGGGATCTCGGTTTCATCTGGACACCCACGATGGGTATCGGCACCGGGTGTACCGTTCATCTCACGGCCTCGGAGCTACCTGCGGGCCGGATCCTCGTACGCACCTCCCGGCACTACACTTCGATGATCAACGGGATCATCCACGACACCTATGATCCCTCACGCGAGGGGACACGCTGCGTCTACGGATACTGGCGGAAGGTCTAACTGTCAGGAGGGGAGGGGTGCTCACGTCTTCTAGATATGAGCATCCCCTTCTTCAACTGCCGAATCTGCCGCCGCCCGTTCCTCGTGTGTAAGTGCTTCACCCCTACGGGGCATTCTCGACGGCTTCGCAAAGCCTACGCCCAACTCGCGATCCTCGACAGGGAAATGGCCCGCGTCAGAGATTCGAATCCCTGTCCGGAGCATGCGCCCACCTCGTGTCGGATTATTTCCCAGCGTCTTCGTGAGCTTCGTATCCAGCGGGATCGCGTGTATCGTCGCATCACTGCCGTGGAGGATTATGGCACTTGAGTGCAAAACTCTTTGATCGCCAGTGCGGAGGGTCGGGGCGTCCAATCGTGGTTGAACAGCCCGAAATCTTTCTCCGGATTCCCCGGTACGGGCGCATAGATGTAGGTCGCTTCGATCCCCAGTGCGAGATTGATGCGTAGTTCCTCTGCGATGTAGGCTCCTTGATCGGCTTGGTTCACGCCTGCGAGATTCCAGCCCACCTCGGTCACTTGCACGATCATCTCGTCAGGAAGCGGGCGAGCCATCGCCGCATATTCTTCCCACCGGGTGGGATAGCGTGACGTGGAGGGAGGAGAGGGTTCTCGATACGTGTGCCATGCGACTCGATCATACGCATCGTCTGGAATGGTCGCTCGGACTTCCTCAAACCAGTACCGGTGAATCTGCGGGCCTGCTCTATCGGGTTGGAGGTAATCCCCGGCGAGAATCAACACGGTCTGCCCTTCCAGATACTCACACACCTGTCGAGCGAGGGTGCCGTAGCGTTTCCCACTCCACCCACCCATCACCCTCGGCTCATTGAGGATTTCCACTTCTTCGAAGTCAAACGCCACCACCACATCCTGACAGAACGTCAGATAAGCGTGCATGTCCGGATCGTGATCATAGGTGAAGTCGAGAATCGGCAGAAGGATAAACCCTGCTTGCTGTAACGGTCCCACGATCTTCAGCGGATCGGGGTGGCGATAGTCGAGATTGAAGCGGACGTGCGTGGCTCCGGTTTCCTCTCGGATGAGGGTCCAGAGATCGGCATCCACCACACTCTCAGGCCCGGGGGTGGGGCACACCAGACCGACTCTCATGCCACCACTCCTCCGGCACTATTCCACACTGCTGTCCCCGCTTTTGGGCCGTTGGGATCTTCATAGATGACCAGCACCCGATCATCGTTCAACTGGCACATGGCCCCGGGATGCCCATCGGTATGCGAAGCCCAGACTGGATTTCCATCTCCGTCATAGATCACGAGATTGCCATCGGGATTCATCTTCACGTTGCCCGGTTTCGTACCGCCTGTTTGAGAGGCCCAGACCGCTTCTCCCGTATCGGTATAGAGCACGAAGTTGCCATCGGCCTCATCGTACTTCGCCTGACAGGTTTTCCCTGTGGCAATCAATTGCTCGCCGGGTTGCAACGTGTCTTCGGAGAATAACTGATGGCGCTCCGTGACCACCGGGACGCTCGGGCCTCCCTCGGTCTTCACCACCTTGGCGATCTCGGGCATGTGGGGCAGTTCCCACACGAACCGGATTTCTCGCCAACCATTGTGATATTTCTCAGGGAGATGCCCGTTCCACACACACCACTCACTGTGGGTGACATACATGGGCCATCCGGCGTTTTTCGTGTTGGTCAGGTCTTTCTCGACCTGATATTCGTCGGCATACATCCCACCCGCTGAGGAGCCCGGTCCCGGGGGCTCATTATTGATTTTGGGCAGGCTCTTGTAGAACGCATTGAACGCAAACGGATCAGACCACTTCCCGTTGTCTCGCATCGTATGAATCGTGATCTCATTGGCTCCGCTATGATCAGCGGCTCCATACAATTCATCGAAGCTGTCTTGCATCTCTTCGTTCGTGGGATTCGCTCCCATCCCGCCATGCGCGGCATCAGGTGAGGACAACGAGAGTAAGAATCCTGCGGGCAACTTTGACCGCATATCCGTCCCCATATTTCGCACTTCTTGGGGCGTCCACTTATTCACTTTGAATTCGTTCGCGCATTCGAAGCTACGTATCGCTTCCCATTTTCCCTGTGAGGCGGCGATGATGCGATCCTGAAAGCGTCTTCGATCATCTTCCGTGGGGGTTTGATTTCTCCCGCCGTAGATGGTGCAATGAAGTTGCTTCCCCAGATTGCCCACCACGTCCAACATTTTCTTATAACGATTTTCCCAATCGTCATGAATGAACACGCCTGCATCGGTCCACACGTCCGGACTGCCGTGGCTTTGTCCCTCGACAGCGAGCATGACACGGAACACCGAAGGATTCATCTCTCCCAGAATCCAGTCCATGTTCTTCTTGGCTTCGTCGGGCCACTTGGCCAAGGCGGTCATCAAGCAGAACCACCCGAAGGCAATCGTGCAATCAGTTGCAGTCCCTTCGTGTGGCGTGCCACTGTCATAGATCGGCCATCCGCTGATATCGACGTAGACGTTACTTGGACGCCAAAAGGCGGGCGGAATCACTGTCCATGCGGGGCCAGCAGGAGCGGGATGCCCACCGGCACTTTGGATGATGTCTACACGCTCTCCGTTGGGCCATGCAAGGACATCATGCGAACAGCGTTGCTGATTCGGATAGGTGTAGCCTGCTTCGCCTGCACTCTTACTCAGCAAACCCACTCTCTCCGCTTTCATCTCCGGCTCGGCACACACCCACTGCAAGTACTCCCCACAGGCCGGAACCGAGTTGTATTGCAGGAGATAGGGTTTCGCCTGATTCACACGATCTACAACTTTTCGGCCAATTGTGGGGTCCATAGGCTCCTACGCGCTTTCTTCGATGAGCGATTGATACTCAGGGACGTTTGGTTTTTGGAGCTTGTCTACGCTCGCATAGACGCTCTGCGGAATCATCAAGACAGGAATCCGATACAGGCCCCACATCTCCCGGCGCATGGTCAACCCATACACGACTCCTGCGAGGGCGTCTGCACAGTCCTTACTGCCTCCGGGGGGATGATCGACTTTCCCGGTCTTCACGTCTTTTTCCAGCGTGAGAATTTCGCGATGGAGCTTCGGGTGGGTGGGGACGTTCAACCGCGCTTCATACACCGCTGTCTTGGTAAAGTCATAGGGTGGACAGGGCAACGTGTCCATACTCTGATGTCCGGTAATCAATCCCTGTTGCCGCAGAATTTGCTGACTGTCTGCGGACTGGAATTGATCGAATGTACACCAGACAATGTTCAGGCCCATCTTCTTCAGGACGATGATGACTTCGCGGATCTTGCCGAGTAAGATCTCGCAGTTCTTTGGAGGACGGATCTCTAACACACCATCGATCCACACCTCGGGCATGTAAGCGGGCTGAATGGGATCGCTCGATACGCTCTTAAAGCCTGAAACGGTCCCGATGCAGAGGCCCGCCGAATCCCCTGATAGAGCAAGGTCACAATGAGCGAACCTCGGGATATCAGGATTCCAGAAATTCTTCTTAAGAAGTGTGAGACGTGTCTCTACGAAGTCCACCACCGGTTGAGAGAAGATCGATTCTCGGGGCTTAAAGGCGTAGTGGACCTTTTCCACCTCTAAGAAGAAGGGGTGTCTAGCTAAAGTGCTCACCCCGGCGATCTCTCTCAGGGCGTTGATGATGTCTTTTTCGAATTCCTGTCGAAACTCATTGGGGACCGCGACACACAAGGCTCGCATGTCATCATTAACCGGTTCCCCTTTCTCTATGAAACGCGGCTTCCGGGTGAGATCCCCCACGAAGACCGCGAACCAGCCTCGGTTCCCGAAGTCCTCCGGCTTGATATCCCAGACGCGCTTATCGTATACAAAAATGGTGGGGTCTTTCTCAGCTTCAGCCACTTTCTGATCGGTGAACTGACCGGGGTACTTCTTACTAGACACCAGACAGAGTATACCGGGTAGCTTCCCGTTTTCCATGAACCGCGACTTGCGTCTTCGTGCAATCGAGTTGTAGAGGAGGATCGCTTGGTCATACGTGCCTTTATCCACGGCTACACGCGACTTCTCCACCACGCTCATGTAGTTCAATTCATCGATCAACCCGCCCATGACGTTCTGGCCGATGGCCGCTGTCTCAGTACCAGCGACCGGTACGACTTCAACGCGATTCGGAAACACAAGCCGACTATGTAGGCTTTTATCGAAGGGGTAATACTTGTTGAAATAGGGCGAGCCTTCAATCATGTGTCGAAAACGCTGATAATCCACACCTTTGGCTAAGTTGAGCGTCATACTCTGAAAGACGAGGAGAATTTCGGAGCTTGGGTCCAGTCCGAACTGTCCGTGGGGATTCCTCAGACACGAGAGCAGATACAACTGATAAGCGTTCGTGTACAAGGCGAGCGTCGTCTTCCCTGAGCCAATCCCGCCCGTCATAATCGCTTCGACATAGAACCCGTTGTTCAGTTCTTCTGCGGCGGCTAAGACCCCCGGGTAGATCTCGGCGGCTTTGTTCAGGTATCTCGGACTACAGATGAATTCTCGAATGCCTACGGGCTTCCACTTGTACTGGGCGTAGTCTTGGAGTTGCGTGGAAGGCGTGCCGCGTAGGGCTTCCTCGACATGCACCACGCTCTTGGCGTAGAACAGGGCGCGTTCTTGCGGATCGGCAATCTTCTGGCCGGTTTTCCAGATCTTAAGAGCTTCGTCCTTACCTAAGAACTGTTCAAAGTAAGCATAGGCTCGCGCATTGACCTGATGGAGGTGTTGCTCAGGGGTGGGGGGAGGCGCTTTGGGCTGCGCGAATTTGAGCATTAGAAGGGCAAGGGCACGTCTTCTTCTGTGCGTCTCACGATCAGCTTCTTCAGGGCCTGTCGTTGCATCATACCCGCAATGCGATGCTCTGCGATGATAAACGACTCTTTTTCTTTCTCGATGCCGATGTAGCCACAGTGCTCAGGGATACAGGCCATCGCCGTGGTCCCTGACCCTAAGAACGGATCGAGCACCACCCCTCCGGGGGGCGTCACGAGACGTATGAGCCAGCGCATGAGGGACAAGGGCTTCACCGTGGGGTGGGTGTTGCGTGCGCCTCCGGTGCGTCCTGATCCGGCTCTCGGACTGTTCAGACCATCCGTGCCATCTACGCGATCTGTCGCTTCGCCTCCGGTGCGTATAGGAAGATCCTCACAGCCGATATCACGTTCAGATCGACCGGGTTTGGCACAGTAAAAAAACCTCGACGCGCCTCCACTATCCAAATATCCTGTTTTGTGTTCAGTACGTTGTTCCGTCCCACCAAACATCAATCCACCCTTCGCTCCTCGTGTATGTCCATTCGCATTCCCTATCCATGGGGATACTCGTTCCCCCGCCTGTGCATTCAATTGCAACGCGGCTTCCTCATCGAGGATTACATTGGCAGGCCAGCGACCTTGGGGCTGGGTATACTGTTCAGGCGTCAAACGTCCATCCTCCCCGTACATTCCTGCGGCAACTGCTGATCGTTCTTCTCCCGAAACAGGAGTGCGTTTCCCACCGCTATATGCCCCACCATTCAAATTGTCTTGTGTTTCTATGCGACAGGCATCGATATTCAACGCTCCTGTGCCGTACGTCAAGACGTTCTCTGCTACGGTGCCACTGAGAGGTTTTCTCGCGAGGATGATCGGTTCCCATGCAGGTTTGAGTGCGGTACCCCATCCTTGCCATGGACCCTCATCATTCCCTCTCCCATTCCCCTGTTCGTCCATGAAGGATCCGGCTCCTGCACCAAATCCTTGTCCTGTGGGAGAATCGTCTGTACATCCACCTTTGAATTTCCCATGATTCGGGCTGGTAGGATCTGGGCCTCCCTGTGGAAATCCTTCTTGAGCTTTGTTGATAGCTTGCTGTACGTTCAAGCTCTTGGGGAAGCCTGTGCCATAGAGCCACATGAGACAGTCTCGGATCTCAAAATCCGCGTCCTCTAAGGCGCATGTCAAACGATGAAACGTGCGTGTCCCACCGAAAGCGAGGAGGTGGGCTCCGGGTTTCAGGACACGCCACACTTCCTCGGCCCATGCTTGATGCCAGTGCTGTTGTTGTTTCATGGCACTGACTTTCTGCTTGCTGGTCAACTGATCCCACTCTTTCCCCATGAAGCCTAAGCCATATGGGGGATCCGTCACACACACGTCTATTGAGTCTCGTTCAAACTCAGGAAGCACCTCAAACAAATCGCCATGATACACCCGGCGAAGGAGGGGAATGGGCTCGGGCTTCGTGGCGAAGATGAGCATCAGCGTTTGACGATGGAGTCAGGCACAAACGTCTGAGCCACAGCCACTTGTCCTGCGGCATCGGTGGTCGCCCCGGCGATCACAGTCGTGCGATAGAGATAGCCTGTCTCGACCTTCAGCTTCTCGGTGAAGTCTTGGCCGGGGATCTTCTCGGTGACTGTTTCCCACTTGGGCGTGTCTGCCATGGTGTTAGGGTCTTCCATCACTCACCTCTTTAGGAATGTGGCGGGCATCGAAAATCTGTTCAATCGTGTTGATCGCTTCGAAAATCTGCTTCTGCACCGAGGAGCCATCGGGAAGCGTAGTCGTCTGTGAGACTCCACGCATGGTGACATGGGCAGTGGGGCCTCGGAATTCGTCCAGCCCTAATTCGAACCGAAGCTTCTGTAGTTCAAGGAGGGTGTAGCGATACTCCCGCATGGACTCATTGATGGTTTTGGCGATGTAGTGATCGACAGGCGCGTCTTTGGCGGCTTCTAACTTCAGACGCTCTTTCGCTACCATCTTCAGCACACGAGTCCGCTGTATCTCCGACAGTTCTTGCAGGCGATCTGCGGTCGTGGCGACTGCTGACGTCATGGTGTGCAATTGAGTGCAAAACGTGATCCTAGCCTACAAGAGGCTCTTTGTCAAGGGGTTTGGCCCATCGTTCCAAAGATGCGTCGAATTTCTCTTGGCGAGCCACGATCTTGGCCTGATCACGAATCTGTTGGGCTTCCTCTTGGCGTTTGAGGAGCCTGCGCTGCTGTGGGGGGCTCAAAGGGCGTGGTGGGGTCATCCTCTCCTCCATCGGGCGTCTGCGGCCTTACGGGCGATTGTGGAGCGTTCTAGAGGGCTCAGCTTCAGGGCTCTAGCTGGGCCTCCCTTACGTCCCCCATTGACCGCCCCACGCTGCCTCTCCTCGGGGGTGAGGTGGTGGTTCAGGTGAGGGTAGAGGACTGGGCCTGTGGGGGCCTGTGGGGGGCTAGGAGGGGGCTGCTTGACCTGTGCCTGCTTGACCTGAGACTGCATGCGCTGGCGTACGGGGAGAGGGGTAGGATGTGTTCCTATCGGGATATGCTTGACCTGAGACTTCTCAAACTTCTCTGGCTGCTTCAGACGCTGTAACTTGGTCCACAGGGAAGGCGTAGGTTCATCGTCGTAATACACCCACTCTCCAGTACGGTCATCGAAGTAGCGTTCAGCCATGGTACTGGTAGATGGTTAGTCCGTTTTCTCAGCGTAGATGGTTTCTAATCTATCGAATTGTTTCTCTGAGAGCGATTTAGTTCGGTCAAATTGATCAGAGATACTTTCGAGGAATTGGTTTTCCCATGTGCTGAGACTCTTCTGGGGTGTTTGGAGAGCTTCCAGCATGTGTTTGATCAGTTCTGTTCTGTCGCTGCGTGGGTGGTGTGACATAGAATGCTGCGGGCCGATTTTTTTGGGAGTATTGGTGGCAAATGATGGCGATTCCGAGCATGTCTATCGGGGGGCTGTGGGGTTTGGTACACCAGCCTCGATCAGATAGCTCTCGCGTCCATCGATTATGCGCCCAGATACCCCAGTCCTTCTTCCAGTACTGGCAGTCTTCACAGCAGGGCATTCGTATAGCTGTATCATAGGTGTGTACGGGGTGTCAACCCCATCCATCGTCATCCCCTGTGACCTCAATGGGTGGTTGATAATCGTGCTGCCCGAAACTATCAGCCATAGCGCGTGCAATTTGCGGTGACTCCTGACGGTGAGCGGCGAGATAGGCGGCTTCTCTTTGGGCGGCACGTTCAGAGGCATCCAACCCACGGTCATGTGTCGCTGCTCGCGCCTCCCATCCCTTCTCAAACCACACCCGCGCGATCTCCGGCTGGGGAGACGCCTCCGGGGCGGCGAGGGCGGCTACTTCGTGCGCTAACCTCATCGTGTGCAGGTTCTCAACGTAGGCGCGCAATTCTCGTAGCCAGCGGAGCCATGTCAGGCGACGATGCCATGATAGTGACATCCACCCTGTTTTCTTCTGCTTGTCGCCAGCAGCCTCAACCTCCCCGATTAACGCATCGAAGGCCCGCATGGCGTCTTGGCTCAGCAGGTTGCGCTCTCTGAGCCGCTGAGACGAGGGCTGTTCAGCCATTACTCAGCCGTTTCCACATCCTCGGCGCGTGAGCCTTTGGGGCCTTGCGTAGGGGTAAAGGTGACCTGTGTATGGTCGTTCAGGTCATCGAAGGTGTTGTTGCGGACAGAGCTACGATGGAAAAAGTACTCGGTCCCATCGGAGCCTCGGATGAAGCCAAAGCCTTTGTCCGACACAATACGAATAACCGAGCCGGTGAGTCGTGGTGCAGCCATTAGACGAAATCTCCAATTTTCTTGTCGGTCGTGATACGACGGAAGTACAGGTGCCCCGGGTACATATGCTCGATCATGACTTTGTGATCGTCACAGAGGCTCATGGCTCCGGTCGGTTCATTCGATCCCTCGGGCCGCTTTTGGAAGGCAATCATGGTGGGTTCTTCCATGCAGCGGGCAATCGGTTTGGGACCGAACGTGGCGAGGGTGGTGTTGGGCCACTCACACTGGCACTGGCCCATATCGGGAGGAGCCAGTACGTGAATGACCGGATCCGTATCTTCTAGGCCCCGCTCCATGTAGAGAATGATGTTGGTTTCGGTACGCCGCGTACGAGGAGCCAGCGTGGTGAGGGTATCGATGAGATCATCATTCTCTGGAAGGGGATCATCATCAATCGGGTGTCGCTTACTGGGTTTACGCTTGGCCATGAATCACTCCCTTGTGTGCAGTTGATTGCAAAAAACGTTTTGATGGTGCCACCCCTTCAGGTCCAGCAATTACGGGTGGAAGGACGCCATAGGATATTTCGCCCCCTGTATCGGTGGTCTAGGATGCTTCTTGTCGGCAAGAACCATTAAGGGAGCCACCCTACCCTATGGCGCTGGTATTTGAGCACACCATCAAAAAAGCGGGGAGGTACGAGGTATGATCACTCCCTCGTACCTGCTCAGCACCACCGTCGTGGTGTCCCCTCTGAGCATTTCCGGTTTGCACGCGACTCGTTATGGTCATTGCTTCGGCGTGGTCCACATGACATGCTGGGTGTTTTCAGCCGTGCTAAGGGATTCGGTGTCCGTGGTCAGACACAACCGGAACCTACTGTTATGCGTTACTCGCGTGCCCTTACGCTTTCAACTTCAAAAACTCTTTGATACAGGCCGCACACGTTACTCTATCAAAGGGCGGTTCACTCACCCACCGATGACCTTCCGGCCACTCATTAGGTGTGCCTTCCATGCCACACAACGTACGACCATATCTCAGGATATGAACAGTCATTCGTCTAAGTCTTCAGGCTGTTCTAACGCGACACGTCGATCTTCTTCCGTCCAGCCCGGTTTCTTGTTCAACTGCTCTTGCTGTTCGATAGTGGCTGGGGATCGTCCTGAACGACCATACCACTCTTCTCGCTGAGTGACACAAGAATTCCAGATCGCCAGACACGACAGGAGGTAATGCGCCAATATGAAGTCGGGCGTATTGCTGCCGTTCTCCTGACTGTATCTGTTGATGATATCTTCCAATGCCTGTTCGAACGTAACTGGTTCTTTGATTGGTCCCGGCTTACTTGGATCGTAATCCATATCTCAGTACCAAATGAAGGTCGTTTCCGTCCAGTTTACTTCCTTGCCACCTGAACACAGCGCCATGAGGTACTGGGCGTAGGCATGGGCTTCTGCGGACTTGAGCAACATGAATCGAAGACCTTCCCCCTCATGCCACTCCACACTGGTCAGATGAAACTGTCGTGTGTGTTCTGGTTGCGCTTGACCGGGGATGATACCTGCTCGGACTTCCCATGAGGCTTTCAACTGTGGCATTACGCTCCTACTCCCCCATTCCACCGGAGCCAATCCAACAAGTACTTGGTGTGCGTGGGTGACGCCTGCACCGATGGAGGAATGAACTGCTGAATGATCTGTTCGTCGGTCGCGTCCCTGAATCCCCACATATCGGGGAAGCCGAGATAGTTATGTGCGCCCCAGCCATATTTCAGTGAAGGGGCTGGCGTACCCTTGGAGAAATCTTCTAACGTCGCCCAATCCTGTAAGCGCCACCAGAGGTACGCCCCGAAATAGGCTGCGTCGTCACTCGTAGGAATAGGGTCCGTGGGGCGTCCCACACGGAGCCTGCACAGCCCATGCTCCCCCACACCAGCCGTCCACAGGCCCCCCTTGGGATCGACAGCCACGAGCCATGGATAATGGGGGCCGTCTGTGTGGTCCCGTGGTCCCCAGCCATTGGGGTGTCTGATGTCATCGTGACCAAAGACCCATTTCGGATCCCCACCTTGTGGGGGAATCCATGCGAATTGTTCGTTGAAGCGAATTTCGCCTAGCTCACCATCCGCAAACGAGCCCGTGACCGAACACCAATACATCCCGTCCTTCGGGCCAGTGTGACCCCAACGATCTACATCCATCCATTGCCATGAGCGATTGTTCGGGGCAAATTTGGTGACGATGATGTTCTGCCCGCCCGCCCACTCCACGAAAGAGGCAAGGAGGTTCGCTTGGCCTGTGGGTCTGCCATCCTGCATGTGCAGACGACGGATGGAGCCATAGCCCATGTCCAATACGATAAGGTTGCCCTGTGAGTCCACACGAAGCGTGTAGGGCACATACAGGTCAGGGTTACCACCCGGGAGGGTGACAAAGTTGCTCAGCTTCCGATTCTCCATCCGGTTGTAGGAGTTGTGCTGCTCGTCGTACATGGCCTCCATTCGCATGTCTGTGGCTCCGGCTTGAGCCAGCCGTGCCGACATACCGGGGTGACCGAGCAAGGTGGTCACCACCCCATCACGAGTCACCTTGCGAATGCAGTGGTTATCCTGATCGGCCACATAGAGCGCATCACTGAGGGGATCAAAGACCAGTGAGCCCGGGCCTTTGAATCGCGCTTCTATGCCGGTCCCATCGGCATAGCCCCATGTGTGTGCGGGATCACCCGCGAACACAGACACAGTGGCATGCCAGTGGATGCGATCTTCGATGGACACCTTCCAAATGCAATGGTCATGGAAGCCCACCACGTACCAGATATTTTCATCCTTGGGGTCAATGGCGACATCAAGGGGCAGTCGAAAACCACTTTGGTTCTCATACTGGCCGGAGAGCCAGTGGCCCCGAAGCTCCATGTTCTGCTTGATGGTCTGCCATGGCTTGAGAATCCAGATGGGATCCTTATCAGGATGCACACGCCATCCGGCAATCGTGGTGAGATGCCCATCTGCTGCCATGTACCGCAATGGCCCGCCCGCTTCGACAAAGGCAAAGCCACCCTTCGAATCAATCTGGCCTGTCACATAGGAACTGCACCAGCCGACACCACGAGGACCATCTTTGAAGGGGAAATGACGTTGACCACCCCAACCAAAGGCGGTACCCGGGCTGGCTCCATTGCCTGTGTTGTCATACAGTCCACGCGCATCCTCACCTCCAAATTTCGGAGGGAGGCACCGCACAAATTTCATCTTTTCAGACGGTGACCCATCAGGCTCCTGCCACCACATGGGATGGGCCATAAACAGGTTGGAATGCGGAGCCATTTCATCGTTGTAAAGCCCGACCTGATCAAACGGTGGAAGGTTCGGTGCCCATGCGCCACTCGTGGGATTGATAGGATAGCCTACGAACCGGCGATCCGCCACGTTGACGTACGTAGCTCCCGGTCCCATACGAGCACTGTTGACCGCTGAATTGCGATTGCGGCCATTGTTGGATTCGGTGCCATCATCATCACGCGCAATGCACGGCACCGTAGAATTCGGGGTGGAGCCATGCACATGGATATGCACATAGCACGGATTCGGTTGAAACATCATGTCCTTGGGCATGACGTCCAGACTGAGATCGTGAATCCCTGTGGTCAATCCTGCGGCGTGGATCTGCTCATACGTCAGGGTGACTGATGCCGCCTCGGGGATCGTGGTCCACTCGGTGAGGGGGATACCACGAAGCACGTAGCGCACCTGATACCCGGGTGGCAAATCCGCCAGTGCAATATTCAGTCGATTGGGAATCTCAGTGTGCTCCGACCATGCCAGCAATTGCAGGGTGACAGAATCCCCCGGCATATGCATGTGGACCCAGAACGGATCCGTATTTTCGTTGTTGTTCGTGGCTCCCTCGGCCTTGATGGGTTCCAACACATACGTGGCATAAAAAGAGGGCCACGATGCGATCTCCACGGGGGGTTCGATGGGTGGCTCTATGGGTGGCTCGATGGGTGGCTCGATGATGACTGAGGCTTCTACGGTAATCGTGGAGGACGCAGCGAGGTTCCCACGGCGAGCAATCACCGTGGCACGTCCCACTGCTAAGCCTTTGGCTAGTCCATCACCACTCACCGACAGCACACGGACATTCGAACACGACCACTTCACCCCACCACTGGGTTCTGCAATCAATTGCACCATGTCCCCAACGTGAATGTCCGCTGTGATGGGTGACACGATCAATGTGGGTTCGGCCATACGATCTCCGGCACTATCTTACAGGACTGACGGTCAGAAGGCTCAGATATTTTTTGGCGTCTGTGAAATCCCACCGGAAGGGGAAACGCTTCAGCCTTCTGTATTACCTCTCGGAACGGCTAGGCGAGCGACCTTCCTACCGTCAGTCCTTCCGTGGCCACACTGGATCGTGGCGCAAATGCTGAATGTTCTGCACTTCTTGAGGGAAGTCATCGAGCTTCGCGGCGATAGCCTGCTTACTGATGAGTGAGGTTTTGATGCCTGCTCGATTGGACACGAGCACTTCATCACCATACTCCCCCACCACGTAGACTCTCTCATTACTGTGGAGACGGTACCAGCCTGCTTCCATTAGTCTTTGGCCTTGGTAAACAGTTCGTAATAGCGGTCGTACGTCTCGCGGTATCGGCTATACCATTCGACACTGTAATACGCGCCGAAGATCACCACAGCCGCAATCACACTCGCCAGTGTATCGTTCATGAAGGGAACACAGATTTCTTGGAGCCTTGTCGCAATTCACGAAACTCTAAGAGGGCGGCTCCTGCGGCATCCTCGGAGAGCCCCAGCTTCTGGCTGAGGAATTGGAAAATCAGGGTATCACTGATGGCGGCTTCAATGGCCTGCGAGAGCATCCCATGAATCTCTCGGGCCTTGGTCACATCCATCTGGGTCTTCTCGCGATTGAGCGTCATCTCCACCACACCTTGCTTGGTACGGTGGCTGAGGATGGTAGCGAATTCAACAGAATCGTACCCATCCTCCTTGGGAGCCATGAGGCGCGTCAGTTCCTTGCGTGCAGAGGCAACCACTGCGGCCCGCCCGGGTTGGGAAGGTCGCAATGATTGCTCCACGTCTTTCAGCATGTCATCCAGCGACGGCATCACGCCTCGACTGGGGTGACCGTGATATCGAAGTGCGGAAACTTCTCCGCAATGCGCTTCAGGAGGGGTTCGAACCCCGTGGCATCGATCACGGCGTCGAGGTCGAACGGCTTGTTCACGTCCGTGGTGCCACCCACGTATCCCGAACAGATGTTCTCCAACGCTACCGTGTCGAATTCTGTGTGAAGCTCACCCTTGGCCTTCGACATGGCTTGCGTGACGATCTCGGCCTGATCGGGCTTCAGCTTGAACACCATCTTGACCACTTCATCGGTGGTCTTCGCGGTCTTCTCGCCGCCTTCGGTGGGCTGCTCGGCCTTGATGACCGCAATCAGTTCGATCACCGACAGCTTCTCGGCCTTCTCGACCCACGAGTCCACGGTGTCGAGGGTGATGACTGGGGCAAGCTCCTTGATCTTCGTCCAGCCCAGATGGCTCAGCTTGTCCCACGGAATCATCTTGGTGACAAGGTTATCGTAGATGGAGATGAGGTAGCGTGCCTTGCGGCCCTTCATCTTGTACTTTTCGAACACGAAGTCATCGAACGCGGCAAAGCCTTCGAACCACGAATTGTCATTGATGAGCTTGAGAATCCCGCCCATCTTGAAGTAGTTCGTATCGATGTTGTCGGCCAGACGCTCGGCCTCGTTCAGGGCCTTCGTCTTCGTCAGGCTCTCGACTTCGTGTGCGATGTCGAGGATGAGATTTCCCGTCTTCTCGACCTTCTTCTTCCCGATCACGGCGGTTTCGGGTTTCGTCTCGGTGACGACCGCGCCTTCAGCCGTTGGTGTTTCCACTGGTGCCATGCAATCCCTCGCTTTCAGTCTCTACAGTGTGCCACATGAGGCACAGATTTGTCAAATGTTTTCTACGCGGTCACGGCTTCGGGCTCGGCCTTGGCCTTCTTGACCTTGGTCTTCTTCGGGGCGTCGGCGTCAAAGGCCACGCCCGGGTGCGCCTGCTGCATACGGGCAAACTTGGCGTCCAGAATGGCCTCCGGTGCCTTCCCCGTCACGTCGAAGCACAGACGCCAGTAGACGTCCACAGCGGCACTCAGGAACGAGCGCATCCCGTCCATTCGCTCGGTGTCCCGCTGGGCCTCGGCCTCGGCATCCACCACGTCCACGTCCCGCTCCTCCTTCACGCCACCCTTCTGAGGCATCGTGACCATCTTCTTGACGCTGACCGTCTGGGGAGCCGCGAACAGGCTCTGCTCGGCCAACTTGAGGAGATCCGTGGCTACGCTGTCCAACTGAAGCAACGCCGCTGATCGCGTGCCCACGAGCTTCGACTTCTTGGTGCTCGATGGCATCTTGGTCTTCAGCACACGACCCAACACGGTCAGGTCGTAGCCGATCTCACCGAGATCCCTGAAGGCATCGTCCTTCATCTCCTGCGTCTGCTGTGCGCCCAACAGATACTGCCCCATGGTCTGAAGCAACTGACCGGTGTGGCTCTTGAGCGCCACCGTGGCCTGTGCGATCTGTGTGCGTGGTGTGCTCTTAGACACCGTGCGAAGCGCCAACTTCGTAGCCTTGACGCTCAGTGTCTTGGTAACTTGCCGTCGAAATGTTCCGATCTGCATCCTCTTCCCCTTTCCACTCCTTGGACTTCTCGCCCAATTTTCAAACATGGTCAGTCTAGCGTTTTTCAAATCTCATTGTCAAATAGAAAATTGCTCAAACTGGTGAATTTTCCCAGCCCACTGTCACCCCTTTGACAGTGAGGATGTTATGCCACCCTAGCTGAGCCATTTGCGCCAGTGCAAATGCATCCACGATATCGTGCGAAGCACTCGCAAATCCCCAACGTATCTTGACCACGGACGCCATTGTGTCTTTATCAGCCTTCCCAGAGCCTGTGGTCCACTTCTTCAGGACCGTGGGAGGCACCTCGACCCATGATACCCCTCGTTCACGGAGCATCATGCGAATCACGGTGCCCACCTCGACCAAGGTCACGAATGACTGAATATTTTTGCAATATGCGTACCTCTCGATGGCAGCGAAGGAGGGATTCCACGCATGGAGAAGACTGGCGATATTGTTGGCAATCAATTGCAGACGCAAGAAGCCTCGTTCATTGGGGATTTCCAGTGTCTTACCACGATCCTCACCATCACCGACAAGGGCTAATCCAGTGCAGGTAGCCGCGTCAATTCCCATGGTACGCACTACGCTGTTCCCCACGCTCTACGGTTAGCCGCTTGTTCTTTCGGGGTTGCCCATCGACAATTCCCCGGTTCATAATTACCATCTTTATTTGGGTAACGATCAATCGACTTACCAGCAGGCCGTTCTCCCATATCAGTCAAGAAATTTTCAAATTTCTGCCATCTGACACAAACACTTACGCCTCTGCCACCCCAATACTGAAAATTTCTCCAACTTGGATAGCGGCAACGCTTAATCATAGACGACCATGAACGGTAGGTCGGGCTACCTGTTTGCCCATGAGTCTTGGGCAGATATGTTTTCGCTGAAGCTGCTGTGCTACACGTCTTACAAGACTTTGCGTAGCCAGCATTCAACAATCGAGTTGTAACAATACGCTTCTCTCCACAAACACACTGACACAACCATTGAGCACTTCTCGCAGAAACACCAACAAAAGCCACAACAACTAGCTTATCGAACGTTTTACCGTTCAAATCTGCTCTCATTCTTCCACCGTCGTTGTCACCATGATAGTGGCTGCGCTAAATAACTCACGAACCGGCTGACCACAGGGGCACCACCAGTGCTCCTGTCCCTCTTGCCGCAAGAACACTTCCCATGCTACTCGGGCGGTTTCGATGTTGTCGGCGCGTTCATAGAACGAGCGCCACATGAATTCCACATCCACAAAGCGTAACTGGCGATGTCGCCATCGTCCCCACCATGTGCAGTGCTGCAAGTCTTTCATGCAGGAACCACAGGCTTACCTGCGGGGAACTGGCCTGAAAAACACTTAGCGCACACACTACACTTCTTGGCGATCTTGTCGAGAGCGGTCATGCAGATGCCGTGCGGCATGATCTGGTGCTCACGAAATGCCTTGAGTCGTTGCGCCCGAACCAAAAACTCTTGAAGGTCGTCATCGTTACGCTTGACCACAAACTCTTTGAACGGAAGGATCTCATTCCACTCCGCGTTCATTTTGCCATAGCCTCGACTGACATACAATACCCGAGCTTCAGTAAGATTGATTTTATCGCGATAAGGATGGTGCGAATGATCCAAAAGAAACAGATAGAGATTGGTACGAAGCCGGTGCTCCGGCAGGGGAGCCACAATTTCATCGAATTCGTTCGGGGCCATGATCTTGACTTCCGTCACGATCAATTGCGGAGCACCAATGTTGAACAGCGCATCAATGCCCCCTTGGATGCCATAGTCTGGGGCCTCAACCACCAGTTGAAGATGCTGCCATGAGTGCTTCTGGGCCGGGGAGCACCAGCCATTGGGCTTGGGCACCATCGTCTTGTGGATGCCACAAAACCGGCAACGCCAATTCCCAATAACCGCATCACCCGCCCACTCCTCCACGAGCAAACGTTCTGTGGCTGAGCCCAGCGAGTAGGTGACCGCAAGGGCTGTGGACAGCATCTGCGGGGCGGGATCCTTATCCAACAAATCAAAGAACGCCCATTTGCGTGGGCAGAAATCACTCTTTGTCACATCAGAGGCATGGAGCGTCTTCATGGACCGGCTAGGCTCCATGCCCCCGAGCGTCTGCTTCAACGCGCCAATGATGGACTGCTTGGGCTTCTTCGCCTGATGGATCGCGTTACGGAGCCACGACGTCATGAGTCTATCCCGTCAATCCACCACACATGACCACCACCAAGACACCGAAACTTATGGTCTTCATACGCGCCATCATTCGACTCCCATGTTTGCATTTGTACGGGATGTCCACAGGGTAGATTACTGAGAGGCACAATATGATGACAACGCTCTGGCACATCTTTCCACTCATCAAATGTGCCTTCACTTTCCTTCATTGGACGGAAGTGAGTCATTCGACAATTCCTCAAAAACCGCGAGGGGTACCACCACCCACTCCGCATACTGTCGCAAGCGAGGTTTGCCTTGGTTGTCCACGAAGGACAGGACCACTACAGGGTATTGCCCATGCTCCAAGGCTTCTTGTGTAATCTTCACCAGCCATGCCAGTTCAATCGCCATGGTCTGGGTGGTCGTGCTTTTCATCTCCATCCGAACGCCTGTACGACTGGCATCGGACTTGGCTCCTGCCATCGCTCCGGAATTCGGATGGAGACGTGCCTTCATCTGCTTGGCTACGCGGTTTTCGGACTTCTTGCCATGCGCGTTCTTCCCCGCCTTGGCCAACCGATCAAGGTAGGGATTGCTCAATCAGATTCCCTGATACCACTATCAATAGTGGCCTTACGGGCATCCTCACGAGTTTTCTGAGCGGGCTTCTCCACCACCACTTCAGGATGCCCAAGAGGATGAGGGCTCTCAGAGGCTTTGGACTCGGACTCGGTGGTTACTTCGTTCGCCGTGTCAGTCGGGGTGCCGGTCGGGTTCTGTGCGGGTTTCTTCTCGTCCATGGGTCTGCTCCTCGCAATAGGGACAATCACATTCTTCGGGACGGAGATGGTTCAATTCTCGTGAGGGATAAGCGTCCAACACCTTCCAGCCACGAGGACACATGCATCCTCTACCACAGCGTGGGCACATATGGACTCGTCTACGACTCATGATGGGTCTACTTCACTTTCGGGGTCATTGAACACGACAGCCTTGATCGCCCACATGGCGGTCTGTTCGTTGTTAGTGATAGCGATGGACTGGTGACGACTTGCTGGGCAAACTTCGCGAATCAGTTTCTCTCCCTCTGAGAAGTGCTCCCGAAGGCGATTGATCGCACTGAGCCCAGCGGGACTGGGCTTGTGATAGGCGTACGGCTTATCAATCATCGTCATCATCCTCTGCAATTGACTGCACGGTGACAGGCGTCCCGGGCGGCACGTCCTTGGGTGAGTAATCCGCTTCTTCCACCAACAACAACTTGTCCTTGTACTGCTCCAACACCATGGCTTGGAGTTGCGACTGGAACACCTTGTCCTTGTAATACTTATCCGAAACAGCACTCAATGTCGCAAACCACATTGGGTCGGAGCTAACCTCGACTCCATGCACCATCCACCCGCCTTGGCTCCCCTTCGCCTTCTCCAAGAGTCCAAAGGATTGCAGATGACCCTTCACCATCTGAAAACTCTCTGTTTCGCCCACTTCTAAATCATCATGGGCATGGACACAGAGCTTGAAGTCAAAGGCGACCGCTCGCACGGGCACCTTGGCCTTCTTGATGGTCACCCCGGTGTCTTTGAACATTAGGGTGTTAGAAGCTTTATCGATGATGTTGGAGGCTCTGAAGCGCACTCGGAGGCTGGACAGAAACTTCTGAGCCTCACCCCCCGGCATCGTCTCCGGATCCCCAAACTTGACGCCGGGATTGTAGCGCGTCTGATTGATGAGGATGACACAGGGATCATGGTCCCGCTTCTGCTCCTCGCAGAATGCCACCATGAGTTTGTTCACCATGCGCTTGATAAGGAGGGCCGATGTGCCAATGTCGTAGTTCTCAACGCTTTGGGCTATCTCCTTGGAAGCGATGAGTCCAGCCATTGAATCCACCACCAGAATAGCCACATCATCAGCCCTAACGAGAGAATCAGTGAGATCAATGGCTTCTTCGCCATAGCCTGCTTGCACCACCAGTAACTCTGCGGTGTTGACACCCATGCGTTCGGCCCAAATGGGATCGAAGCTCTGCTCAATGTTAACCCAGACGGCTTTGTTACAGGGTGGGGGTTGCTTCTGGGCACTAGCAACAGCACGAAGGGCCACGTTGGTCTTGTTGCTGGACTCCGGCCCATACACGATGCTGTAGCGACCACAGGGGAATCCCCCGCCCGTATAGAAGTCGAATTCGAAGATGCCCGTAGGGAGACGACGAACAATGGGGATCTTATTCCCGGCGACAATGACTTTTTCGCCTTTGTCTTTACGAATACTCGCAAGAACCGTATCCAACGAGCCACCAAGAAGCCGTGGTTCAGTTTTCTTCTTGAGCGAAGGACTGCTGGCCACCACAACGTCTTCTTCTATCGTGGGCACCACCTTGGGTGTTGCTTTGAGGGTCAGGGCCATGATTACTCCTTGGCAGCTTTCACGGCCTCTTCAATCTTCTCGGATACCCACTCGGTGGCGTATTCATACGCCTCATCCAGCGTTTCCTTGGTGCAGGGCACGGTGATGGTCACCCCCACTCGGGCAGTTTCGTAGTTCCCGAGATTGATCACCCGTCCACCTTCAACTGTGATGGACATACCATTGGTGTACACCCCGGGGTGAAGGGTCTGTGACTCCGGCGTAGACTCGGCAATCACCTTGCCCGAGACAACTTTAGAGGTGATGGCCATGCCGGTAATGGGCTCCGTTTTGAGATGTGTACCGTAGTCCACTCCGAGAGTAGTCTTAGAAAGAGACGAAACATCTTCGTATCCAGACACAAATTTCAGCGGCATTTCCTTCCACTCCTTGGACAACGATAATTGGGTGAGGCCCGGATTTTGACCGTCCACGTCGGCAAGAACGCTTTCAGTCTCCCGATTTGCCCCACCCAACCTTGTTACGCCCAGTTCGCATACACCAGTCCAATCACCCCCTCTAGGGCGGGCTTCTTGGACTCGGTGACTCGGCCCCCATGCTCAAAGAAAAACAGTTGGAGCTTCTTCAGTAATTCCACCTGTTCATGGCTGAACCACAGACGGCCATCTCGACGGAAGGGTTCAGGGAAATAGTTCTTCCGTCGCCATTCGCGAAGCACCCACACGGTGATATTCAGCGCCTGTGCGGCATCGCTGAAGGAGATGGTGGGACCATCCACAATCACCGTTTCCTGCTTCTTGTTCTCCCGCTGCTGGCGGCTTCGCGCCAAGGCGGCAGACCGATAGGCCGGATCTTCCCGATACCGCTTCGCTCGCTTGCTCGACAACCGGGCGCGGTTCTCCGCATACCATGCGTCCCAACTGAATTTCTTGCTCTGTGGGGACTCTTCCGTTTTGTGAAAAATCAACATACCAACCATCTCCCTACACCTTGACCACTTCGGCTCCGATTCCATAGTATTGCTTGAGCCGTGCATGGTGAAATCCTTGAAAGATGGCGTCTCGGTCTACTAAGTCCAGAATCACCGGCTGCTTCTTTCCCTCGACAGTCCGTAGGATGCGTCCTATCGTCTGTTTGATATCAGCCCGTGGAGTCGCCATCACCAGCGTATCCCATTGAGGGACATCCGTGCCCGTTGAGCACATTTGGTAGGTGCCGAGCACCACTCGTCGCTGCTTCGTGTGCGACAACTCTATCTTGGACATACCGCCCACATAGTACCCTATATCTTGTCCCGGGATCCCTTCGTTTGTCAAGATCTGAAACAGGCGGTTCAGATGGTTCTCTCGCAAGTCAGACACCACCAATGTCATGCGTCCACTCTTGTAGGACTGCAAGACGAAATTCGCAATCTCCATGTTCCGGGTATTGGAGGCCGCAATGGCTTTGGTGACCGTCATCATGCGACCCGGCTTGTAGGGAATGGGGACTTGCTCCCATGAATCCCCCACGAGTTTACGCCGGGTGGGAATGCACCATCCGGTCTGACGCACCAGCACCTTCGGCTTCGTTTCAAGGATCTTCCCCTTCGACATGATGGGGCCGATATGCCAGTGCAAAAGTTGCGTCTTCCCATCCTTGCGAGTCGGGGTGGCACTGAAGCCGAGACGATACTTCGCGGGGAACGTCTGACAGACGCGAATGAAACAATCAGCGGCCATGGAGTGGACTTCATCCAAGAGCATCAGGCCGAAAGAGCGAACCATGTCAGGCGGATACTTCCCCTCGATCATCAGCGATTGCACCATCCCCAGCACAAATCGCTTGCCTTCCCACTCACAGATCTCGCCTTGCACTCTCCCGATCATGGAGGGAGGAATCTTCAGGATCTTGGTCAGAGAGTCATACCACTGATGCATCAAGTCTTCTTTGGTCACCACGATGAGCGTGGGTTGACCGAAGCTGGCCGCGATATACCCACCGACGACGGTCTTGCCCCAGCCTGTAGGGGCATCGAAAATGTGACTACGTTCGTGTTGGAGGGCCTTGAGAGAGGCAAGGGCGAGCTTGGCCTGCTCCTCGTTACGGGGCGTGAAATGGCACGGTACGGGCTTGGGAACATACGCTGTCCGGTAGTCGGAGGGTGGAGGGGCGTAGGGCACACTCTCTCGGGGCACCAGTAAGGTGTTACCCACCTTGATGGACCCGACCACCGTGTCACCATACGTTGATTCAAAGGTATAGAAATGCTCTAGCGCCTCGGAATACGGATAGCGCGACATGGCCGCTGTCAGCACCGGTAATTGTGTCGTTACAAACCCCATACTACATCACCGCTCCATCGGTGGTTCAAGAGGGTGCATCAAGACTAAGATCACGCGGACCAGACGCAACCTTTGGCATCTGACACACCCCCTTGAATATCGTCTTACAGATCCTTGCTATAGTCTACCGGCGTGCCGGGGGTGCTGCCCCCGCCCTTAAAAGGGATATCGGGATCAGACACCTCTGCTTTCGATGCCGACGATACCAGCTTCCGCAAATCACTCCCGTTGCGGAACACAATCTCCGCTTCATAGTCTGCCGGGGTGAAGTTGGTCACCGTGATCTTGGTGTTGGTCTTGGGATCGATCTTCTCGACCGTGTACAGCTTCTGAAGGTCTGCGATCTCGTGCTTCTCCACGAAGTCGAACATGCTGCCCACGGAGGCCGACATATCCCCGACCCGGGAGGCGTCGAAGGTGCAACCCGCAAGGCCCTTCCGCTTGATGGCGTGCTTGTTCAGCAGTTCGAACGTCTGGGTCTTGGCTACCAGCAACTTCTTCTGGTCCTTCCAGACCTTCGTCTTGTCCTTGCTCTGAATCTGACGATGATCGATGATGGTGAACAGGGCAATCAACGCGGGACGATCACCCGATTCACAGATGGGGCACTTGTCGTCCAACTCAGGCGACGTCTTCTCGGGGCACACGAAGAAATTGCCCCACTGCCCATGGAGAAATAGGTTGTGCTCGTAATACCGGGGTGGAGTCAACACCCCATCCGGCCCGAGATCCCCATCAATGAACGTGATCCGTGCCTCTTCTTTCTCCTTCATCCAGAAGCGGAACATCTTGCCTTGCTCTTGTTTCCGCTGTTCGGCCTCGGCTGCGGCTCGTTGAGCCAATTTGGCGCTTTCTGCGCCAGTCTTGAGGAATTTGAACGCCATTCGCTCTCCTTGTGGTCCTTACACTAGACCCTTGCACATGGTAACACGGGGACAACGGTTTGTCAACTACCTAGTCATTGCACTCAATTGCATAGTCGATTCGGTCCTTCAGATAGGCCACCCCACAGTCATCGGGATCTTTCGCCCCCTCATCAATCCAAATATACCGATACTCCAATCCTAGCTGCCGACAGTGCTTGGCATACACCAGCGTGCTTTGATATCCGGCCTCGTCACGATCTGGGATATGGATCACCCGACCACAATCTCCAAGCTTCCTCATCTTCTCGATAGTGGGTTTCGCTGTGAGAGCCGCCACCGTCTTCGGAAAGGCTTGCGCGGTCTTCCACAAATCGAACTGGCCTTCGACCACCACCACTGGCCCATCATGGTTCAGCACCTGTTCGCCATACCACACGAGACGTGCATTGTTCACCCCTTGGAACGTGTAGTCATGGTGCTTGTGCGGGGCGTCATCATGGATAGACCGACCTCGGGCACCTGCCAAACGTCCAAACACATCCCAATAGGGACACACGATCATCTGCCGCTTGGGATCATATCGAAGGTTATACACCTCCAACGTTGTAGGACTGATACCCCTCGATGCCAGATAGACAGCGGCCTCGGCCACCCAAAAGGCCCGTTGGAAACTTTCGAGCCAGTACGGAGGCCACTCAATGAAGGGCTGCACCGTCTGAGTAAACTCTCCATAGGGCGGCAAGGGAGTGACATACTCTTCATCCGTCAACAGCGCATGGCACACCGCAAAGTCGTAGTCCGGAGAGTTATGACTGTATAGCTCGATGCACTGCACCAGTTCTTCCGCACTCCCCTGCCGACACGCGAAACACAGGAAGTGACTGCGGCCTCCCGGGGTGATACTCACGCCGAAAGAGGGATTACTATCCTTGTGTCCTTTATGAGTCCAGCGAGCCAAGGGACATGTGGACTCGATCCATCCATTGTCCTTCACTCGTATCTGTGACACGCGGAGTGCCGTCAGAAATGCCACCACTTGCTCAGCCGTCATTGACCTTTCAATGCCTCCTTCACATACTGTAATCGTTTGGTCGCTTCAGAGCGTCCAAAGTTTCCCGCGTAACGGATGGCCATCTCTAGGTGCATGCAGAGGCCACACCATGGACCTTCGCCATTCACCTTGGCCGCTTTAGTGACCACACACTTCACCTTGGATTCTAACTCCATGCAGTCCCACCCCTGCCCGCAGTGCTGACAGAGGTGGGTGTGCTTGGTGCTCTTAGGCTTGTGAATCAGCGCCATCGTCAGGGATGAAGTTGTCGTCAAAATACTTCTTCGACACCAGCCACTGATCCGTATGGTTCTCTGGGTTACGGGCGATCATATCACCTTCCTTCGGAGAACCGTTTGCCGCATCCACATGCGACACACTGGTGCCTGTCATGTCTTCGCCCACCACGTACGGACGAAGCTCGCCACCCTTTTTGTGATACTTCTTGAATTCGTCTGCCATGTCCACTCCTTGGTTACAACCACGTCTCAACAATCACAGGGTCATCTAACTCCTCTCTCGGGAAACAGATGGTCCCGACTGGCACTTGTTCTCGGGCTTCAGCGAGGGAGTCGCACACACACGCACACAGATGCCAGACAAGTCCGTCATCCGTCACGTCCCACTGACGAATGACGTAGTGGTTGGGGAAATCGAGTGGACGACAGTAAATCGTCCACCCACACATTCTCTCGTCGTCTGCCATTCAACTCTTGAATATTTGGTAGCCGGGGAAACAGTATTGGATCACCACGAGCACGACCAGCAACACGATCAACGCATACACCACCCCACCATAGGGGGCGAATCCAGCCCACGCTGGTAAGGCCAGCACGGCTCGGACCACTCCCATAAACGCGGCGGCGACGATGAGCGCGATGATCAAACAGATGACCAAGCTAATCATGGGTTCTCCTTGGGTTATAGCACAAGAGGAGCGTAGACACCTTGGAAAATGCTACATGATCCCATGGCCAAGACAGGACCACGCGCAAAGGGTCTACGCCCCACTCGTGCTATACCTTCCGTACTGCTCGTAGTGTACGCCCTCCCGGCTTTTCGATCAAATAATGTTTTAGCTCAAATTCGGAGAGTAATTTTCGCAGAGGGGTAATCGCCACATCAATCACTGACGCTGTGGCCGCTGGCCCAAACTTCTCCAACAGGTCATGGAGCAATTCCAGTGGGGCTGTGACTTCGGCTACCTTGGTGCGCTCGGAGAATTCAATCTCTCCCTCGGGACTCGTGAAGATGGCAGGCTTCGTCTCGTCCATCGTCTCGTTGGCAATTGATTGCAACTGCTTGCGGAGATCATCCATGCGCTTGGTGAGACTCTTGACTTCGAAGTAGACGAATTTTCGATGAAGCTCGATGTATTCCGACACCAACGTTTCCACAGCGGTAGGATCCGCAGACGGCTGCACGAGAGGAATCACCGGGACGACTGCTACCGGTGGGGTCTTCACCACCATGATCAAGGCCATGCATCCACTCCCTTGGAGAGGAGGGGGATCCGAAGATCCCCCTGTGACGTTAGGTGCGTCGGCGTCGTGCGGCTCGGGCGATAGCGAGGAGGCCCGTCCCAAGGAGCACCATCGAGGTCGGTTCAGGGACCGGCGTGGGCGGAGGTTCGTCATCGGGCGGCGGGACGTTGACCCCGCGAATCAGGAACGCCTGATCCGGACCATCGTTGGCCAGCGGCATGATCGCGTGAAACTGCACCCGGTCGGTCAAGGCAAATCCCGACAGGTTGAACCCAGTCAGAATGTAGTCGGCAAAGCCGTTGCCTGCATTACCCGCTGGGGTCGGTGGCACCGCCGTAGGTCCGACGAACAGATCCACGACGTTACCGTTGACGGTCATGGCGAACAAGCCCAACACCTGATCAGCCTGTCCCTGCGCCTGTGAAAAGTCAAGGCCGATGCGAAACTGATCTCCAAACAGGAGCCGAATCGCCGCTACGGAGTACTCCGGCGACGTCAGATCCCACGAGATGTTCTCCCCGACGTTACCCGTTGGCGTGGGCGTAAAATCGGGGATCTCCACCGTGCGCCGTGAGTTGCAATCGTTCCCGCCCACCACACACGGATTGTTGGTCTGTTGCTGCAACGGATCGTTGACGGCAACGGCTGACAGTGTAATCAACGCGGCCTGTGCGGGTGCAGCCCACAACACCCCCACCATCACCAATCCCCACAATAGTCGTCGCATGACGCTTTCTCCTCGTTCTTACCGCTTGTTTCTGGTCAATCCCACTACGAAGTGGGAGACAGATCATACAGAAGAGGTTCAACTTTGTCAAGGGGTATTAATTGTCTAATTTCCACACTGAGTTACCGGGCTTTCCACAAATGTCCACCATCTGAATTGTGGCTCCGTAAGGGACGCTTGACCGTCGCTAGGCGAACAATGCGACAACGACGTTCCAAGTCCATATACACTGGCCCAAAGGCACGATCATCATGTGGGATAATCCCGGCCTTTTTACACGCCAGCGTCAATTCTTCACTCGTCGCTGGGCCATGTTGTTGGAGATATTGCAACACATACACCCGCGCTTTTAACAAAAAGCTCGGTACCTTCGTCTCGACGGACGCCTGTATTTGTGCAATGGCTGGATGAAGTTTCAAACCCATTGGAGGTTGATCCCTTCCACGACCTTCGTGGGCTCTAAGGGTGGATCCGTTTGATGGAAGGTCATCAGGATGAAATCCCATGCGATGGAGAACTGTCCCACTTCACCATTACGGCCCTTCATCACTTGGACCTTGCGGGACTTCATGGTTTCCACCGAATCTTCTTGGAACAGGGACAAGGCAATACTACTGATCTGCCCGATGGCATCCGAATAACCGATGTCTTCCAAGTCCCCCTGCTCCCCTTTGTTCTTCTTCTGCTTCTTACTGGCTTCGCGGTTGAACTGCCAGCTACACACCGAGATCATCTCTTGGTCCGTGCAGGCGCGTTTGATTAGCTCGACGTTCTCTGCCGCTCGGGTGTAGCGGTCCAACCGGGAATTGTTGTGGCGTAAGAGATAGGCCCCATCAATCATGACGATGCGACACTCTAACATCTCCGCGAGTGCGAACAAGTCCTCGACGTTGGACGTGAGGTTGCCATCCACCACATAGAGTTTGGCCTTTTCAAACGTCAATCCTTTCAGTCCTGCCCCAAACTTGGTCAAGGTGCTAGAACTGAAGCCGCTCATCTTCAACTGCTTGATGTTCTGATGGGTATACAGAGCCGTAATGCGCTGGATGATCGGGAGGACCATCATCTCCATCGAGACATACAGCACGTTCATCTTGCGCTCGGTCCAGTTGTGTAAGGCCGTCCACAAGGTGAGCCATGTCTTACCCACGGCGGGGCGACCCACGAACGAGATGACATCTCCCGGCATGATGCCCCCGGATTGGGTGTCCAGATAGGGCCAGCCGAACATAGCGATAGACTCAGAGAGCGTGGACTGGTAGTAGGCTTGCATCACCAGTGACGCCCCTTCCTTCCCGACGTCTACAATGCGGAGGCGATACTTCTGCTCAGTAATGGTCCGGATGGCTTTCCGTAAGATCTCCACCGACTGCTCATGGGCATTCGGCGCGTGCTTCAGGAGCGTTTGAGAATCGACGTTGGCTTTGTTCAGCACGTCATAGAAGTATTGCTGCTCCAACAACGCGAGGTAATACTTGGAAGGCTCGGGAATCTCCACCGGAGCCAGATCTGGAAATTGCGCGTGCAACGTCTCCAACTGCGGGAGCACATGGAACTGTTTCAGGTGCTGGGCCACCCAATCATACATAGGTTGTTCATAGGGTTTGAACAGCACCATCGAGAGCTTGGCTTTGTGCCATGTCAGGGCGTTCTGCTCCTGACACAGCCGTTTCAGGACTTTCACGCCGAGTGCGTAAGACATTTTAAGTCTTTACCCACTGATTAGTGCCGACAACCGCAGGAGTAGTGAGTGTGCGTTCAACGCTCCACCCTTGATAACTCAACCGATGACGAAGTGTTTCTCGATGCACACCAATCTCCTCTGCCCATGCAGGCAAAGATTGTGTTTTTCCATTAAATTTCAGCATACGAGTATTAGATCTGTTTCGTTGTTGTTCGGATCGTGTGGCCCATTTACAATTCCCCGGCTCATACCCTTTTGTGTTGTCGATACGCTCTAACGTAGTTTCTTTGGGACGTTCACCCATGTCCTCTAGAAAATTCGTAAACACTAACCATCGATCACACATCCCCAGTTGGGCATAACGTAATCGCCACTTACATCGGACTTTCATCGATGCCCATGATTTATAAGTTGACGTGTAAGACATACCATGTCTTGATGCGTGCTCTGACGCATAGGCCATTACACCTCCACTTGGACAAAGCGGCTGAGGAAATCACGAAAGGGTTCGCCATACAGGCGCACCAGTCCTTCCATATTCTCGATGTAGACCACCGTGGGCTTGTTGCGGATGGACCGCTCCAAGAGCAAGTCATACATGACCTGCACCCGCCATGCAGGGACGTTCTTGCCCATGGCGGTCATGAACAGATTGGGGATCAGCAACACGGTGGGGGAGGGGACGCTCCCATTCGTGTAGTCCAACAGCGTGTTCAGAGGAATGACGCGAGCATCCACGAAGTTACGGACCAGTGCCGCCGCGATGGACTGGCACCGGGTATCGGGACGCTTGATGCCCAACAGGACGAGCCCGGGCACCCCCTCTTTCTTGAAGGTCCAAAATTTCTTCACCCACTCCACTTCCAACGGTCCACAGTAGGTCGTCATCGATTCATAGAGGAAGTGCCCTTGGATCCCAGCGATGGTACACACCCGCTCAAAATCCGCAATGATGCGCGAGTGTTCCTTGGCGTCCAACAATCCTTGTGTCATCACCGTACTCCTTACGGAGATTCGAAGCTCCCTTGTGGGGGTGTGAGATCGGCCATGAACTGGTCAAACTCCGCTTGTGTCATCTGATGAGGCGTCTCATCAGGTGCAACCAATTGCATGGGGGGCGTCACCTCGGGGGAGGGGGGTGGCGTCATGACCTGTAGCAGGGACTTCTCTAGCAATTCCACGGCCACATGGTGATGGGCTAAGAGGTAGCCGGTATGTGGTTCCTCGGGCCAACTCCCATGCCCTGCTCGGAACCCTGCGGTGCTCGCAAACTGCCACCAATGCTCAATAGCATAGGTGAGGACCGGGCGTACCGCGATGCCCGCGTCACCCAACTTCTTGGACAACAGCTTCAACTGTCCGGTTTCCTTGGCGGTCAGGGCTTTCTGAAAGCCTTCCTTCACCAGCGCACACCGGGACTTCCAGAAGCTCGGCAGACTCCCCTCGACTGCCGCCGTGTGTGCCTTCAGGGCGTCTGCTGCTTTCATAAACCCCCCTACCCTGAGTGTACCAGTTTCCGCTACCTCAGCCGTAGCTATATTTTCTTCTCTCTCTGTCTCTACTGTTTCTATTGTCTTTACTGTCTTGTTCTTCTCTTCTCTCTCCCCCGAGATCACTTCTGGATCTCTCTCCGTCGCTCTTGTGTTTACACAAAGAACTTCTTTATCTTCTCTCTCTGCTTGTACTCTCTGTACACGGGTACGGTCCTTGGGGGACCATTGCTCTGGTCCGTGGAGGACTTTACTCGGGCGGTCAGGGATGTCGGCGGCACGAATGCGGTCCAGACAGAGCCTCACATGGGTCTGGGTGAGACGTTGGAACTGCATTCGGCGCACTTCCACGATCCCCTTGTTCTTGAGGATGGTGATCGCCCGTTTGTACTGCTTCAGGGTGAGCCCTGTCTCCGCCATCCACTGGACTCGCGTCTTGGCGATGTAGCGGTGTCCGTCCTCCCGGCACAGGATGCCCCCCTTGAGCTTCCCAGTGGCGTCAGGAAGGGACCAGAAGACAATCTGGGCCAGTAGGGTGCCGGTCACCACGTCCCCCGCCAAGACGATACAGTCCAGTCGCCCGGGATACCATGCGTGTTCCACCATGGGTTTCTCCATCCGTACCAGACACAAGGCCATGATTGCTCCATGGACGAAAAGCCCTCTGGGGGGTGAGCCCAGAGAGCCATTGTGCAACTGATTGCAAAGTGCCGGGTAAAGGCATTCCCCAGCTTGAGGATTTCAACCAACTGGATACAGACCTTACAGCCCGTATCCACGTTCCTCTTTCCCCGTGATCAATGGGGCAGGCTTAGAGACGCATCAAGGTGGCGAACCACGATGATCAGCGCCCACAACACTTCTTCCTGTTTCCGATCCGTTGGAGAAGCCAGAATTCTTCTGGCCTCTTCCAACGTCATGGTCGAGTACATCTACGCGGCTACACCGATCCGCTTGTGCAAGTAGTCGAACGCCTTGATGAGCGGAGCCGCTGTCACGGTCATGAACCGATCCAGCAACGCCCGCATCCGTGACTTGGGCTTCGCTTCCGCTGCCAACCGCCCCAGAATCTGGTCCAGACTTTCCCGATTGACCATCATCCGTTCGTAGAGGTTCTGGCTCCGTCGATCCAGATAGCTCGTGGCTCCGAGACTCGCCAGTTCTTCCCGCGTCTTGCCCCAGTAGGCCATCGTCGGGTAGAACTTGATCTTGTACTCGTTGCTACCGAACTGACGGACGGCCACGATGCCTTCATCGCTCTTGACCGCTGCCACCAGATACGTGTTGCTCGTGGAGAGCCCGTGCATCACGCGCAGCAACTCGATGCCCTTCTGACCGTGGACACCCACCGTCGCCAAGTCCAGCCGCACGCGATGGCCGTTGACACGCGGGGCCACCTTATCCAGTTCCGGATCCTCGGCTTCGTCCGTCACCTGTGCTACGGACTCTTCGACCATCTGATCATCCACGTCGGCAATCGCCACCTTGGCCTTCTTGACGCGGGCCTTGATGGTGGACCGGACCAGCGGAGCAAGGCCCTTGGCCATTTCCTTGGCCTTCCGCTCGGACAGACCCAGCTTGATCAGCTTGGCTTCCAGTTTCCCCGTGACCGTGCCTGACACCTTCTGTCGGGCCGCTGTGGGGGCGAGGCCCTTGGCGACTTCCTTTGCCTTCCGCTGGGTCATCCCCAGCTTCACGAGCCGGTCCAGCAGGCGTTCCGCCAATGGCGGTTTCTGCTTCATGAGATACACTCCCTTGCTTGAATGAGATGGGGCCGAAGCCCCACCGAGATTAGTTCAACCACTCCGGATCGTCGTCCTTGTCTTCCTCATCACCATCATCGTCCGACTCTTCGTCGGGCTCCGGCTTCTGCACGAGCTTCAGTGCCGCCTTCTGCTCCTCGGGGGCCGCGAGATCCGGAAACACGTACGCCAGCGTGATATTACCCGTTGACGGCGCGAACATGGCGCGGATGGTGGCCCGCAGATTCGGCACGGTAAGCGTGAAGCCTTCCGCCGCAATCTGTTCCCCGATCCATGCAGCCAACGGAGCCCATGCACCCAGCTTCTCCGCGAACAGTGCCACTTCGTAGTGGTTGATCGCCGGGGAGAACACGGGGATGGCGACCTTGTTCAGTCGGATACCCTTGAAGACTTCGGTAGAGTCCGTCTTCGTGGCCGGGATCACAAACCTCGCAGGCTCACGATACGTGAGGTGCTTGTAGTTCTTGGGATCGACGCCTTTGCCATGCACCACGAAGCGCACGATGAAGCACCCAACGTTGGACGGATGGGGCGCATACTGCACCGCAATCCCCAGATGCTCCTCATTGCGAATCGCCACGTCGGTGTAGGTGTTCCCGCTCTGGCCCCTATAGCGTAACGGGGTTGTCGTTTCGGTTTCGGTCAAGATTTCCACTCCTTGGACAGGGGCCACTTTCGACCCGGATTCCACTGTAACACGGGAGGTTTCCGTTTGTCAAGCACTCTCTTTGGCGAGCCAATTCTGGGCCTTTACAAGGTCATAAATCATTACTCGCACTTCCGAGTGAGCATACGTGCCCTTGTCCGCTCGCTCCAACATCTCTCGCATCACCTTCACGCGCTTCACGGAAGGAGGTGTCTGGGTCACTGACTCATACACCTTCAGGGCAAAGGCCCGGGCGGCAGTCAACGACAGCCGTTCTAGCTGAAGCACCTTGTCCAGCCGTTCCGCACGATACAACTCTTTGGGGATGCTTGGCAAGTGATTTGTGGTCATCACCGTGAGCACGCGAGAGGTATGGTGCTGAAGCCACCAGAGTATCTGACTCAAGATCCGTTGGGTCGTGCCTTCATCTCCGTTGGTGACGAATAACTTTTCCACTTCATCCAGCAACCAGACACACGGGGCGTGCTGCTCGATGACGGCGAGGTTACGAGCAATGCGACTCTCAGACTCCCCCAGATACCGGTTCAGGCTCGTGGACACGTCCAGCCGGAGCAAGGGGACGTCCCAATGCTTGGCAAGGACTCGTGCCGCCATGGTCTTGCCAGTCCCCGGATCTCCGGCCAACAGGAGGCCACGGGGCATCAATTGCTGAGGTGTATTCTGGTCCAGAAAATACGTGTTGTTCAGATCCAGCCATTCCTGAAGCGGCTTGGGCCACTCGTAGAAATCATAGTCTGTCTCCAAGACTTCCAGACCGGGGGTCGCTCCCCCCATCATCTGACGTGTCTTCCGGACTTCATGCGGTGCAATCGATTGCGTCCGCGCCATGGTCAACTGAACGACTTCTTGAGCCGTTTTCAGGGACAGGCCCTTCAACTGTTGCACAAGGGGCTCGATCTGGTCCTCGGAGACAAATTCCTTCAGAAAATTCCGGTGAAACTCGGACGGCACCACCAGTGTGCCCGTATCATAGACAAGGAGGTTGGACTTCTCCGGATTAATGACGACACAGGTCGCTGTGGTCGTACAGAGCTTGCGGTAGACGTCTGTGGTGATCTGTGCGGGGTCTTCGGTCCACCACAGGTACGCATCCCCTATCGGGGCGGCTTTCGCCGTGGGGAGGGGCTGCACCGCTTTCCCCGTTATCCACTGCAATACCGCTTTCACATGAACCGGATCATCCGTGTGGATGCTGACGAACGGGAGATGTGCCCTAAATGCCGTATCGAAGCTAATCACGTCTGCGCCCACTCCATTGACCCAACCAGTCTACCTCATCCTGAAAGGGCGTGTCAACTCCTAGTCGAACCAGAGGCGTCCACGGACGAACAGGTACTGCTCGGCGTGTCGCTTCTCCCATGCGCGTGTCTGCACCCGGCCTTGCACGTAGCAGAAAATGTTGAATTCTGCTGCCGCCACTTGGAACATGCCCTTGTTCAGGGCTGAGATGAGAAAGCTCCGTTCAAAGGGGATGGCTGACGACGTGAGGCCCGCCACCAGATCAGACGCCAGACACAGGAGGGCATCTCGTTGATGGGACTGAAGCGGACGTACCACGATTTCCGACACCATCTTGTCGGCTTGCTCTAGTTGGAGCCGGAGATCCCCATCTGACCGTTCAGAGGGAGGATAGAAATACCGCGTCAGAATAAGGCAGTTCTGGGGTGGTTCGTAATCGGTAAAGGTTGGTTGAGGCTGAGCCATGGCACTCCTTTGCGTGCAACTGATTGCAATTATTCGATCCAGAGGGTGCCGCCCATCTCACCCATCCAGATGGTGTTGGCAATGCCACTGGGTGGAGCCACTTCAGGCGCATACTGAAGGGTTTCTACAACTACTTGTGAGAGCCGTCCTGCGGGCACAGGAAGAGACAATGTTTCCACCACCAGTTGAGACAGCCGCCCGGGTGGAAGTACCAGTGACAGAACCTCAACCACCACCTGAGACAATCGAGCGGGTGGGGTGGGGAGGCTGAGCGTTTCGACAACATACTGGGTCAGCCACGACTTCGCGGCTCCGGAATCCTTCAGTAGTTCGACCACCAGTTGGGTGGTTCGGAGAGGAGCGAGCCCCTGTGACAGTAGCTCTACGACATGCTGGGTGACTCGTGAAACAGGGATAGGCGCATAGACCACTTCTACCACCTCTTGGGTGATATGTAGTGGCCCCGGCAGGTAGAGAATTTCAATCGCAACTTGCGACAGCTTCGCCGGTACCGGCGTGTCCGGTAGAACGAGGATTTCTATCGCAACTTGAGAAAGTCGGTTCGACAACGGACTACGCCGTCACCTTCATCCCGGCTTGTATCGCCGTCAAATCAGCAAGCGTCCACTCCGTAGGTGTACCTCCCGGTTTTTGCGGCCAAAGTTGTGGGTAAATCATAAACGTCGTGGTAGGAGCCACATTAGCTCCATCAACATCAGCACCATCCACTCTCACCACTGGGCACACTTGACGTGCTGCCGCATCAGACTTCGCAACATATAAATTCGTCTGAATCCCTAAAATGGTGCCACTAATCGTGGGGGTGGGAAAATTATAGGTATCTTTCAGTCCGACAGTGGCTCCGCTATTGTAATCGGTGGTGTTTGCGGGCGTTTCATCCACCAGTGCGCCTCGATCTGTCCCTGTTGAAGGGGACAGTCCGACATTCGCTCCAACTCCACCAATGGCATCCGTCTGTGGATAGATAGTTTCGATTTTTACAGGACCAAGAAACGTATTCTTGGGAGCCGCCCCACTGTGGTCACACACATACACATCATCGAAATACCCGTTCCATTGCTCCACGACACTGAGTACTCCTACGCGATCCCATTGACCGGTTCCCCCATTACGAGTTGCAACAGGACCAGCATTGGTGAGGAGCGGGACCGTCAGTCCATCCACTCGCACCTCATAAGATCCATTCACACTGTCAATGACCCCTTTGAATTCTACATACGACCATGCATTCACGGGAAGAGGAACAACCCCCGTCGCAAGCACCGTCGCTCCGGTTTTGACCTGTAACACATTCCCCGTGGTAAACACACACGACATGTGCTGGATAGACACTCCTTCTCGGATACGAATAAATTCATTCGGCCCAGTAGCGGCTATGGTAGGGTTGACCGCCATCCCGACGACAAATCCATTGCCACTCACAGGCAACGGAGGGGTTCGAAGGTCATCAGCAACACCCGCATAATAGGTGGCCGCACTCCGGGGGCCTGTCCGAGCCGTGGTTTGTATTTGAGAAGAATTTCCCCCCGTACTCGCGGAAAACCATTTTCCAGAAAGATACAGATAACTCGTGTAATGATCGAATCCATCCATGAACAACAACGCCATGTGCTTCTCCGATCAAATCCGTTTGTACCCAAACTCAGCCGCGTTGAAATCCGCTTCGGTCCACTGAGCCGACGTGCCGGGATTCACCTGATTGATTTGAAGACCATACCCGTACGTGGTGCTCGGGCTCAACGTCGCTCCCGGGTAATGCACATTACTATGGCGAATGATGGGGGCTGCACTCCCTGATCCTGCGTCGGTCTTCTTAAGAGCAATACACTGCTGCACTCCGAAGATGATGGCTCCAACGGGCGCATCAGGAACGACGAACGTGTCAATGGCCCCGGAGGTCATACTTTCCACGAAATCCGTATCATCATTCGGCGGTTTTTCATCTACACATTGCCAATTCGCTCCGGCTGATGGACTCCATTGTGTCGTGGTGCCCGGGCCTGTGGGGGAGGAAGCATCTACACGAACATCACCAAGGAACGTATTCCATGGAGCCGCCCCTGCACCATCAAGCACATACAAATCATCATAGTCTAATGATCCTGAAGATCCATTGACCCATGAATTCGTATTCACTTCTGCACTTCCCAAAGCAATCCCGTTCCATGCAGAATTTGCGGTAATTCGTGTATTTTGGTTAGTTAGAGGAGCAAATGCCGTAGCTCCATTCATATGTAATTCGACAGTCCCTAATGCAGGGTCAATTTTTACTTTCAACTCTAAATAAGCAGGAATCCCTGATGCAATACTTCCACTTGACGTGGCAAGAACCGTCCCATTTGCCGTACCTCGCATCACGCTCAACGTGCCATTCGAATTCAATCGTAAGGTCACTTGAGCCGACAATCCCTCACGAATAGAAAGAAGAGGTGCCCCAACAGTTCCAGCCATAGCGGCATTAGAAATTTGAAAAGCCAATCCAATGACACAAGTCGCATCAGCAGAAACAAGAGCCTTCTGAATCGACGCCCCCGCTTGGGTACCAGCAGTGGCTAATACCAAACGAAAACTATTAGAACTGTGTCGTCCCCCGGTCGCAATTGTCGCCGTGATGCCAGTGCCATTGGTCAGAGACGACCATTTCTCTACCACGTCCGCTGTGGTATAGTGATCAAATGAATCCATGAACAGTAACGCCATGTGGGCTACTCCCTCATCACACCGAATTCAGCCGCGTTGAATCCTGCTTCCGTCCATGCCACTCCTGTGCCCGGGTTCGTTTGGAGAGGCATCATACGATACCCATAGGTGGTGCTTGGGCTCTCTATGGCTGCGGTAGGGTAATCCACTCCGGCATGACGCACGACCCCTGTGAGCGGACAACTTCCGGCGTCTTCCTTCCGGAGCAGAAGATTCAATTGCACGCCTTTCAACTGGGCTCCAACCACCGGAAGATCAGGGAGGACATAGGTGTCTGTCGCCCCCGGAGTCACCGACGAAACATAAGTAACGTCTGAGTCACCCACATCCGGATCATCCACCATGAGAGCGTTGTTCGTACCGGAAAGAGGGATCCAATCTGACTTCGCTCCTTCTGCGGTGGGATAGGAGGCATCCACCCTACAATCCCCTAAGAAGTCATTCCACGGCGCACTCCCATTTCCATCGAGCACATAGAGGTCATCGTAATTCCATTCCACGGATCCACCACTCACTGGTCCCACTGAACCCAATCGAATTTCATTCCACAAATTCCCAGTGGATTGGGTGTTTTGGGCCGTGAGACTCAACACTTCAGTCCCATTGAACCGAATTTTCACGATCCCTGTGGTGTTATGGACCGCCACCATGACTTCAATATGGGTATACGATCCCAACGCTAAGGCGGCACTGGTCGTCCCCAATACCGTGCCCGCTGCCGGAGAATTATTACGCACAGGAGAAATGGTGCCATCTGCATTGAGTTTCAACCAGCATTGTGTCACTCCACCATAGCGAATGGCTACAAGACACGGAGCAACCGTCCCCCCCGCCGCAAGAATTTCCGAATACAATCCCTGCGCGATATTCGTAAACGCGGTAACAGGACGAAACGCCATCCCGACAATACAAATATTTGTCGTGGGGCTAAGCGTTTTGTATAACGTTTTGGCAAAATCATTCGCATTTCCACTTGCGGTATTTCCCGCTCGCCATCCTTTGGTAGATCGTCGTCCCACTGTGGCAATCCCACTGTTATCATTGAGGTAAGACGACCCTAGACTCGTCCATTTATCCGTGACCACCGTGCCGTAGTGATCGAAACTATCCATAAAGAGTAATGCCATGTTCGTCTCCTACACTCCGGCTACTAACAAGGGGGCAGTTGCCACCGATGACACGCCAATGAATGCCACAGACAGCGGCTGGACAGGAGCTTCTTCCTTAATTCGGACGTAAAGGGTGGCTCGCGTCAGCGTGGTCACGGTGTTCACATAGAACTGCATCACGTCCCATGGCACGATGAGTCTGGACCATGTAGAGACTCCGGCCTCGGCGCGTGACCCGGATTGTGCGCCACTCAACACAATGGGTGCAGACGCTGAAATCTTATCGGTGGCGATATTCGGAATCGCGGGGGCGGCAGGGGGAGGGGAGGAGTTTTTTTTGATCACGTCCACGGAGAGACTTCCCACGGCATCCGCGATGACACTCCACCCGACAATCTCTCCGTAAAAATCGAGTTGAATCGATCCTTTGTTCCCCGGCACATTATCAAGGGTGACCCCGACTTTGCGATATTTCTGTGTGCCTGCTGATGAGACAACATCACTGATGGAATTGATGGCTTTGTTCGCCAAATCCATCGCATCACCAGCGGTGTCTTGAGCCGCCTTAGTCAGAACCTCGCCCGCTTCTAACCGAGCATCCAACGTCAGGTAGTTCGTACCTAATACCGTACTCTTCCGAGAGGCTTCCGCTTCCACCGTGTCATAGAAAGCCGGGGCGAGACGAATAGGCTGTCCAGAAAACGACGTGCCATCCCACTGGATGGAGTACGCGGCTCCCGAACCAGATGACGTCTCCTGAAGCGTCGGAAACCCTCCCGAGTCCACCACAATGTATTTCGTACCGGGAGTCTGTCCAATAAAATTAAGCGTAACCGGTGTATACGAGGCCACAATCGTTTGTGACGCCGCGAGATACATCCCACCAATACCCACCGAAACTGTGGTGGCCGATTGAACAGGTTTATACGCTGATACACCAATCAACCCATCGGCATTATTGAACACCGACATCAAGAACGCCCCGGTAGACATGGGCGTCCCGGCTCCTACGGCCCCGGCTTGAGCTTGCAACCCGTTAATGGCCGCAGTCAGGGTGGAGACGTTAGAATTCAGCTTGGAGATGTAATCGGTATCGCCGCTGGCGAACGTCCGCAGTTCGATGGACATGGTGCTCCTAGACTACCGACAACAATTCGCCACCACGAAAAACCGCACTGGCACCAAAGGGCAGCACACCAAACGGTTGCATCTCTCCGATCTCAGCCAGCGTCAGCAGCCGAGTATCGACAGACAAGTCTATAATAGTTCCAATCGTCCCCAACCCCAGATTTACCGGGTAGAGTTTATGTGTCCCGGGTTGTTCAATGGAGAATCCCGTAATCTGCCATTGTCCACTTTCATTGCGCTCACAAACAACGGGACTCCCCACATCAGCGTAGATCAAATCCGAATTGTTGCGGGAGATCACCACGTTGTGCATGGTGGTATCGACATGCCCCGGCAGTGAATCATCCAGTTGCCAGTCCTCGGGCGGTTGGCCCGGGAGTCCAGTAATCAGAGAATCATCCGGATCGTAATCCGGATCGTTCTCCATAATGTATTGCCTGATCGCTCCGGTCGGATCCGTGGCTCCAATGTTCACATCACAAGCGTAAGTCACCGAAAGTCCATCAGACACCAAAATTGCAGGACGAGTCAGCGTCACCCCAAACAGTTTCTTGGTGGTGATTTTGATTTCTGCGGAGGCCAGATCAGTCAGCACACCCATGGTGACTCCTAATGACTGCTATACCATGCGCCGGGGGCCGGAGCACTCACGTTGTTCCATGCGGGCACAGGATTCGCCCCACAATGACCTCCGATCACGTCTACGATATAGACATCATGACTGCCTTCGGTCGGTGTTCCGGCTCCGTAGTAAATAGAGATCGCATCCTTACTGCGTTCACTACCCCCACGTTTCCCGTTGTATCCGGCTCGACCACCACTCGCCGCTTGGAGAGCCGCCACCAATCCTTCCATTAAATCCCAGTTGCCTCCGGCATCCTGACATGAATTCGCCACTTCATCGGGATGTGCCGAAAAATAACCTGACACCACACCAGAATAATCAGGGAAGGGAATTGTTGGCGTGCCTCCCCCGGGGGTGGCGGCTCCGACTCCTCCTGTGCTTCCTCCTCCGGAAGGTGGTGGGGTGCCTCCAGTACTCCCGGGCGGAATCGGAATGGGCGTGCCGCCATAGTCATATTCGGGAGGAGACAGTTCAACCGTCTCAGACACAGCGGCTCCGGCAAACGGGGGGATCAGGAATCCTTTGACGTCAAGGGTGGCTTCACTCCCTCGCTCCACGGAGCGACTGAAATCTTCGACAAACAATTGATTCCCATCCACAAATTGAAGAATATCCCCGTATTCAATTCGGGGATCGTCCACCAGTGTGACAGACCACTTATTGACAGATCGGGCTTCATAGATCAGTTCTCGGATGGCGAGGGCTTTGGCATGTTCCTCATTTACTACAAAATCGGATTCAATTTCCTTGGGGTTGTCCACCCACAACGGCACTGAACTGTCAAAAGCTTCAGACGTGTTGCGGGCATGAACCCAATCAAACGGGGTGCCCCAAATCTCGTAGGTGCCTGTGCCGATGGTCATCGCCATCGTGGCCCAGACACCCGTCAACACCGCTTCTAAAATTGATCCAGTAGCTGCCGGAACTGTTCTGAGAACAGTACCCGGAGGAGAGGGAACCGCAGTTACTCCTGTAGGAGGAGGTGCTGTAATAAGACCGGCCACATTGTCAGACCTCGCTCCTATCTTGGCAATCATCAACGCGAACGCAGTCCCCGCGACAATGGCTTGGTAGTTACGAAACGATAGCTTCCCTTTGTTCTCGGCTTGAGCAATCCACTTCTCTTCGACAAAATCAAATTTCAGCCACTTCTTTGCAAACTCATTCACACTTGAACTGGTTTCCCAATTGATGCGCGTCGATTCAGGCACGGCACGGAGCGTGTGGTCCTCGGAATACCAGACGGTGCGTTTCCAGTAGGGAATGAACCACCCCAGTGTGATCGTCACCGGAGAGCCCAAACACTGGTCCATCTTCTTATACATCTTCAGTTCAGGGTTCAGCCACATGACCTTCACCCGAGAGACTGGGGGTCGTTGTCGCTGGCCTCCGACCTTCACGAGACGGTCATCTTCTAACAGAATATCTGGTCTGCGGCCTTGGAGATCCCGATTCGCGGCTCGGAGTCGTCCCACACAATCAATGAAGGGTGTCCATCCCATCGGCAGAAAAATCTGTTCAAGCATATCCCATGCGTTCATATCTGCCAACTGGGTATTGGTATGGGCCGTCATGAAGGCACTGGGAGGAATGGCAATCTCATCACCCTTCAATCCCACGGCTCGGGCAATCCGCTGCGCCATGTAACTCAAATTGGTCATAATGGGGAAGAGCGGGGTGACACGTTTCACCCGTTTCCAAATATCCTGTTGCTCCCTCGTTTTTGCAATCAATTGCATGGACCGCTCACCCCGTTGAAGGGTGAAGCTATTGATGGAGTCCACGATACCAATCCAGATGGGCATCCACCAGTCATCTTGAAAAAACTGAATTTCTAAAATCTGATTAGTAGCCGGTTGTTGATCCCCAAATAACTCTCGATTGAATTTGAGGGTAAGACTGGTATCAAACGCGGTCTGGCTCCCCATCGTCACATAGGGAGAAAGATCAATCACATCATCCGAACCGGTATCCACGCCCCGTCGTACATCCTCAATCGCCGCGGTACGGTGCAACAGCACCTTCAAATCCCGCTTACTATCACGACTGACAGCACGCCAGCGACCATCCATGGCTACACTCGCTCCACAATCTTAAGAGTGAGCGTCACGGGCTGTGTCATCCAGCCTGTGGGGTCACCGTTCTCATCCTTGTAATTCACCACGTCATCAAAGCTGATGCCTTGGCCCCCGGCTGTGAGGCCCACCGGAAGCACCTTGAACGCCACCCCTGTGATGTAGTTGGGGTGCCAGTGGACGTAGCCGACGTCAGGGTCAATCGGGGTGGTCCAGATAGCCAGCAGCATCCGAAGCTGTGTGATGGGCATGGAAAGCCCGCCAAGGGCCTTCCACCGCTCCTCTACGACCACATCGCGGAGGTGCCCTTGCCACAGGACGTTTGCCGTGCTCGTCAACGTGCGAGACGAAGCCCAGACCGGAGGAATGATGGCTTCGGCATCAATGTTCATCCATTCATCCGGTTTGACTTCATAGTCAAACGCACCAAGAATGGGATGCACCAACCGTCCATGTCCGCTCTCGGCTGGATAAGCCGGGAACACTTCTAACGGCAACGTCGTCACTTCCACGGACGCGGGAACAATCTCAAATGTGCCTGTGCTGGTGAGGACCATAAATCCCGGCTCCACGGGAGGAGGGACAGTAATGCCGGGAACGATCGTACCCGGACCAAGATTGATCGGTTCTGTTGCCGTGTTGATATCGATAAAAGAAACAGTACCTTCCGCTTCTGATGGATTATTAGCCCATGCCCAACGAATGACCGAAGGATTCGATTCTAAAAAAGAGATATCAAACACTACCCCTCCCGGCATCAAGTACCCATGGGGATCATCCAGTGGATGCAACACCATGCCTTTCGTCGTGGACTGATAGCCGATCCACCATCTTCCATTCACGAGTGTCATTCTGGGATAGGATGAAATCCCATCCAGTATCTTGGCTGTGGGTAGATTTTTCGTTTTGAGTTGCGTGCCTTCTCGCCAGAGGATTTGTCCCTCACCCGCGACCACGACGTCTGCCACAAAAGCAGTGGTTACTTCATAATCCACTCCTCCTTTGGGTTGATACACACGCAATCCCGTCCCTGTAATCGTTGGACGATAAGCAATCGAACCCTCTGGCCCCATGGCCAACAACATAGACGTCGCTTTCGCAAATCCAACACTTGAATAAATCCCTATCCCTTCCATGTAGGCGACCCAGTGGTTATAACCACTCGCACAGAGCACCGTGGCACTCTTGGGTGGGTCTGTTACTTGAGTATATTCCTGTAACGAAAGGTGGTAATACCCTAACTGGGGCACCGTGCCTACCGGAATTTCCCCCACCAAATATCGAGGATCGACAGTAGGAACGGAGGCGCTTCGAACCGCTTGTCCCGGCAACATGTAGGGGGCGATGGGAGCAATGGGCGCGATCCAAATACGTCCTGCGGCCAGATTAGGATTGACCCCCTGATCATCCCACGAAGCCGAAGGATCCATATTGGGATAGTCATTATTGGGCGCACTGAGCATGCAATCCACAATATGATCAGAGGGCTTGTGGTGCAGAATATCTATCGCAATCAATGCCCCATCATGACGCATCGCATGACTGCCACCCGTCTTACGATTCACACCCCACCCAAGATCCTTATTTTTCCATGCGACGTTGTTGATAATTTCTCCACACTGATCCATGGTCAGCATCGTCGGCCATCGATCCATCTCCGCTTGCACATCGGCCTGAAGACTCGGAGGATTTGCGGTACCCCCAGTCACGGCCCCTGAATTGATCCCCGCACGCAAATTCTTCAACGCTAACGCAATAGCCTCACTATTCGGCACATCATCCATGTGCCCCCATTTACCTCGCGGAGGATCATCCCTAATCAGGTCTTCGTGAATATGATCCGCCCACACCCCCCAATCCGTATGAAAGACATACCCGGCGTATCCCGCATTGATAGAAGCTTGATAATCCGCTGCAATAAGAGCAGGGTCATCAATATCCCCTCCTGCCCCTCCTGACGCGCCCGGTCCTCGGGGCTCATTGTTGTACTTCAGTTTTGGGCACGGTGGTTCCGGTCCCAAATTAGGGGCCACATGTCCACCGACCGCACGACACCAATGCGGAGTAATTGCATTCGCAGAAGTAAACCCCCCATACATATTATTCACTTCAGAAATAGCCGATTGACACGCATGGGTAGCTCCCGGTGAGGATAATGAAATAGGAATGCCGGGAAATTGTTGATACGCAACAGTGGCCATCCGTCTAAGGATGGGAATGTCGCCATCATTCATGTTGTATTCGTTCATCATCTCGACCATGAAGACCTTGTGCATGCGGCCTTGCATGTTTCTCGCAACTCTCCGGACGAGATCTTCTTGAGAAGCGGCAGTGGGGGTTTGCTGAATCGTGCCGGTCAACGTCCACTCGGTCTTGATACCCCGTTCATACAGCATGTCCGTCACACGCTGCATCAAAGTGTCGTAGTCAGGCCAATTCAAATAACTGCCACAGTGTTCCCACGGATCAACACCGTCAAATTTCTTCCCCCCCACCACAGCCAGTACCCGCACGTAATCCGGCTTCAACCGAAATGCAATCCAATTCAGATTCGAATCGACTTGAGCAGGCCAATACTTCAGACCAGCCATCAACCAGAACCATGAGATCCCCAACGCACAAAAACTTGATCCGGGGGTCACCGTACTTGGGGGTTGTGTCGTACCGGGGGGTGTGGTAGTCGGAGGAGGTGAAGTGCTAGTGGTGGGTGGGGCCACATACGACGGCCCACCATACTGAAACACCAACGTATTAAAATCATGCCACGTTGTGCCGCCACCATGCACCAGTTTCACATTATCAAGGCACACTCCGGCCCCGAATGCACCGTGAGCAATCTTGCCTTGTCTATTGACGTGCATATCTCACCTTATGCCGGGTAGTACCACAACGATGTATCCGTATAATGCCAGTTGTACAGCCAGATAATGTGCCCGCCATGCAAAGAAGGGTCAGAATTTCCGGAGATAAAATCGATAGACTCTAAGATGCCATCGGTGCGCTTGTACACCGTGGCATCAATCGCATGGCCGTTGTACTGTGTGGACCCGGGATTTTTTCGGAGATGACCAAATCCCGAATTGATATCATGCATAGCCCTCACAGCAGACTCCACAAACACCCCGTTACCATTCGCGTTATATTTGTTACCGTCACTCAAGTCCCATGGTTTCCCGTTCGGGGCTCCCGCATCATAGACTTGGATGAGCGTGCCCGTCATGTTCGGAGCCTGAGCCGCAGGCAGTCCACCCGAGCTAGGTGGAGGAGTAGTGCCCCCACTCGGAGGAGGGGGTGTACCGGCGACAGGTGGTCCCGGGGCGGCTCCTCCTCCGGGGGCGGGACCGGGAACCCCACTAATGGGCGCTATCGGAATGGGGATTTTGACAGAAGCGGTGACCGTAATGTTGCCGCCAATGGAAGCCATCTCGTCATACCCTCCGTAGTAGTCAAGGGACTCGTGGCACTTCACTTGGGCAAAGGCACTACCATGGTGATCCGTGATCGGTTGCCCAACCAGTGATCCTTCGCCCGTCACCGTGCAATCAATTGCATAACTGCCGAGCCCATCGTTACGTTCGTTCACGACTTGTATGAGGACAGGAATCGTACGACCTCGACGGGGCACCTTCAACGGAATAGGCGTAGTAACACGAGACGCGTACTCCACCATGCGATAGCCACGGATACGAGTGGCACACGATCCATCTGGGTTGTCTGGCACTTGTTCAGAGATCAACAATCGTCGGAACAGAGAATCCCACGCCATCTGAATCTTGCGAGTACCGCTCTTATAATCTCTATGTATAACCGGAGGAGGAATCTTCCCGGCCCCTAAGATTTCCGCTCGTTCATAATCCAGTAAAATGACCGAACGATCATTCAAAAGAATGTAGCAGCGAGAATCATCTTCTAACGCAATAGCGACCGTTTGGTGAGGAAGAATGATCCCATATCGAAATGTTCCAGTCTTCCATGAAAACACCCGTAATACGTTCGTACTTACATCAAGATAGGCATCATTGATATCATCCAGCGCAAACGCGCCTCCGATGCCATACCCGAATAATTTCCCCGTGCGACCATCGGGATCAGTGTAGGGCTCAAATCGAGTGATCGAGTAGCCTTCATCTGGACCTAATATCCCTTCCACACTCTCCCCTTCCGCCACAATGTCCCAAAACTCCATCGTCTCTGGTTCATCTCCGATAAGCGCACTCGCCGTCGCTCCCAAGGTCATTTTGTACAAAATATTGCCATAGGAATGCACCGCATACGGGGTTCCAGATCGGGCCGTGATAATCCCTCCTAACGTCATCATACTGGCAAGACCACCAATATCCCCTGACCCAATACGACGAATCACTTTCCCCGTCACCCCATCAAATCGAAAATACGCATCATGACCGCCCACAAAACCCTTATCAAACATCGCCCATAAATAAATAGATGAAGGTCCAAAACCCGTATCTCCCGTGGTCACGGTCGCAGGACGTATTCCCGCATGAATTCCACTCACCCAGAGTAGCTTTTCCATCTCATTCGTGCCCCTGAATGGAAATCGTTGGTAGGGGATGGGCACGGTTCGAAACACTTCTCTCAGCATGTGACACTCGCATCCACAACAGATGGTCCTGTCTCAGCCAATTGATACTGCACTTGTGTTGTGGCAAACCCCTCATCATCTGTTTCGCTTTGGTGCTGAAGCAACTGGCCTGCCCCTGTCAACGTCCAGTTCACGGCCTCCTCTGGGGCCGGTTCATCTTGGGCTCCCAGTAGTTGCACACGATACGTCATCACCGAACCAGACTTCGTGCTCCCTATGGCGACCACCGGAGTCAACTGAGTGGGCTCGACTTCCAGACTCCACACCCGAATCGTGGAAAGTGTTTTGTCAGGATGTTCAGGCAACACTTCCTTATGACTACTCACCATCACGCCATATTCAGGCGCATAGATAAGCTCGTCACACGCCATACCGATGTAATACACGGGTGAGGACATTTTTTGCGAAATCGTATTGTAAAAACAGGCTTGGTTGTAATACGAATCCCCCACAAACACATCCATGCGATGGCGACCGGGAAACACCTCAGCCCCCGGAAACAAAGGGGTAAATACCACACTCTCCGGCACATCAATCGGCACCCCCTGCACCTGTCGGTAAACCCGACCATCACGAAAGTAAATCCGTCGATCTGGCAGTTTCACGTACCGTCGGTAATCCGCAAAATTTGTTGGTTGATCCAGAGGCGACGTATGTTGAATCGCAAAGCTAATAGGATCCATCAGATGCTCTTTGCCGCCCGTAAACCCCACAATCCGTTTTTGTTCGGGCCACCAACTCCAACTCGCCGGATACAAAAACATGGCTCGTGGAATACACACCCCATCCAATGTGCCTACACACACTTGGTCACTCATAAATGAAGGGAAATACCCATAGGTGAGCAAACCCACCCCGGGATACCATCCGATCACTTTCATCGTAGAAGTCACTTCTCCTGTCTCACTTTTCAACGGAAACGGACCCGCCAAGAGACGAACAGCCACCGTTAATACACCACTTGAGCCGCAGGATCACACTCTACCGAAATAATTGCATGACCCAGATGATTCGTGATCGGTTGACCCACGAGCTTCCCCTCTCCGGTTACGGTGCAATCAACAACATACCCCCCGATACCTTGGTTCATGTCATCTACTACTTGGACATGGAGGGGAATGGTGCGTCCCGGTCGAGGCACACGAAGAGGAATAGGCGTAGTGACGCGAACCGGTTCAGGCACTGGGAGATACCCACGGACCAGCATGGTGCATGCGCCTGCCGCATCATTCGGCGTCTTCTCAATGAGTAATAGCCGACGATGATCTCCATCCCATGCTATGCGTACTTCATCAAAAATCATATCAAGGCCGCTGTCTCCACCATAGGCCATGCCCAATTTCAATGGTGGAATTTTTGCGGCTCCGAGGATTTCTCCACGGAGATAATCCACTAAGATAATGGCCCGATTATTCAAGAGACAGTAACACCGGGCTTTGTCTTCCAAGGCAATATTGACCACTGCCAAGGGCATCGGAATGTCATACAAAAACTTACCCGTTTTCCAGTTAAAAATTGTCAGAGAAGGAATGCCTGCGGCGACTCGACCTCCCCCAGTGCTACTAATGAATCGCCCACCGTCTGGCACCAGATCATCAATGCCATAGGTTTCACCAAATAAGTAATTCTTCGTGCTTTCATCTTGTTGAAAGTGGGTGTAATTGATCGTTTCATCAATGATCCAGAATTTATCTCGCTCACCTTTCTTAGGTTTATCTTCTCCCGGTAGCACCGTCACCGCATTGCCGTAATGGAACCTATTAATCTTTCCATCCGCATGACGCCCGCCAAAGAATTTCCCTGAACGAGAGGTGGTCGCATACGTCATACTCAGGAGTCCACTGGGCGTCATATCATTATCTTTTCCACTCCCAAACATCTCCCACTGCTCAATCAGTCTCCCCGTCACACTGTTATATCGCCACCCCACCACCCAAAAATCATTTCCTCCGGGGCCATGCTGTTGAAGACCATGCATCACAATACTTTGATCCCCTGTCACGGCTCCATTCGGGGTACACACCATGGCATACATCCCATAGGGCATCTTAGAGGTTCCCGGTTTGGAGTACTTAATTTTCTCCGTGCGAAACACCTCTCTCAGCATGTCACGCTCGCAGTGATAACTGACGATCCTTCGATTTCCACCACTGGATATTGCACTTTCGTGATGGCATACCCATCCACATCTGTCTTACTCTGGGGATCAAGCAAGGTGCCTGCCCCCTCTAACGTCCAATCCACCAGTTCACCTTCAGCCGGATCATTTTGGGCTCCGGTCACTTGGACACGATAGGTCACCACCTGACCTGACTTAACCGTTCCACCAGCCACTTCTACCGGACTCACCGTGGTGGGTTCCACTTCCAGACTCCAAATACGCAGTTGTCTCCGTGTCAATAGTCCACCGGTATAACCTTCGGACGGGTAATCATGGCCAGACACCAATACCCCGAGATCCGTCGCATAGACCACAGATCGTGTGCCCATGCCCAAATGATACAGAGGAGAAGAAAATTCTCGGGTTATCGTGTCATAAAAAATCCCTCGACCATTGGAACCTATCGAAAATCGTTCTCCAATCCACACTTCAGTGTTTGACCGCCCGGGAAAGACATTCGCATTTCGAAACGAAACAGGAAGGGGTGGACCTTCAGGCGTTACCACCGTTCCCACCACACCCATAATGCAATGCTCCAAGGTTGTAACATTATCAAAATAAACAGACCGATCTTCCAACCTCACATACCGTTTCCCTTGTAAAGGGTGCCCCACAGCTTCATCAAAACTTTCTGGGCCTGTTCGTTGCCGTGCCAATGTAATCGGATCAAAAACACATTCGTATACCACATCAGAAGTGTGGTTCAAAGGAAACGCCACAATTTGTCTTTTGCGCGTATCCCAACTGCTTTCATGCATATATTCCACAGATCGGTCACAATACAGTCCATCAAGCGTAATAAATCCCGCTTGGGTGCTATACCGTCCACCTCCGCCGGGAGTGGTCCCCGCAATGAGTCCCACACCGGGTACCCATGAATGAATCTCAATGAACCCCTCCCAATCCTCGGGAGCACCATAGGGGCGCATCTCAAACGGTCCAGCGAGAAGTCGAACAGCCATTAGGGTACGTAGGCTACGCCCACCACCACTCGTCCTGAGAACCCTGCGGCATCAAAGCGTGCCGAAGATCGACCCAATGTGTCGGTGTAGGTGGTAAAAGGTGTAATCGTTCCCAACCCTTCCACAATGCGCCACTCCACACTGCGGTCAGGCAATCCCACGAAACACAGGATCGCTCCCCCGTTGTCGCGGATCTCACCAGTCAGGTTGTAAATGCGAGAGGACGGCGGAAGAGGCGGAGCGACACCTAAGACAACTTCAGACGTGACGGTGACTCGTGCAAGGGGCCGCACAAGAACAAGCTGAAGCTCTTTGTAGAACGTCGCATCGATGGTGACATCATCAAGCGTGACGACAACCTCGGTCCCTGTATACTCCTTGTAGATCGTCGCGTCGAGAGACACGTCCTCCAAGATCTGGAAGAGTCCAGACAAATCCATCTCTGCTGCTGCGTCCAGCGTGACGTTCTGTAACGTCAGATCGAGATCGACGTCTGCCATGGCTCAGTTAGCTATTCCCATCGGTAAGCGTGAAGGACGTCACGGTGACTGGCTGACCGGCCACCACGTTGGTGTCATTGATAGTCATCGCCCCACCTCCTCCGGTCGTTGTAATGTCTCCTTGAATATGCACGAGAGTGCCCGCACTGTTTTTCAACCGGAAATGGGTGGCTGTGGTGCCACCTCCGGCGAGCGCGTCTGCGGTCCCCGTCCAAACACCGTTTTTGATTTTCACACCCCCCGATGCCGTGGTCATCCAGTCGGAGGGGAGGGTAATCTCACATAACATGGTGCCGTTGTCGGCATCATTGCATCCGGCTGGCTTGGCTCCGGACATGATGCGAAGTTTCGGAGCCCCACCGAGTGTCGTCTCAACCTGATTGAGCCGATTGTTCCGGAGTGTTTCACTGAACTGAAAAACTGCCATTTACCGTCTCCCCTGTTGTCGGACCACTTCTTGTTCTAACCACTCTCGCATCGTCATGTTCAAGGCGTCCGGATGGAGGGACACCACCATGTTACCCGAGCCTTGGTTGCCCGTCTGCACGGCTCCTGCACCCGCATCAGACATAACTACGCCCCCTCCGGCATAGCGTCTGGGGATGATGGGGGAGATGGCAATTGATTGCACAACCCCTCCATGGGCAAAGGGGAGGATGCGTCCGGTTCGGATGCCTTCTAAGAGGGGCATGAACCGGGCCGCTTGTGCAGCGGGCATAACGTGCTCACCGGCTGAGAGCATAGCAGGGATGGAGTCACTAGTCCCTGTGCCCGGGCCTGTGACCGTGCCCCCTTCAGCAAACACACTACTGATAGGACTTCCGAACGAATAGGGACTGACGTTAATGCCGCCCCCTCTCCCACCTCCCCCCAACCGTTGACCGAATGATCCCAACCACTGACCAGCCGATTCAAGAAAACTCGTGAGTCCAGTAGACTTCATCAATGCATCGATAAATGATTTCGCAAAAATATCGGCCATTTCCTTCCCGATAGACTTTCCAAAATTCAACCATGCATCACCAATTTTATCGAATTCCGTCAGGGTCGTCGCCAACGCATCTGCCAACCCGTCCGCAAAATCTTCTCCGAGTTGTCGCCCAAACTTCTCCATCTCCAAACTGGACAATTCAATGCTATCTTGTAATCCAAGTATGTCGTTCGTGAGCCCTTTGATCTTTGTTTGTATAGGACCAAGTTGCGTATCAATTCTCGCCAATGTCTCGGCTGAATCCGTTTTGAACCCTTTCGCTTGCATCTCTAATAAAATATCGCCTCGTCGTTCATAAAATTCGTTAAGTTGGTTTGCCAGATCTGCTTGTTTGATCTGAAGCAGAATTTCGTTGTTCTCTCGTTCTCGCTGTCGGAGCGCATTTCGTTCTTGTAGAGCATCTAACGCAGACAATTGCCGTGTACTCTCAAGAAGTTGAATACGCTGACGACTATGGTCAATCCTCCCCTGCTCCACTTCCGTTAAATCCTGAAGGGTTCGTAATTGATTTTCTAACAGCCGCAAATCTCGTTCGCGAAGCTCTATTCCAGCCTTTTGAATCTCCAACCGCTTGGCTTCGTTTAGAACGATTTGTTGTGCATCCCCATCGATCACATGCAGTTCTTTGGCTTGTTGCTCATATTTTTCATTGATTTGAGCAACGATGGCCTCTTGACTCCCATAGGACGCGGCGGTCTGTAGTCGAATGGCAAGGATACGACGATCTAGCCCCTCAGTGGTGCCACGTTGTTCAATATCCAAATCGGTTTCTTGGGTCCGTTGTTGCACAGCCAGTTGACGCTGCTTACCCTGTGCAGCCCCTAATTGAGTTTGTAGACTCGCCGCTTCCTCCCCCGTCTGGGCTCTCAGTTGTTGCTCTCTGATCGACCGAATCTCGTTCTCCACCTTAGCCACTTCAAGAAGGTATCCCTCACGAAGTCGCTGACGACGACCTTCAAAGTATTCTTCCGTGGTCAGTAACTGCTTAGTGTACGACTCCTTGGCGAGAGCTTCTTCTCGCTGGTGCGTCGATTGAAGCACCGTCAATTGCTCATCGAGATGTTGGGCCAGTCGTGCTTGCTGTTCTTTGAAAAAAGCTTTCGACTCATCCCGCAACGGTTGAAAAAGCGGATCACCTCGTTGGACCTGAAACTTCACTAACCGCTCGACTCGTTCAAAGAAAGGAATAAATTCCGGACGAACAACATCCATTTCTGATCGAATTCTCCGAAGACTCTCAATAAACGGATCAAAGGCTCTTTTGTCAGAGACAGACGGCACAATATCTCGGATACCTTGGACGATCTCGTCCTGACCCTTTTTTCCTTTTTTCAAAAGCTCCACCATCTTGGTATCGAGGTTCCTTAACTGTTCACTGGTCGTGGCAAATTGAAGGGCACGATTGGCATCTACCATCGCCCGAGCCGTGTTCGTAACTTCTTTCTGAATCTCTTGGTAATTCTTGATGATGGCTTCTAGATCGGCACTTTTCGTTGCATAAGCTTTGGGAACAAACACTTCGTTTAATTGAGTAGCCGTCAACAATCGATCACGAGCCGTTGACGCAGCGGCTTCAAACTGACGCATCTCATTCGTACGTTTTTGTTCCTTGAGGTATTGTTCTTCAGACGCTTTTTTCCGTGGATCACCTTCAGCCAGTTTCTTTTTATACGCCTCCACGGCATCTTCGGCGTCTTTTCTAATTTTCGTGATTTTTTTTAGCGCCGTTTGAGTGGCATCAATCTCATCCTGTGTGCCAGAAATACTGGCTTCCACAGCACGCTTCTTCGCTTCTTCTTCCTCACGAATGGCTGCATTGAGCCGTTGAGTAATATCATAGAGTCCTGCCATCTTCTCTCGGGCTTTATCTGACCCTTCTAACCACTGATAGGTGGCGTATGTCACCAGCCCAATGGTGCCCAAAAGAAGAAGGAGTGCCCCCGTAAAAATGCCAAGTGTAGTAAGGAAACCACCCCCAAGAAATATTGCACCCGCTTCAGCCGCAATCCAAAGATTTCCAAAATACAACCCTATCGCCAATAAGGTTTCTCCCAACAAAATCCATGCTTGTCGGAAACGAAGCAACACGGCTGGGAAAAGAGTAAATCGAGCATAGAGCGCAGCATATCCAATCAAAAGAATTTCTAAAATCGTCTTATGTTGATAGAGAAACAACGTTAGTTCAAAAAACGCCCGAGACACCCGACCCACCGCATTGGCTAAAGCACTCGCCGCATCTCTGTTCTCATTGTTCGCCTTTACCAGATTATTCATCTGACTCAGAAAAACAGACAATTCAGAAATCAACGCACTATACGCGGGCAGCAGATTCTTCCCTAGCGAATCTTTTAGATCAAGCGAGAAGCGACTCAAAGAAGCCGTCTGCTTGCCTACGTTCCCCATAGCCGCTTCGTAGGTGCCCTGAAACCCCTTCGCTTTTTCCAATACTTCATTCAAAAGAGCTTGTTGTTGCTGGGTCTTGGAAAGCGAGCTTGCCGCAAGATTATTCGCTGCCGCATATTTAGACGTGGCCTCGGTCACCGAGACAACGATGCCCATCATCCGCAATCCAAACGTATCAAGCTGCTGAATGTTGACAATCAATCGCTGGAAAGTGTTAGACGAGTCCATGCCCGCAATAACCGCCAGATCTTGTGCGGCCCGAGCCAGTTGTGGAGCAAACTTAACGTCCAGACCGGCTTGAAGAAACTGGGTCAAAGACTGATTGGCTGATTGAGCCGTGATACCCAAACGCTGAACACTCAACGATACCTTGTCAATTTCTTCTTTCGATATCCCTGAGTTACGAGCCACAATATGAAGAACAGTATTCAGCACCTCTGTGCGAGCCGCGACATCTGCAAAATCTTTTGCCATCCGAACAGCTTGCAGACCGAGAAATCCTCCCGTGAGAAATTTGATAGATCTCCACACCGTATCAATAGTTTGTTGGAGCCTCACCATACCGGGAACGGCCTGCTGGCTCGCCTGATTCATCTGGTTCACACCAGAGGCTGCATTACGAGCATTGTTCCCGAGATTCAAAGCAGCATTCGACGCCGCATTTGTGGAGGTCGTTCCTCCCCCCGTCGTGCTCCCTGTCGTATTCGTTTGAGCCTGAAGTTTGGTGAGAGCCGCACTCACCTGATTGACTTGATTCAGAATAGACTGAAGTCCTTGCCCACTCTGCAAGATACTGATGAGGACTTTCAATTCCATCGCGGCAGTCTGCGGAGGCATCTACTCGTCCCCTTCCAAACTCTTCAGAAATTCCTTGAAAATCTTGTTGTCCGTACCTTGCGTATGACGCACAGCCACCGTCAGGTCATAAAGTCGCTGTCGTTCCCGAGCCTGTATAAGATCCGCATATATTTGAATCGCTCGCATGCTGTAGGCCCACACATCACGATGCCCATGGGCAATCAACATTTCTACTGAGGTTGCAATGCCATCGGAGAAGGCGTCTTCGGGTTTTTGAGCTTTTCTTCGTCGGATAGCTTTTGCAACAGATTGGTCACCTCGGATAACAGTAGGCGTGCTTTTTTTTGATCAGGTACCGAAATAGACCAAATCTCCGACAGTGCAATCAATTGCACCGTTGCCGCCATCTTCTGTTCAATGATCAAAGCCGACTCGGGTTCATCTGACGCTATCGCGATGATCTTGGCTACAACGTCTGGGGCCGATAAAAGAAAAGGTCCAAGCGTCTCGGCATCAGTCTTCCCTTCGATGCCTGCGGCGTACAGAGGTAGGAACACATCTCGGGATTCGATGAACAACGTGATCATCTCACGCAGATTCAGCGCCCGCACCATAATCTGTTGATCGTCGGAAATATCGACGGGGCGACTCAGTTGAGCCAGATCTGCGATCTTGACAGTCTTCTTAGCCACTTCCACTCCTTGGTTGGCCGAACGATGAACGAGGGTGGGTGGTGATCACCCTAATCACCACCCACCAACCCTCTAACCTTTCCGAGTATTAGAGGGCTGCATCTGCCGCTGTCTTCAGCTTCTTGATGCTGAAGTAGTTGCTGCCGCTCAGGCGCGTGTCGTCCTTGAGCACGCTGCCTTCGATGACGAACTGTCCGAACGTGTCGCTGAGGAGCGCCAGTTCCTTCAGTGGGTCGTTGCTGAACCGGAACACGTCCACGATCACCGGACTGTTCTCCTCGACGGTGTTCAGACCTTCGAAGCGGAGCCAGTTGTCCGTGATGGGTCGCGTCAACGCCGACACGAGGTACTGTTCGCCGTAGTTGTAGCTGACCTTGAGGCTGTCCCCAGCAGAAGCGGGAGACGTCTCAACGTAGGAGGCGAATTCGATCAGGATGCCATCGTTGAGCATGATGGAGCCTGCATCCTTGTTCAGCTTGTAGTCCCACGGCACAGTGCCATCGGTGTATTCCACCAACTGCGTGGCGTCCTGCTTGACCACCACGTTGGACACCGTGACATACCGAAGTGACGTCACCAGACCGGGATAGGCCATGATGTCTTCGTCCACCGTGGACCCGGCTGGAATGAGCGTATCAGCACCTCGGGTGGCTTCCCCAAGGTTCTTCGCATTCCAGTTCTCCACCGTGATAGAACACGTCACGTTGATCTCGGTCTGTAGGCGGGCGTCTGTCGCACGCTGCCCATCCTGTGACCCCTTGTGGTTGACGACCGTGGTTGCGGTCGTGATCCGCATGTCGGGGCAGTTGCCAATGGGTCGGAGGCCAATCGGATTCCCTGTGACAGGATCCCTTCGGCCCACCATGATGACGCCTTGGCCACTGAAATACCAGTTGGCCGCATCGAAAGTGCTCATGCTATTCTCCCTTGTCCTCTAGCAGGTTTGCAGCTACTGGTTAACGACCCCTCGGCTTCGAACGACCCTTGTCGTTTCTGTCGTCATCGTTTCTGCCGTCATCGTCGCGGGCGTCGTCATCCTCACGAGGACCATCGGGACCAACTTGTTCCTGCTTGCCTCCACGGAAACGCATGGCCTTCAGGGGAGGGCCTTCCTCTTCCACTTCTTCAACCCTTCGGGCCATCAGAGGCATGGTAGCCGCACCGGGCTTCTTGTCATACCACAGCACCAACACTTTCTTGGTGCTCAGATTGACCGTGCTCGTGAATCCCTGACTCGCCGTCGAAGTGCCTCCCGCGAACGTGGCACCAGAGATGGTGACGGCATTGCCAAGCTCACTCAGCGTGTAGGAGTTGCCTGCCGTTCCCGGCTGACGCACCCTGACCGTCACGATTGCGCCTGCGGCGGAGGCCGTCACGGTGCTGTCACCGGACATAATGGCTTTGGCAAGGCGCGTGGCCATCTCTGTGGGGTTGGACCCGCTGGGGGTGATGTCGGTGGGGACCACGCCGGGAGGCGCGTTGTAGCTGGTGTGGACGATGATGTCCTTGAACGTGTACTTCTTGCCGTTGACCGTCACCGAGTCCCCATCCACGGCTGTCGCCAGACAGGTGATGGTGGCTGAGGCATTGCGAGCCCCCACCGTACACGTCGTGGGATCCACGGAGGCCAGTGCCGTCAGATCAACCACGGCGGCAATCGTATCTTCCGGATCCATCCCTGCGACCGGCATCAGTGTTCCGTTCACGGCTCCGTTGACCACGATCATTCGAAGGCCCTGTAGTTCGGCAACCGCTTGGGGCAAAGCGTCGGGAATACCCGTACCACCAAACCCCAAGTTTGAAACATTTACCATACTCATCAGCGTTCTCCTTTGAACGTGACAACCTGTCGGGCTGTGGCAGTACTGTGCATCAGTCTGCACTCATTTGCAAGGGATTAATATCATGAAAATCTTTGACCCATTCTCGCAATATCTCACTATTTGACAAGGCTTTCTTGACCTGTGCATACCGTTGTTCTAACGTGCCCTGTGGACGGATACTCTTCCGCCGATGATAGCCATACCACCCCACATGCTGGGCAAGAGGAGCCGTCGTCGCCCATACAATTGACTGAAACCGGAGGAGGCGGCAGAACAACCCATCTTGTTCGCAATCAAACTTGGCCGGAGCGAAATGCGCTCGGCAATACTTCCGCATATCCTGAAAATACGCGGGGCGGCAGTGAGGAAGGATAGACCGCAGTATCTCCCTCCGGAAACACACCCCCAACGAGGCATAGATGCCATGTGTCGTATTCTTGAGGACAGCAATGCTACATCCAAGGGGTTTCATCGTTTGCTGATACCAGTGCCATGCAAAGAAGTCGGGGTGAATCATCACATCGTCTTCGATGAGAAACACGTATCTGGCATCTGTTTCATACGCATCCTTATAGGCCATCAGAATGTTATAGCTGTTCCCGTGAAAGGCATGAGGAGGACGAAGATACGTCTGAATGGATAACTGCGGGAATTTCTCTAAGACTGTCTTAATCTCGGCACGAGGGGGTTGAGGTTGGCCGATATGAGCATCCACGTAGACACGGATCTGGACATGCTGGCTATCTGGACAGGCGGCGAGATAGTCCATGCACAGCCACAGCATCTCCGGACGTTCAAACGTCGGGATGATAACGATATCCTTCACGAGTATGAACCACACCCTTTTATTAGCGTCATTTCAGTAACTCATACAAGGCGTATTGGAAGTCCTGTTCATCTTGGAGGAACTGAGCCCGTGCTCGGTCAGACCATTGCTGGGCCTCAGACGGGGACATCTTCATCACCACATGAATCGCCCGGGCGACGTCGCGTGCCGATACGCTGTGTAAGAGGCCCGCATGGTGCTTTCGTGTTCCTTCACTCCTCACAAGCACCGTGGGCGTCAATTCATTCATCGGAGGCGCATCTGTCGTAATCACAATCTGTCCTGCCCCCAAGGCTTCATGAAGCACATGCCCATAGCCTTCATACGCTGAGGGCATAATCTGACAGAAGTGCGAATTCATCATGAAAGCCAGATGGGTGTTAGTCACGCGAGTAGGCTCAGCTACCAGTGTCAACGGCACCCCAGCAATCTGGCATCCCTCTCGGACGGCTGTGGTGTTTTTGAAATGAGACTTCCCCGCCACATGGAGGTATCGTCGCTCCCGGGGAATATCAGGGTTGTAGAGATCTCTCGCCAGCCAGCCGATATACCGACACCGTGGCCCAAACTTTGGGGCGAAGATGTTGTAACAGTCATGGGTCTTGGCGAGTACCAAATCCCACTGGTAGTCTCCCCACCCTTCAAACCACCATTCGGGGTGAGGCACCACCCACTGCTGCTTGGCCGCTGAGAAGGCCGTAGGAACGACCACCTCCAAAAAGATGTTCACATCCGCAGGCGTGATGAGGAAAGGCTTGGCGTTGAACTGGACGCCTTGGACCGTGTGCCCACGCTTCTCTAGCTCTCGACGGAGTAGTTCATAGTCCTGTTGGAGCCCCACCCCATTGGCGATGTTGCTTATGAGGTTAAAGCGCATGGAAATTCTTTGGGGAGGGCTGTTGGGGGCATTCGTTGGTAGCTGGTCCCGCCCAATGACTTCGGGCACGTCTGTTGGTCATGCACTCGGGCCACCATCAACTGTCGGGCGGGCGCGATGGGCACCAGTCGGTGGGCTTCTCGGAGAGCTTGTCGGTAGAAACGGATATCCTCACCGATTTGCAGCGATTCGAACGGATGGTGCCGCCACCACTCCCGGCGATAACACAAGGAAGTGCCGAGGACATACTGAACGGACGCATGTCGTAACTGCCAGAAGTAACACACCCCATCCCGCTGGTCATAGAACAGCATCGAATGGTAACCAGTCACCACCCCGAACGTACCCAGACGAGTAACCTGATCCGTCACTCGATCAGGCGCGGACCAGTCATCCGAGTCGAAGTGGCAGATGACGTCTCCCGTCGCATGCCGCACACACAGGTTCCGCATATCCCCGGTACGATGTTCACCCATAACCGGGACATACTTGATATTCGGATCAGCAGGGATGAGATAGGCCGTATCATCGTTTCCATTGTCTACGATGATTAATTCTTTCTTCGGGTAAGTTTGTGACTGAAAGCACCGGATGGCGTGCGGGATGTACGCCGCACGGTTCTTGGTAGGAAGGATACAGGAAACTAGCGGGGTTGATGGGGTAGCTGGACTGGTAGTGACCATCTCTGTACCCAGCACACGGCACCGGTTCTCAGAGCCGCTGGGCTCTCGACAACGAAATGCCAAAAGTGTTTCGTGATGTCACTCTTCTTGCCCATGAACTGCAAGCGCATCGCATCGAGATATTCTATCGCTCGGACTTTTTTCTGGCCCGTGCGGTGAATCTCATCGCCCCGCTCCACTAACACGAAACCGAGAATGATCTCACACGAGAGGCCCACGACGGCAGTTGGCCCGGGCTCGGACATGGAGCGCATGCCTTCGTAGATGATACCGACAGCCGGATACGATTTCACACCCTTCAGCACGTCAAGGAGATCGTTCTCGTCATAAGCCACGACCACCTTGCCCGTGAGGTTGACGGGTGGTGCATTCAATTGCAGCAATTTCGTGCTGGCTTCTTCAAGGACGTCGGTGAGTTTGCTCATGGCACCGTGCCTTGTTTCAGCCCAGCGGCCACACGACGGAGAATCACCTTCACCATCATATCCAGATCTTCATCTGCGAAGCCTAAGAACTGCCGCTGTGGGAACCCAATCCCGAACTGATGTTTCTCCGCATAGGGGAAGCCAGTCGGTGACGTGACGTTGGTACCAATCGCTCGGGTGTTGATACTGTCGGCGTACAACTGAATACTACGAAACAATTTACCAGTATCAAACAGAGTGCCGCCACCACGACCACTACGGGCACGACGGAGGGCCGCTTGACTGGGGGGCCATTTGTTCCCAAGTGGATCCGTCTCCACTAAGAAGCGGGCTCGCATCCGGTTGTAGATGACGGCGGCACCTTCATCCAAGATCTTCCGCGTATCGAGAGCGTCCTTCAATCCAGCGATGGATTTCAGGAGTCCCGGCTGGCCTTGCACCGAGACAGTCAGGAGCTTCATATCGACCGGAAGGTAAAGCCCTGTGTGCGGACGTAGGGTTGGAGGAGGAGGTTGGCGTGGTCTGTCAAGGTCACATACTGGTTCTTGGCTTCATCGCTCCGATTGGTGGTCTGCTGAGCGTTGAACACCATCGGGACCAGTGACATGATGGCTTCGTAGAGGGCGTCAGGAAGGGGTTCCTGTGGCACCATAGCAGGCGTCCAGTAGGTCGCTTGGAGGGGAGAGGCGGCTACGGGAGGAATAGCCGTGCAAGTATAGGCGACGTCGTTGTACTGCACCTGTTGACCCGGCTCATACTGCACCGTGTCCGACCAGACGTCCAGACCCTCTATCGAAAGGGGTCGAGTGCCGTCTTCGAAGCCGGTCACACATTGGAGCTTGACGTGATGGTTGCCATACGTCTGGGCATCCACGTAGAGGTAGCCCCGGTTGTGGTCCATCTTCATCAGCGACTGGTCAACCGCCGCGTAGGAGCCTGTGAAGGGACCGTAGATGGCTCCGTCAGACGCTGTGATGACCTGTGGCACGTCTTGACGCACCAACCCACTCGGTACCTCTAGACGGTACAGACCGCCCGGGGAGATGCCTGAGAAGGCTTCTGCGTCTATGAAGTACCCGCAGTTCTGTGCCCGTCTGGCCAGATGCCCGTCAATGATCCGTTCGACATGCAATTGGGCAGCAGCAATCCCTGACGCCACCACATCCTCGATGCCGGTCAGCGTCTTGTCCAACTGCATCCGCAGAATCACATCCTGCGGATCGACAAACAGAGGCATTTGCCGCATGTCAGACCGTGACGTCCCCTTCAGAACCGGCCTGTTCTAGAATGTCGGAGATCTCGCTGTCATCCCCGATCTCGATGCGCTTCTGTTCCTTGGGCGTGACAGGCTCACCGAATTCGTTCATGGGAGGTGTAGGCTGTATGCTGGTCGCATCCACGATGACCGGCTGGGTGGACTGCCGCACCACCGGAGGCCGATACAGCTTCCAGATGGGTCGGTCATGATCCCGTTCGCCCATCAGCACGATGGCATCTTCGTTGCGGAATCGATAGGGCTTGCCTGCTTCAAACTTCCGGTCTTGCCATGTGAAGATCTTGTAGAGCGCCAGTTCCAAGACGGTCGTCTCGTCAGTCGAAGTCTTCTGTCTCTCAGTGCGTAGCGCCATTCGTCACACTCCTTGTGCTGTGCAATCAGTTGCAAAAAATGAGGGGCCGTGACTTGGCCCCTCGTAATTCCGTGGTGAACGGTTGTTACTTCTTCGGAGGCGTGGTGTCGAGCTTCGTCTTCGGCATCGTGGCGGCAGAACCGCTCGGGCTGTACAACGCCTCTTCGGGTGAGTCCTTCCCCCAGTCCACATTCTGCGGGATCTCCTCGTTGCCCCCGGGATCCCCTTCGGCAAACTCGGGAGTCGTCCAGCCAGCCGCACGGAGCTTCTGACCGTACTTCGCCCACTGCTTGAGGGTGACGTAGAGCTTTTCGCCATCCACGTTGGTCATCACGAAGACCTTGGGCGCTTTGCCCCAGCCAGCGGGAGCTTTCTCGCCAGCGGGATCGACGTCAGCCGTGTCCACGCGCTTTGCCTTGGACTCGCCGCTTTCCTGCTCTGTTGCGCGTGCGGATCGAACGGTTTCCGGATGCGACGGAGTGGGCGGCTGGTTCATCTCGGAGTCAGGAGGAACATTCCGTTCCACTTGCTGTTTCTCTTCCCGCTCTTTCCGTTCCCGCTCCAACTGCCGCTCGTTCTCCTGCACTTCTTCCGGAGTCATCGGTGTTCCCGCCCCGACGATCTCTTTCTTCTCTTCGAATTTCTTCTCAAACGATTTCTTTTCTTCGGCCACGTTGCTACCTCCCGGGATACGTGATGCAATTACATAACCAGAAGGCTTACCGGCTTCCCGTGATGCCCGTGTACTTCACCACCGCGTTCGCTTCCTCGATCTGGAAATCGATACGAGCGGTCAGCACGATGATGAACACCCGGGCGCGGATATCCTTGTCGTACTCGATCATGATGTTGCGCTGGATGCCGAAGAT